GGGTGGTCGGGCGGTGAGGAGCACCTCCAGGTGGTGGACCCGGCCGAGCTCGCGCCCCCGCCCCGCGCCGGCTGGCTGGCGCGCCTCCTGCGCTGGGCCTGGCGCCAGCTCGCCGGGTAGCTTGCTGCGCGCGGCGCTGCACCGGTAGTCTGTCCGCATGCCGATCTTGCCGTCCGGCCAGCCGATCTTGGGGTCCTACACGCTCGACCCGTCCATGGCGCGGACCTACCTGGAGAAGAACGCCCAGCCGCCCTACGGCGCCGACGAGGACTCGAAGCAGCTGGAGCGGTACGAGGCCCACTGGCGCGGCGAGCAGTACGCCCACCAGCAGACCGACTGGTGGGGCATGACGGCCGACGACTACGAGACCATCTCGCCGGCGGCGGCGGTCCCGCGCGGGTTCTCGATGCCGATGAACGTGGCCCTCAGCACCCGGCAGAAGCGCCCCTCCATCGAGACGGGGGCCTGCGCGACCATCGTCGAGGGCTACACGGACCTGATGTTCTCGGAGCAGGCGGCCCCCGAGCTGACGGTCCAGGGCGACCCGCAGTCGGAGGCCATGCTCCACGCCCTGTTCGACCGGATGAGCTGGGACCAGAAGTGGTGCTACGCCCGCGACCTCGGCGGCTCGGTCGGCTCGGTCCTGGCGCTGTTCGCGGCGCGGGACGGGCGCATCGACATGGAGGTCATCAACCGGCGGTTCGCGATCCCCCTGTGGCGCAACCGGCGCGCGCTCCAGCTGGGGGCGCTCCTGATCTGGCGCATCGCCAAGGTGGAGGTCGACGACCAAGACGACAAGGGAAACCCGACGCGCAGGCTGGTCGAGGTGGTGCACCGCCGGATCGTGACCGAGTCGGAGGACGTCACGTACCGCCCGATCCGGATGGACGACTCGCGCACGTGGGCGTGGGTCCCGGTGCCCGAGCTGACCGTCAAGCACGACCTCGGGTTCTTCCCCGGCGTGTGGGTCCAGAACACTTCGGCCGACGACGAGCCGGACGGCCTGCCCGACTGCGACGGCGCCTGGAAGCAGGTCGACGCCCTCGACCGGCTGATGAGCCAGATCAACAAGGGCGAGCTCGCCACCGTCGACCCGTCCATCGTCATCGCCGACGACCCGAAGGCCAAGGAGATGGGCGCCGTCCGCACCGGCTCCGACAACACCATCGAGCTGTCGGACAAGGGCAGGGCCGAGCTCCTCGAGCTGGCCGGCACCGGCCTCGCCTCCGCCATGGAGTTCTGCGGGAAGCTCGAGCAGTGGATCTCCCGGCGCACCGGCTACGTGTTCGTCGACCCGAAGGAGGTCGGCGCGGCCGCCGCCTCCAGTTTGGCCATCAAGCTCATGTTCCGCCCCATGATCCAGCGCGCCGATAAGAAGCGCGCCCAGTACGGCCGCGCCATGAAGGACGCCGCCGCCATCGTGATCCGCATCGTCCAGACGTTCTCCGAGAAGCGGATCCAGCTGCCGCCCGACGAGCAGGGCAACCCGCGCGTCGGCGTGTTCACCTGGGACATCGAGCCGGCCCGCGACAAGGACGGCCTGCCGGTCCCCCACCGGCTCGGCGAGGGCGGCGTGATCGAGCTCAAGTGGGGGCCGTACTTCAACAGCAGCCCGGCCGAGGACCTGATCCGGGTCCAGGTGGCCACCGGCGCCAAGACGGGCGGGCTCATCGACCAGCGCACCGCCGCCGCCAGCGTGGCCGGCGAGGTGTTCCAGGTGCGCGACGTCGACGCCATGCTGGCCAAGGCCAACACCGAGCAGGAGGCCGACACCCAGCGCCTCCTCGAGCAGGCCACCGCTGGCCTCGCCCCGCCCCGCCAGCTGACCGGCGCCGCCGCCTCCGACGCCTCGGCCGCTCGGCGCGAGGGGGCCGGCGGGCAGCCGGCGGGTGACACGGACGCCAGGTAGGGTCAACATCCCCGGCAGAGGGAGGTCCGCGCATGGCTGACGCAGTGAAGACGAGCGAGGGGTTCAAGTTCATCCTGGACGAGGACATGGTCCGGCAGTTCTTGCAGGAGGCCCTCATCAAGGCCCTGGCGCCGGAGCAGCGCGACCAGCTGGTCACGAGCGCGATCCGCAAGCTCCTGGAGGGCACGTGGAACGCTCCCAGCGACCTGCAGCGGATCTTCGCGTCGGCTGCGAGCGACGTGGCGCGGAAGCTGGCCGAGGAGGAGTTCTTGAAACCGGAGAACGTCGAGAAGCTCCGCAGCATCGTCGCCGAAGCGTGGGACAAGCGCGTCCTCGGCGAAGGGAGAGAGGAGCTCGTCAAGAAGGTCGGAGATGCCATCGCGCGCGGCGTGTTCGGGGACAGGTACTGAGGCAATGAAGGGGCGCAATTGGACCCTGCGCGACGCCGGCTGGTGCCTGCTGTGCTGGCTGCCTTGGCGGTGCCTCGACGGGCACTTCTGTCGCCATTGGTGGCACCGGAGAAGGGGGCGGCCGTGAATCTGGTCAACGTGGTCGGCACGTGCGTCGCCGTAGCCGGCTTCATGGTAATCACTGCGATCGTGTTCAAGGAGTCGCCGAAGCGCCGCCGTCGGCCAACGATCAGCATCGACTTCGACGGCGTCCTGCACGCGTACACGTCCGGGTGGCGCGGCGCGAGCGTCATCCTTGACGGCCCGGTTCCGGGAGCGATCGAGTGGCTGGTCGAACTGGTGGAGCACTTCGACGTGGTCGTGTGCTCTGCGCGCGCGTCGCGCCCGTGGGGGTGGTGGGCGATCCGCAGGTGGCTGCGCCAGCAGATCATGGCGCACTTCGGTTGCGCACCTGTCATCGGCGACGACGTCGCCTCGGGCATCCGGGTCACGTCGCGCAAGCCGGCGGCGATCGTCTACGTCGACGACCGCGCGTGGCGGTTCGACGGCAAGCACTTCCCGAATTCAATCGAACTGCGAATGCACCGGCCGTGGTGCGCGGTGAAGAAGGGGGCGCCGCAGCCGTGATCACCGCCGACCAGCTGGTGTGCCACGCGGTGGGCGACTACGTGATCCAGTCGGACTGGATGGCGAGCAACAAGACGAAGCGCAGCGTCGCCGCGCTCGTGCACGCGGTCACCTACGCGTGGCCGTTCGCCGTCATCACGCAGTCGTGGCCGGCGCTCGCCGTCATCGTCGGGACGCACTTCGTGATCGACAGGTGGCGGCTGGCGCGGTTCGTGTGCTGGGCGAAGAACGTCGGCTTCGGTGGCTGGGACACGCCTCCGATCCCCGGCCTCATCCGGTCGACGCACCGGCTCTCGTGGAAGAGCTGCGAGAAGACCGGCTACCCGCCCGGCGTTCCAGATTTCCTCGCGGTGTGGCTGCTCATCATCGCGGACAACGTCATGCACGTCCTGTGCAACGGCCTCGCGCTAAAGTACCTGCCATGACGCTGCTCGCCCCGAGGTGCCCCAGGTGCGGCGAATGCCCGTTCCCGGGGGGCGTCTGCGAGCAGCGCGTGAACCGCGGTCGCCGGTTCTTCCTGATGGGCGCGCTGGCGCTGCCGGTCGCCCGCCAGGTCGAAGCGGTGGCGGCGCTGGTCGCGCCGCCGGCGATCGTGACGTCGGTGACCGTCGACTTCTTCCCGGCGACGACGCCGGACATGCTCGAATCCATGCGGCTCATGGGCGCGGCGACGGCGCGCACGGCCGACGCCATCATGCGGCACGTGTTCCGCGACGCCTTGTTCCCGAAGCTGATCATGAGCGACCGGCCCCTCTTCCCCGCGCTCGTCGACGAGCCGTCCACGTTCCCGGCGGTGCGCGGGTGACGCACCCCTTCGAGGTGGCCGTCGCGCTCGAGGGCGGCATCGCCCGCCGCAACCTGGACGGCGTCCTGGAGCTGGTCCCAGGCGCCGCCGAGTTCTTGGTCGCCGCCTCCGAGGCCGGCGGGCGCGTGTGGCTGGTCTCCCCGGCCGCCGCCCCCAGCGTCGACGCCGTCCCGGGCGACCAAGAGGACTGGGTCCTCACCGGCCGCGTGCCAGCCGACGCCGAGGTCGCCTGGGTGGCCCAGGCCGCGCTCCGCGACCAGCTGCGCGCGCTCGGCGTCTGGGACCTGGTGCGCGTGTGGGAGGCCCCCGGCGCGCCCCCGGCGACCGCCGTGGTCGACGCCCGCGCCGCGCTCCCCGGCGACCTCCGCCAGCTGGCGCTGGAGCTCGGCCTCCTGGTGTCGTAGGCCGCCGCCGGCCAACACCTGGGGCATGGCGACGCGCTACTTCCGCCGGTTCGAGATCCAGGACCACGGGGACGTCCCGGAGGGCGCCCGGTGCCACGCCGGGTTCGGGACCGTCAACTACGGCCTGGTAGAGGTGACGCCGCCCGACAGCACACCAACCGAGAGGAACCCCATGGCAGACACGAAGGTCACCGTCGACAGCGGCAAATACACGTTCCGGGTCACCGACCGGGGGCGCGTCCTCTGCGACCGCTACGACATCATCGACTGGGTCGAGTTCGACAAGGGATCGAAGGCGCTGATCTCTCTCATCCACCACGCCGCCGAACTGGAGGAGCGCGCTGGCGAGCGGCCCGGACCGGAGGCGCCGCCTCCGGCGCCCGTCGGTTTCCCCGTCCACTCCGATGACCACAAGCTCGGCATCCTCACCGTGCCGTGGGCGTTCCTGGCGCCGCACGAGGCGCAGGCCATCAAGAATCACGACCAAGACCTAGCGACACTTGCTCGCCGCGGCGGCCTCGGCGTCAAGGAGATGCTCGCGGTGGTCGAGGACATGTCGTACTTGAGGATGGCCGTCACCGAAGACGTCGTCGCGGCCGCGCTCCTAAAGAACCACCTGACCGAGTGGCAGGCGCAGCAGGCACCGCCGGTGCAACGGAAGCAGCTCAAGATCGAAGGCACCCCCCTCGGCCTCGCTCGAAAGGCCGTCGACACCGCCATCCACGAGATCGAGGCGGAGATCGAACGGTGGTCCGAAGAGGGTCCGCCGTATGACCACAACTGCCCGGGCGGCGAGTACGAACTGCGGCTGGAACCCGACCCCGGATCGCTCGGCTTCACGCTGGTCCTCGAGTTCCACGACCGCGAAGGAGAGGAGGTGAGGCCGATTGCCGCGCGCCTCGCGCCGCTGCTCGAGCGTCACGGCGTCACCTCGGTCCGCGTCCTCGGCCACGTCTACGACGAGATCGACGTGGAGGCGTTCGACGAGAAGACCAACGTGGAGGCGTTCGACGAATGAGCACGCCGATGGACGGGTCGAAGGAGAACCCCGTCGTCTACTTCGATTCGAACGGAAACGGCCCGCTCCACCACGTGTGCTCGGAGGAGAAGTCGTCGCCGTCGCGCGCGGTGCAGGCGTGGCTCGACCGACAGATCATGCTCGGCGGCGTGTCGCGCAGCGAGGCGCAGCTGGTCGAGCGCCTGATCGACGACCTGAGGTGAATCTTTAATCACGACCGAATACCGGAAAACAAACGAACCGAGGAGGCGACGATGACGATCGAGAGATACAGGCGAGGGATGCTGGTGCTGGCGACGGCGTGCGCGGTGGCGTGCACGGGGGCGCTGCTCAGCGGGTGCGGGGACGACGTGCAGCCGGCGGCGGCCGTGACGCCGACCATGATGCCGATGCCGGCGGAGATCCCACCGCCGCGCCCGGACGTGCACGACGACGCGACGCCGACGAATTCGGCGCTGTGGACTCCGTACCACTACGTGGTCTACGACTTCGTGGTCGGCTCGGTCAGCGACGCCGTGAACCGCGACGGTCCCTACATCTGCGCGAACACCGTCTCGTACCGGATGTACACCACGATCTACCAGAGCTACGACGGCTTCCCCCCGCCGGGGACGATGCCGGCGGTCTGGCACACGACGGTCGGCGGGTCGTTCGCGTACCTCTTCAACAACCCAGATCGGGCGGTGTCCACCATCAGCTGCCCCACGGCGACGATGGCGTACTCGTCGCAATACGCCGTGCTCTACAACACCGCCGTCCTCAGTTGCAACGTGTACGGCCACGTCGCCAACGGCCCGGTAAAGTCCTGGCCGGTGACGGTGCCGGTGGCCGGCCTGCAGCAGGTCGGCGGGACGAACGCCTTCGCGCCCTACTGGGTGGTCGGGTACTCCGGGGCCACCCCGTGGCCGGACGGCAACGGCTACTGCGGCCCTGTCTCGCGGACGTTCGGGTCCTGATGTCCAGCGTGAGCGACGCGCGGACGGAGGCGGAGTTGTTCGACATGCTGGCGAGGCTCTACTGCGAGCCGGCCCACGTCCTCCTGCCGCACGTCGCGAACGCCACCGGGTGGAAGCGGCAGCGCGTGGCCGACGCGCTCGCGCTGTCGCTGTGGCCGTCCCAGGGCCTGCACCTCACCGGGTTCGAGATGAAGTCGTCCCGGTCGGACTGGTTGCGTGAGATCGCCCGCCCCATCAAGCGCGAGGCGGTCGGTCAGTTCTGCGACCAGTGGGTCATCGTCGCCGGTGACCACGGGATCGTCCACCAGCACGAGGTCCCAGCCGGACACGGCCTGCTGGTGGCCGAGGGGAACGAACTGCGCTGGCGGGTCCATCCGCTCGAGACCGAGGCCAAGCCGGTGTCCCGCGAGCTCCTGTGCGCCATCGTCCGGCGCGCCTACCGCTGCTCGCCCCACGGCCGGGCGGTGGAGGAGCGGGCCGCCGAGATAGCCAGCGCCCAGGTCGCCGCCGCCCGCCAGCAGGCCGCCCAGCACCGCTCGGTCGCCGCCCAGCTCCGGTTCCAGCTGAAGCGCGCCGGGATCGAGCCGGTCGCGTGACCGTGCTACCCTCGTACGGGTGAGCATCAACCGGGACAAATTGGCGGCCTGGGCTGGTCGGGGTCGTCGGTCGGCGGCCCCCACCCCTCCGGCCCCAGCGACCCCGCAAGCGACCCTCCCCGTCCCGCCCCCCGGCTACGGGTACGTGATGCAGGGCGCGATCCCGGTCTTGGTGCCCCTGGCGCCCCCCGTGGCGCAGCCATTCGCCCCAGGCGGGGCGTTCTCGCCCCAGGCCATGCCCCCCATGCCCCACGGCGCCCACGCCGCCCCGGCGCGCACGGTGACGCGCAACACGCGCCTCCTTCGGCCCCTCACCAAGGACGGCGTGGTCATCCCCGACCCGTGGGACCAGACGCTGGCCAACCTGCCCGACTTGGCTCCCAGCGAGCAGACCCGGTACCTGTTCGAGGGCCTGGCCAGCGACGACAGCGAGGCCGTCCCCAGCCAGGGGGTCCGGGCGCCAGACGACCCGTTCGGGAGGGGCCGCGGCACCCTGCGCCTGGTGGTGAGCGACCTCAAGCCCGCCGGCTGACAGGTGGCCGAGACCTACCGGACGCGCCAGGAGGCCGTCGACGCCGCCGGGGTCGACTTCGGGCGCCTGATCTCGCGGACCCGGGTCACGCTGGTCGTGCGGACCTGCGAGAGCTGCGCCGGTCCCGGCGCGCGGCCGCACCCGCACACGCTTGAGGTCTACGAGGATCTGTCGGGCGCCCCAGGCGACGTCATCCGGCTGTGGGTCCACGAGGACCTCGTGTAAGTTCGGCCCCAGGAGGACCGCCATGGACCAGGCAGAGTTGACGAAATCTGAGGCCGCGCTGCTCGAGTACCTCGAAGCCGAGGCTGAGATCCCGGAGGCGCTCGTGATCAAGGCCGGAGAGCACCAGATGCGGAGGGAGCACGCCTCCGCCGCGTACAAGCGGTGGATCGAGCTCAGGCCCGAGGGGCAGGACTACGACCAGGCGATCGGCGCCCTCGTGCGGAAGATCGGCAAGCTCCCGGAACGCGAGTCGCTCGCGCAGTCCGCGCCTCCGAAGCAGAAGCCGAGCGTCGGTCGGATCGTCCACTACCAGTCGTATGGCACGCCCGGCGGCGAGTACCTGCCGCAGCCGCGCGCCGCGATCATCGCTGCGGTCGTGGACGACGAAGCCGGAGACCTCGTCGACCTGGTCGTCCTCAACCCCGGCGGCTTGTTCTTCAACCGGTGCAAGCAGGCGCCGGACGACGTGCCGAAACCCGGCTGCTGGAACTGGCCCCCGCGCGTCTGAACCACCGGCCAACACACCGGGCAGGAGGGAGACCGCATGATGACCATCGAGGCAGCGCGTGGATTGGCAGCTCAAGCGTGGACCACGCCCGGGAACCGGGAGAAGGAGTTCGACGGCGAGCTCGGGGAGGCGTTCGCGCAGATCTTGCTCGAGGTGGATCGCGGCGGACCCGCCCTCCCGGTGATGAGCGTGAAGCGGGCGCGCGGGTGGGTCGAGTCCATGGTCCGCGAGAAGGCGTCCGCGCTCCGCCCCGAGACGGCCGCCGCTGCGGTCAACGCGTCGGTGCTCCTGGAGGCCATGGCGCTGCTCCTGGCCGAGCGCGTGAACGAGGCGGTGTTCTCGGACAGGTTCATGGCCGCGCGCCGGACGATGGCGAACGCCTTCGAGGGCGACGCCGACCTCCGGCACACCTACGTCGCGAACGTCGCCATGCTGCTCTTCGACCGGTTCAACAGGGCCGATTTCGGCGAGCGCGAGGCGCGCGAGGCGGCGGCGATCGCGGTCCTGGACCTGATCTTCGCCGGGTGACCGGGGTAGCATCGGGCCCGTGGCCGTCTCCGACATCCGCCGCGTCATCGACCTGCACCGGCGCCAGCTGTTCGGCCTGACGGAGATCCGCGGCGTCCAGAAGCTGCGCCCGTCCTACGAGCGCGCCCGCGCCGACCTCGAGCGGAAGCTCAAGGCGCTGGTGCGCGCCGGCAAGGGGGACACCTTCGGCGCCCACCACATGCGGATCGTCCTCGCCCAGGTGGCGGCCGCCGTGCACGAGGTGCGCACCGGGATCGTCGACCGCCTCGAGGACACCGGGCGCACCGCCGCCGACCTGGCCCCCCGCCACCTGGTCCAGGCCGTCGAGGTCCTGCAGGACAACTTCCGGGGCGTGACGCCCGTGCTCCAGCCGCGCCAGGCGGCCGTCTTCCAGGCGGCCTACCCGGACGTCGCCCCGTCCCTCCTCGACCGCTACCGCGCGTCCTCCGAGCTCTACGGCGCGCCCGTGGTCAAGGCCGTCCGCGACCAGATGACCCAGTCCATCCTGCAGGGCGAGGGCGTGGACGACGCGGTCGACCGGGTGGCCGGGACCTCGGGGATCTTCGACGGCGAGCGCTGGCGCGCCGAGCGCATCGTCAGGACAGAGTCGGCCTACAGCTACGGGGTCGCCAAGCAGGTGGGCATGGAGGAGCTCCGCAAGGACGTCCCCCGGCTCCAGAAGCGCCTAGTGGCCACCCTGGACGAACGCACCGGGCGGGACAGCATCGACCTCAACGGCCAGACGGTCGACGTCGACAAGCCGTTCTTGTGGGTGGTGAAGAACAGCCACGGCGTCCCCACCGGGAAGGTCGTCCACTACATGCAGCCGCCCAACCGCCCGAACGACCGCGAGATCGTCATCCCCTGGGAGGCCAGCTGGCCGGCGTCGCCGGTGCTCGACAGCATGGGCCCGGTCGACCCGAGCACGAGGGGACTGTGACGGCCTACGCCAGCACCGCGGCGTCGCCGCCGATCGAAGTCACGTACGGGGGGACCTCGGTCGTCATCGTCACCTGGGATTCGACCGCGGGCGCGACGAGCGCGACCGAGATGCGCGTGCGAGGCGGCATCGCCCTGGTGATCGAGCACCTCAGCAGTAACAGCCCGCGCGACGGCCTGGACCTGGCGAACCTGGAGCGTGTCCTGCCGCTGAGGGCGCGCGCGCTGCGCTGGTGCCCGCCGCCGCTGCCGAGTCCGATCGCGGTCGTCCCGCGCGCCACGCGCGGCCACGCGCGCGCCCCCGGGCTGGTCGCGCGCCGCGGGTGCCGCGGTCGGTGATCCGGTTTCCTTGACACCGCAGCGCCGCGCGCCCCATCCTCGGCCCATGGCCAGAGAGTTCGACGCGAGTCAGGTGAGCAACTGGGCCCAGAACCGAGCCGCGACCCCGAAGAAGGGCGCCGGCAGCGTGGGCGGGGACGCCGCCGGTGGCGCCGGCGCCGCGGGTGACGCCGGCGCCGCGAAGACGCTGGGCGAGTGCCTGCGCGGCCTCGAGGAGGACGCCACCGCGCACATGGAGGCGCTCTCCGAGATCAAGCTCCCGGCCGCCGACGCCAAGGCGTTCCGCAAGCGCCTGGACGCCCTCAACGAGGACCTGAAGACGTTCCTCGAGGACGTGACCGAGCTCGCCGACGACTACGACGAGGAGCACGCCGAGGACGAGGGTTCCGGCGAGGACGACGAGACGGACGAAGGCGACGACTAGGAGGCCGGCCATGCCGCTCCCTTTCAAGACGCCGATGACGCCGCCCCGACCCGGGGCCGTGCTCCCGGTCCTCGTGCCGGTGCCGGCGTCCGAGGCGCCGTCGGTCTCCGCGCTGGAGCGCGAGTCGTCCGGGAACCTCCCGGACGACCCGTCCGCCACCCTGCCCGTCAGCAACCCGACCCCCTACAAGAACCTGAGGGGCGACTGAGGGTGCCGACGCCCGCTGAGATCTCCGTCCGCGACGGTCTCCCCGTGGTCGACCCAGAGGCCGGGTTCGCCCGCGCGCGCGGCGACCACCGGATCCCCGAGGACGAGGCCTGGGGCACCGCCCTCAACCCGGTCCGCAACCCCAACCCGATCGGGGACTCGTACCCCGTCGGCACACCCCTGGTGGACTTCTGATGGGACAGCCAGCACTCGTCCAGGTCACCGGCGCGGTCGTGGTCTCCCCCGTGACCGGCAGCTGCTACCCGGGGTCGCCGTCCCTCACGGACACGCTCCAGATCTTCACGCAGGCCGCGTACGGCGCGTGGAAGAGCGGCCGCCCCAACGTCCAGAACCCGAACCTCGGGTCGCCGTACGTCATCCCGCTCGAGGGCATCGCGAAGGTCCGCTTCCTGGCGTTCAGGACCCAACTCCCGATGCGGCTCCTGCTCTCCAGCCCGAACGGCGGCGTCGACCAGGTCGTCCCCATCTCCGACGAGCTCGTCCTGCACGCCCCCGGCGCCGGCGACGAGATGACCGCGATCAAGGTGGTAGGCGCGGGTGACATCAGCTACGTCATCGCCGGCGACGTCGGCTAGCCGACGTCGCCGGTCGAACGACTACGGCGACGTGCCATGGTGGTACTGGCGCGTCCGGCCGACCCTGCTCTACCAGGTCGAGCGCGAGGGGCGGCGCCGCGGCCGCCTGGCGCTCTCCGCCCTCGTGGGCGCCGCGGTAGGACTGGCGCACGACGCGCCCTCGCCTCTCCGCTGAAATCTTGACACCGCGGACGCGCGGGCCGCAGCATGGCCCTCAGGCAATGAGCGTCCCCTGCAGCGTCCCCGGAAACCTGCTCGCCCTGCAAGGGGGGAAGCTGTCGCTCGGTGGTTTCGACGTCGGGACCGTGTCCGGCGACCTCGACGCCTCGGGGCGCTACGAGGTGTCCGTCCCGGACGAGCTGCTCGAGCGGCGGACCGGTTCGATCGACGACGGCGCCAGGTTCGGCTACTTCGTCGAGTACTGGCTCGGCGCCGAGCGCGTGCACCGCTCCGAGGCGGCGCTGTTCGCGAAGGGCGACGACTACCGCGGGATCCGGTACTCCTACAAGGACCCGAGGTTCGCGGAGCCGCAGCACCTCGTCGCCGAGGACGGGACGATCCCCATCGACTACCGCGATGGGCAGGGGTTCCGGCTCCGGCCCGTGGCCGGCCTGGTCGTCCGTCGGACCGAGGACGACGGCCCCGACGAGTACGTGACCGCTGTCGAATTCTACGAGCCGGGCCGCGAGGAGCACGTCCACCGGTCGGTCTACGTGCGTAAAAAAGTGATCCCGTCCATGGCGGGCGAACAGGGAAGGATGAGCTGAGAAATGGCGAACGTTCAAGCGATCTGCACGTCGTTCAAGGTCGAGCTCATGCTCGGCGCCCACCAGTTCGGCGCCGTGACCCTGGTGTCGCGGACGTCGCTGACGGCCCCGACCACGGACACCTTCAAGGCGGCCCTGTTCACGACGGCCGGGTCCCTCGGCGCCGCGACCACCGTCTACAGCACGACCAACGAGGCGAGCGGGACCGGCTACACGGCCGGCGGCGTGACGGTCACGAACGGCACCGCGCCGACGTCGACCGGCACCACCGCGTTCTGGACGCCCTCCGCGAACTTCGCCTGGACCACGGTCACGCTCACCACGGTGGACGCGTGCCTGCTCTACAACAGCACCCAGAGCAACCGGGCGGTGGGCGTCTACACGTTCGGGTCGCAGTCGGTCACGGCCGGGAACTTCACCCTGACCATGCCGACCAACGACGCCACCAACGGCCTGCTCCGCATCGCCTGAGGCGTCCGGCGATGGCGAACTACTTCAAGAGCAACCGGCCCGCCGTCGTCGGCGTTCCGGTGGACGCCGACGCGCTCGGTGCCGCATTCGGCGTCCCGGTCACCAGGGACGTCGAGGTGCCGGTCCCGACGGACAACCTCGAGGTCACGACGGGGGAGGACACCTCTGCTCCCGACAGCGACTTGCACTGGGTCGAGTACAAGATCCCGGGGACCAGCCACGTGAAGCGCGTGGAGCGCCGGGTCGAGAAGGGGTGGGGCCAGGACCCCAAGGCGGCCAAGGGGCCGAAGGCCGGCACCTGATAGAGAAACGAGCCTGAGCCGTGGCCACCCGGAAGCTCACATACGTAGCCTCGTCGGCCCTGACGATCCCGCTGGCGTCGCTGGCGACGTCGTCGACGCTGGTCGCCGGCGAGGAGTCCGACGCGATCGACAACACGACGAACGTGTACCTGGATTACCTCCTGTCCGGGAAGATCACGACGGGCACGACGCCCACCGTGGACACGGCGATCGAGGTGTGGGTCATCGCCAAGAGCGACGACACGAACTGGCCCGACGTGTTCGACGGGACCAACAGCGCCGAGACCGTCACCAGCCGCGCCCAGCTCCAGCAGTACGGCCGCATGGCGTGGGTCGGGATCGTCACCGCTACCTCGAACGTCGCCTACGAATTCACCAACGTCTCGGTCGCCGCGCTGTTCGGCGGGAAGTGCCCGGCGCAGTTCGTGGTCTTCGCGGTCCACAACACCGGCGTCAACCTGAACGCGACGTCCGGCAACCATCGGATCACGGTCAAGCCGGTCTACGAGACCATCGCGTAGTTCGCCATGGCTGGCTTTCCCGTAAAGCCGGAGGTGGTGAGGTTCAACGAGCACCATCCCCTCAGCCAGGACCTGGGGTTCTTCGCTGCGCTGACCGAGCACGGCGGCTCGGCCGGCTTCAAGGACCTGGTGTCGGGTGCGATCGGGACGCCGTCCGGACTGGTTGGGGCCGACTTCGTCTCCGGAGAGGTCGGTCCCGCCGTTTCGCTAAGCGGGACGAAGGAGATCCGGTGGAAGGCGGCCCTCACGCCGATGCTCCACCAGGAGCTCGCGGCCAACGCGACCGGCCGCTGGGGCATCACGTTCGCGGCCCTCTTCCGCGTCACGACGGCGACCGCCGGGACGCAGGTGCCGATCGTTGGCATCGGCACCTACAACAACAACACCGCCCCGAACCAGGAGAGCGGCAGCGTCGGGTTCGGCAGCAACTTCGTCGCCGGCCAGGTCTACACGCAGCAGAACAACCGCGGCCAGTCCTCTCCCGGCACCTCCGGTTTCACGACCTCGCGCTTTCGGCTGATCGTCTGGAGCTACCAGGACATCAACGCCGGCGGCGGCGTCGGCGGCTTGCTGCTCGAACCGGGCGTGGTCGGATCGATCGGCACGCTCGGCGGCGGTGGGGCGGCGCGCATCCCCACCGCGAGCGACGTGATCCTGGGGACCCAGAACATCGCGGCGGGCGTGGCGCAGCTGGCGGGGGCGTGGATCTGGACGCGCAACCTGACCAAGGCCGAGGTCCAGCTGTTCGGCGCGGACCCGTGGGCGATGGGCAGGATCGTCGACGACGACGGCCTCACTGTCGCCTCCGGCGTGACGGTGTCGCTGTCTGGCCAAGTGGCGACGGCCTCCGCCGGCACCGCGCTCCCCGCTACGAACGTGGCCGCGTCGGGGTCCGCCGCTAGCTCGGCCGCGGGGACCACAACCCCGGCCACCTCCCTCGCGCTGTCCGGCCAGCAACTGGCGGGCTCGGCCGGGGCCGCCGGCGTCACCTCGTCCGTCCCGCTCCCCGGCCAGGCGGGGACCGCGGCGGCCGGCGCGGTGACGCCCGCCCTGAGCAAGGCGGTGTCTGGGCAGCAGGCCGGGACCGCCTCCGGGTCGGTGGCGGCGTCGGCGGCCGTCACACCGGCGGGGCAGGCGGCGACGGGCGCCTCCGGTGCGCTCGCGCCGGCGTCCGTGGTCGCCCTGGCGGGCCAAGCCGCCACCGCGGCGGCCGGGGCGGTCACCGTCACGCTCTCGCTGGCGGTCGGGGGTCAGGCGGTGGCCGCGGTCACCGGCACCGCGTCGCCCGCGATCGCGCGGGCCCTGTCCGGGATCGCCGCCACCGGGGCCCAGGGCTCGCAGGTCCCGGCCGTGGCCGCGTTCCTGGCCGGCGCCCAGGCCCAGGCCCAGGCCGGCAACCTGTCGACCCCCGGGGGCGTGGTCCTCGTCGGGCAGGCGCTCCAGGCCCTGGCCGGCGCCCTCGGCGTCAGCGTGACGGTAGCTCTCACGGGGCAGGGCGCGAACTCGGCCGCCGGGAGCGCGTCCCCGGCGTCGGTGCTCACCCTCCTGGGGGCGGCGGCCGCGGCTTCCCCGGGCACGGCCTCCCCGGCGCTGGCCAGGGCGACCTCCGGGTCGGCGGCCAGCGTCGCCGGCGGCGTGGTCGCCCCGCAGAGCGCCACTGTCCTCGCGGGGCAGGCGGCCTCCGGGTCGCCGGGGGCGCTCTCCCCGACCTCGGTGGTCGCCCTGGCGGGCGCTGGCGCGGGCGTTGCCGCCGGGCAGCCGGTTCCGGGCGCCTCGAGGCCGGTCGGCGGCCAGCAGCTGGCGACCGCGGCCGGCGCCGTGTCGCTCTCGGTGGCGGTGGGGGTCGCAGGCCAGGCAGTGGCGACCGCGGCCGGGCGGATCGTGCCGTCCGGTGGGATCGTCATCCAGCCGCTCAGCGTCGGCGAGGTGAGCGCTCGCCTGGTGGCCGTCCTCGCCGGGGACGAGGTGGCCGACTGCGACCGGCGCCTCCTGGCGGTCACGTCGTTCTGCGGGCGCCTCCAGCTGCGCCGGCGCCGCGACGACCCGTACCAGATGGAGCTGTCCCGCGCCGCGACGTTCGTGGCCGCCTCCCGGATCGGCGGGCGCGACGTCGCCCTGCACCTGACGTCCTCGAGCGGGACCGCCGTGGTCCCCTTGTCCGGGCTGCTGTGGCTGTCGGCCTCGCGCCTGACGGGTCTCGCGATCTCCGGCATCGGGGAGGTCGACCTGGTCGTGCTTTCCGACGCCTCCGTTCCTTGACACCGCGACCGCGCGCGACGCAGTCTGGACGACGCACCAGCCGCGCACGTCAACCGCTCACTAGGAGATTCACCAATGGCAGCCGAGTCCACGATCCGCGACAGCCTCAACAGCGGGAACCCGAACCGCGTGGCGGACGTGTTCCGCTCGCTGCAGTTCGGCGACTTGCTCAACCTGCTCCTGTCCGGTCTCACCGCCACGGAGACCGGCGTGTCCGTGACGTCGAACGTCGCGACGCTGGCGAACCAGCCGACGTCGCTCGTGCTGGTGAACGCGACCACCGCCACGTCGACCGGCATCAAGTCCGTCCGGCAGGGCCCGATCTCGGGTCCCGGCGCGCTCGTCCCGGTCCCCGGCGAGGCCATCTGGGACGGCAACAAGAAGGTCCTCTTCAACACCGCCGACGCGGTGACCGTGGCCGCCTTCACGTACGCGAAGGCGTCGGACGTGACCCGGTCCGGGCTCAGCCAGCCCCTCGACAAGTGATCCGCGCGGGCGGCGCGCCGAGCATCCGGGGTACCCCCGGGCGCGCCGTCCGTATCAGCGGGGGTCCTCGGGTAGGGGTCCGCGGTTCCCTCCCCCACGCCCGGCCGGGCGGTTAAATCCGGCCACGCACACCGACCCGAGGGACCGACTGAGAGAGAGCACGATGCCGCCAGAGCAGGAGACGATCCCAGGTACCAACCCGCCCGCCGCACCCGCGGCACCCGCTGCCGCGCCCGCCGCCGCAGCCCCCGCGGCACCCGCCGCACCGGCACCGGCCGCAGCGCCCGCCGCCGCACCCGCGGCCCCGGCCCCCGGCGCGCCGCCCGCCGCCGCCCCCGGTCAGCCCGGCCGCGTTCACCGCATCCCGGAGGCCGACCTGAAGAAGCGCGCCGCTCGCCGCGCGCAGCAGATGGTCCAGGACGAGCTCGGCTGCACGCTCGAGGAGGCCAAGGCGATTTTGGCGCGGGCGAAGCAGGCGACGCCGCCGGCACCCGCGGCGGCTCCCGCACCCGCGGCGGCCGCTCCGGCGGCGCCCGGCGCGGGCGATCCGCCCGACGAGCGGACCCAGCGCGAGCGCCAGCGCGGCGACAAGTGGAAGACGAAGTACAAGCGCCTGCAGTCGCGCCACGAGGCCGAGGTGTTCGAGCTCGGCCTGCGGCAGGACGCGATGGCGGCGGGGATCGTCGAGAAGCACATCGCCTTCGCGCTGGACCAGTACCAGCAGCACGTCCGCACCGAGGGCCCCGAGAAGGCGAAAGAGCCGCGCGCGTTCTTCGTCGGGATGAAGGCCGACATGCCGTACCTGTTCGGCGCGCCAGCGGCCCCGCCGCAGGTCGTCCCGGTGCCCCCGGCGACTGCGCCGCCAGAGAGCACCGCTCCCGGTGGTGGCGCGCCGACGTCAGCGACGCCGCCGGCGCCACCGCCGCCGAAGGACGTCGACGACATGTCTCCCGAGGAGTTCAACCGTCACCTCCGCTCTCGCCACAACTTCGGCTGATTTCTTGACGGCGGAGTCGTCGTCCTGGCAGCTTGATTAACCAAGGAGATCACAGACCATGGCCGACAACATTTCCGTCGCGTTCAACCCGAGCGTCGTCGCCACCATCCAGGACCGAACGCTCCAGCGCATGTTCCGCGACGCCCTGTTCCCGCGCCTGCTGTTCCGCATGGAGGCGAACGCAGAGCTGTGGGCGCAGAACCTGGGCGGCTCGCAGACGTTCACCCGCCGTGGCCTGATGAAGGTCCGCACCCGGCCCACCACGCCGGGTCAGGACCCGATGCCGAAGACGCCCCAGACCGAGCAGTGGGACGCGACCGCGGCCCAGTGGAGCGACACGGTGGACACGCACATGCCGACCAGCTACGTCACGCTGGCCAGCCAGTACCTGAGCAACATGCAGGCGCTGGGCATGCAGGCCGGCCAGTCGATCAACCGCGTCGTGCGCGATCGGATCTACAACGCGTACGTCTCCGGCAACACGGTGACCGACGTCGCGCAGACGTCCGGCAACTCGACGATCCACGTCGCGAACCTGGGCGGCTTCACTCGCAAGCTGTACCAGGGCCGACCGCAGCTGGTCTCGAGCACGAACCCGATCAGCATCACGATCCCGGCCATCGCATACGCCGGCCAGATCACCGGGTTCACCTCGGACACCTCGGGCGACGAGGTCCACGGCGGGACCCTGACCATCTCCCCTGCGCTCGGCTCGAACTTGGCGGCGCGCTCATCGGTGCTCTCGGCGAACCGGACCGACCTGGTGTACTCGGGCGGCGGCACGTCGGTCGACGACATCACGTCGTCCGACACCTTCACGCTGGGCGACGTCCGCTCGGCGATCGCGAAGCTGCGCTTCAACAACATCCCCACCCACGAGGACGGGATGTACCACTTCCACGTGGACCCCGCGTCGGTGAACCAGGTGTTCGGCGACAACGAGTTCCAGCGGCTCAACCAGTCGCTGCCCGAGGGCATCCACTACCGCGAGTTCGTCATCAAGGTGATGCTGAACGCCGCGTTCTACGAGAACAACGAGGTCCCGTACCTCACGAACTGCGACACCGACACCATCAACGGTGCGACGCACGGGTTCGAGGTGACGAACGCCGGTGGCATCTCGGTCCACCGCCCGATCGTGACGGGCCAGGGCGTGGTCGAAGAGAAGTACCTCGACGAGTCTCGCTACATCAGCGAGGCGGGCGTGATGGGCAAGATCGGGGAGTTCGCTGTGACGAACGGCGGCATCCAGGTCATGACCGAGCGGATCCGCCTCATCATGCGGGCGCCCCTGGACCGCCTGCAGCAGGTGACGGCGTCGTCCTGGAGCATCTCGGGCGACTGGCCGATCCCGAGCGACGAGCTCGCGGCCTCGTCCCCGGCGACGTTCAAGCGCGCCGTGGTCTGCATCCACGGCGAGTAACCCTCGCCGCCTGGTCGTCTCTCCTAACGGGGTCCCACGCGGGGCCCCGTTTCATTTTGGGGCGCGACCGGCCAACATCGTCGAGGTGAGGAACGAGTGGCGCCAGGAAGACGGGACCGACCTGGTCGTCCACCCCCAGGGCGGCGGCTGGGTCTGGCGCGCCGCCAGCGCGGGCGGGTTCTTCTGGGGCGGCCCGTTCCGGACCAGGGACGAGGCGGTCCGGGCGCTGGCGTTCTGCAGCGTCCCGCGGCCGCCCGTGCTTGACAGAACCGGGCCTGCTTTACAAACGGCGCCGTGCTTGACGGAAGAGCCGGTCCTGCGGGAACCGGCTGGTGAGGCGGAGCCCGGGCCGCGCACCGAGGAGCAGCTCGAGGAGGAGCTCGGGCGCCTGCGGGGGCGCCAGCGCCGGGTCGCCGAGCAGATCTGGGAGGCGGAGCGAGAGCTGGGCGCGATCCGGCGGGCGAGGCGCCAGGAGCGCCGGCGACCGTCCAGGCCGCGCGTCGCCCAGCGGGAGGACGGGTGGTGGTGGGAGATCCCCCGCGAGGGGATGCCGCCCATGGACGGGGGCCCATTCGAGGACGAGCAGTCGGCCGACGTGGCCATGTCCCTGGTCCTCGTCGCCCGCCAGGAGAGCGGCGAGGCGCGCTGGTTCGCGCCAGGCGCGCCGTCGTCGGCGCCCGCCCCCGCTGGCCAGGTCGAACAAGAACGCCCCGCCCAGGGCGGACCGGAGCGCCAGGCGAAGCGCGGCGGGCGCCCTCGCGGGTCCAGGCTCACGGACGAGCAGCGGGAGCGCATCTCCGCCGGCCAGCGCGCGAGCTGGGCGCGTCGGCGCGGAGGACGCGACGTCCCCGTGCCCGTGCCCGTGCCCGCGCCGGCGCCGGCGGAGCCGGGGCCCGCTGGTCAGCCGCCGCCCGGCGAGGGCCCGCTCATCGGCGGCCGGCGCGAGCAGGTGTGCAAGGTCTGCGGGAGGACCGGGCACAACAAGGGCTGGCACGACAAGATCGAGCGCGCCGCGGCGGCCGCCAGCGCCGCCGATGAGGTCGTCGTCGAGGACGTCGCGATCGTGGTCGAGGGCGACGTCGCGGACGACGCCGGGTGGAGCGAACCCGGCCCGGACGGGGTGCGCCGCTGCCTGGTGTGCGTGGGCGGCATCGACAGGCGCCCGGGCGAGGGCAGCGGCAGGTGCTGCCTGAACTGCCTCGGCGAGGTGGTAGATCGCGCCCTGGTCGCCGCCGCGGGGTGACTCGACGGGCCCGGCGGGTGTACTCTGCCGGCATGTTCTTCGAGCGGATCGATCGCGTCCTCCACCGCGTCCATCACGCCCTGCTCTCCGTGGAGGAGACCGCCAGAAACGTGAGGACCATCATGGGAAGCATCACCGACCTGAACCAGCGCATCGCCGACCTCGCCGACCAAGTCGCCAAGAGCGTCGAGGTCGAGAAGTCGGCCCTCACCCTGATCCAGGGGATCAACGCGGAATTGGCCGCGGCCGGCACCGACGCCGCCAAGCTGGCGGACCTCCGGGCCTCGCTCATGGGCAGTGCCGAGGCGCTCTCCATGGCCGTCGCCGCGAATACCGGCAGCACCCCGGCCGTCCCCGCCACGCCCCCCCCTCCGGCGCCGTCGCCCACCGCGCCTTCCGACCAGGCGGCGACCCCCCCGGACGCGACCCCCGGTTCGGACGCCCCCAGCGGCACCTGATCCCGGTCGCCGTTGACGGCCCGCTCTCGCCAGGACAGTCTGGCGGGGCGGGCCGTTCTCTTTTCGGCCCCGAAAGGATGAGGACCCATGTCGAAGCCCCTGGGAGGAAGTAAGCGAGCCGCCGTCGAGGCGGTGGCGGATCAGGCTCAGTCCGAGAACGTCGCCGGCTCGTCCGACGGCCAGGTCGCCAACCCGTCGCCGCCCCCGGCCCGCAGGCCGGCAGCTCGCGCGGCGGCCCCGGCGAAGGCGGACGGCGGCCACGAGGTCGAGGTCCAATGGTTCCGCGTCCTCGAGGACGGCGAGGTCTCGAACAAATCCGGCAGGACGCGCATGCCGAAGGGGAAGGTCATCCGGTCGACGTCCTACGACATCGGCCAGCTCGTGGCGTCAGGCGTGAAACTGGAGCCGTGCGAGGAGCCGGCATGGTCGGTCGCCGCGCGCGAATCGGGCGAGGTCGAAGACGACGCCGTGGCCTAGTCCTTCACTCCGGCCGCGGCGCCCTGCTAGTCTGGGTCCGTGGCCGAAGCGACCGCCGTACTGAGCCAGGAGGAGAAGACCGCCGTCCTGCTGCACATGGGCTACCAGGCCCAGCAGCTGGCGGCGGCCTCCATCACGCTCGGGATCCCCGCCGCCACGCAGCCCCAGTTCCTGGTGGCCATGGCGCTGGAGCGGATCCCCGAGTCGTCCGTCGGCCGGCTGCGCATGTTCCTGGCCAACCTCGCGCGCATCGAGCAGCGCCTGATGGAGATCGTCGAGCAGGTCGACGCCGACAAGGTCGACAACATCGTCATCAACAAGGACGCCACCGGCGCCCTCGAGGCCGAGTACAACCGCTGGGTCCAGCGGCTCTCGAATTTGCTCGGCGCGCCCGTCAACCCGTACTCTGAGCGCTACGCGACGACGGCGGGTGTCGGGCGGTCGCGGCAAGTCATCCACTCCTGAGGAGCAGCCAGCATGAACACGCGAAGAGTCATCGACCAGGGCGGCGGCAAGGTTCGGGTCGAGAAGTGCAATGAGCCGGCGCTCGAGACGGCGAACGCCCGGATCGGCCAGCTCGGGCAGTTCCGCGTCGACGCGCTGGCCGCCAGCCAGTCGGGCGTCGCCGAGAAGTACCAGGGCATCGACACGAATGCCCCCACGTCGGTCGTGGCTGGTCGTCCCGGGAAGATCATGGGGCTGATCTGGCAGCTGAGCACCGCCGTGACGGCGGGGACGTGCACGGCGCAGGCGACGGTGGGCGGGACGGCGTCCGGCGACGCGGCCGACCTGACCACGGCGACCTCCGGCATCAAGCTCCTGTCGGTGCCGATCTCGTTCAACGCCGGCGACAAGCTGGGCGTGAAGCACACCACGAACTCCGGGTTCACCCCGACGCCGAACGTCCAGATCGACCTCCTGGTGCGCTGGTCCGAGGTCGCCCCTGCCGTCGAAGAGATCCTGTAAGGGTTGATCCGTGGCGGCTGACCGCGTACCGACGGGGGTCCCAGGAGCCGACCTCCCGGAGGTCACCGGGCAGCTCCGCGGGCCCGCGCCGAACCAGGCGCCCGCGTCGCTCGCGTGGCGCCTGCAGGGCGTAGTCGACCGCGTCCGGCGCCTCCCGGCCAAGTTCGGCGTCCGGCGTCACCGCGTGTACCTGGTGCACGTGCAGTGGTCCGGCATCGAGCGCGGCGAGGGGCAGCAGGTGGAGATCTCCCGGCGCGAGCTCGTCCCGCCACCGCGCGTGCGCGACGTCGACTCGGTCCGGCGCGTGGTCGAGGCCACCGGGACGATCGAACAAGGGGACCTGGTGATCGACCAGATCTCCGCCGGCATCTACAGCGAGGACGACCTGATGGGGCGGACCCCCGACCTGCAGGACCCGGTCCTCCAGCGCACGTCGAAGCGGAACGTCGACTTCTTCTACGAGGTGGTCGAGCTGACGCCGCAGCGGCCGCCGCCGGCGCCGCGCCGGTTCTCCCCGCCGGTCGCCGTGCCCGAGCTCCAGCGCGACGGCTTCGGCTGGCGGGTCACGGTCACCCGCCAGGACTACGACCGCGGTCGGCGCGGCGGGTACCAGCGGAGCGACTTCTGATGCCCGGCGAGACCTACAGCTTCGACGGGATGGCGCGCTACTACCGCGAGCAGGCGCGCCCGGTCGAGGAGGCCGTCGAGGTCATCCGCCGCACCGTGAAGCTCAGGGGCCCCCAGCGCGTCCAGGAGGTCATCTCCGCCCTGGCGCCGCGCGCGCCGGTGGACCGCGAGACGTACCGCCGCGACTGGCACGCCGACGACATCCCGACCGGGGCGGCGTTCTACAACAGCTCGCCCTACGCCTCGATCATCGAATGGGGCCGGCGGATCGGCGCCAAGGCGCCCCCGCTGAAGGTGATCATCGACTGGGTCTCCAGGAAGAAGATCGCCGGCGACCCGGGCGCCACGCACGCCGCGCGGTCCCGCGATTCAGAGGTCCGGAGCGTGGCGTTCCTCATCGCCCGCGCGATCAAGCGCCGCGGCATCAAGGGGCGCCACGTCCTCCAGATCGCCTCGCTCCGGCTCGAGCGCGACGTCAGCGAGGCGCTCCGGGCCGACGTCGCGGGGAGGGGGGCCTGATGCCGATCACCCGCGAGGAGTTCAGCCGTCGGCGCACCTGCGACCTCGAGACCGCCATGGCGCGCGGCCTCAAGCGCCTCCTCGAGGCGGCGGTGTTCCCGGCCCCCGGCGGCCCGGTGCGCTTCCTCGAGGTGTTCGACGAGTGGCCGGGCCTGAACGACGGGAACGTGGCGCCGGCGGCGTGCGTGCTGCCGGACAACGACATCACCTACTCGGCGCCGGAGAACACGCCGGCGCTCCTCGAGGACACGTGGGAGCGCAGGGGAGAACCCGGGTTCGGGCTCTACAAGCTCTCCGAGGGGACCAAGGACCTCGTGGTCCAGGCGCGGGCGACGACCGGGGCGGAGCGCACCGCCATCAAGGGTGGGATCGAGGAGATGTTCGTCGACCCGCGGGTCCTGATGACGGACGAGGGCGTGCGCTACGGGATCATCACCACCCTGCCGGACTACTACGGGGTCCCCGCCCGCTACACCCTCATCTCCTCGAGGAAGCCGGACGACGCCGACAGCGCCGCCCGGAATATCGAGGAGGCCGAGTTCGTGGTCCGCTGCGAGGCGCCCCACGTGGTGGTCGGGCCGGTCCAGCCGTTCAAGCTGAAGATGGTCGTGGATGTAGGAGACGGGCCAATTCCTTGACCCGCGCGCGCTGCGCGCTACAGGATGGTCCGCGGAGGCCAGATGGCATTCGTCCTGCGACGCGACACCACCCCGACCCTGGCTGAGATCACGGCGGTCCCCCAGATCGTCGTCATCGACGAGACGGGTCCCGTCATCTCGATCGGCACGGCGCCCGGCCTGTGCTGCGTCATCGGCGAGTTCGTGAAGGGACCCTTCGTCCCGACAGAAGTCACCGACGGCGGCGAGCAGGCGGCCCTGTTCGGCGGCACGGTCTACAAGTACTTCAGCCAGTCCGCCGCCGGCGTCCAGGACGGCTCGGCCGACGTCACCAGCACGGCGATCGGGTACGCGCCGTGGAACGGGAACGGGAACCTCTCGCTCTACAAGAGGACGTTTCGGCGCCTGGCGATCTTGCGCGTCGACCACGAGGCAGTGACGGCGGACGCCGGCACGACGAAGGCGACCCTGTCGGTGACGGTGACGGTGGCCACCGTCGACCAGGACGGCAGCAGCAACACGGCCAAGGACATCCTCATCCCGGCCGGGGCTCGGTTCGGCTCGGCGGCCACGTTCGCCGGCTCGACCCGCGTGTTCGCGGCGTCGGGCGACTTCACCATCCCGAAGGGGACGGCGCTGACCACCAACGCGGTCACGGTCCAGGTCCCGTGCTTTCCGATCCGGGTGGTCGAGCCGGTGGTGGCGACGGCGATCGCGGCGATCGTGTTCGTCCTCGACCCGACCCTGTCGAACGTGGCGGCGACGACCACTATCACGGCGGTCACGAACTCGACCGTGCTGTGGCCGCCCGGCGCCGGCACGACGCTGGCAGCTCGCCTCGAGTCGCAGTACGTCGCGGCGGTCGACAAGACCATCCCGGGCGACGGCGACGTCACCCCGAACATCGTGGTCCTGTGGTCGGCCCGCCGGACCTCGGCGATCCGGGTGGCCCTCGTGTCGAACGCGGTGGCCTGCTCGGAGATGGCCCGCGGGCGCATGGCGGTCGTGGCGGCCGACCCGGCGACGGCGGCGACGGTGGCGGCGGCCAGCACCGCCAAGACGGCGGCGATCGGCCTGGCGGCGGCGGACGGGTACGCCCAGCCGTCCGGCGGAGAGCGCGCGATCATCGCCTTCCCGCACCGCAAGATCGTCGTGACCGAATTCGGCTCGGTGAACGTCACCACCGACGCGGCGTCGGCGATGGCGTCGACCCTGTCGAACATCCCCGAGGAGCACAACCCGGGCGAGGCGAATCCGTACATCCAGGACATCACGGAGCTCGAGGACGCGTTCAAGGTCTCGCCACTGTCGAAGGGCGACCAGGCGAACCTCATCCGCGCCGGCGTGTGCGCGCTCTACAAGGACCGGTCCACCGGCTGGCAGTGGATGCAGGGCGTGACCGCGGCGAACAGCGCGTCCTACCCGACGCGCACCCCCATCAAGCGCCGGCGCATGGCGGACTTCATCCAGGACAGCCTGGCGGAGCAGGCGGCGCCGTTCCTCAAGAGCCCGGCGACTCAGGACCGGATCGACGCGCTGGTGGGCGAGAACGTCGCGTTCCTCGAGACCCTGCTGTCGACGGACCAGCCGTCGCTCCAGCGGATCCAGGCGTACAAGGTCGACCCCGACGGCGGGAACACGGCGGCCCTGACGTCGGTCGGGATCCGAGTGATCCTGGTCTACGTCCGCCTCCTGGCGACGAACGACTACATCGTCTACCGCACTCAGATCGGCGAGACCGTCACTATCCCGGTCACCGTGGACGCGGCGGCGTAGTAGGACTGTTGGCATGGAGAACACGAAGCAGAAGGTGTCCGACTTCCTCGGCGAGCTCGCCGAGGGCTACCTCGATCGCCCGGCCGACGACGCCGTGGTGGCCGACTGGTCGAAAAAGGCGAGGAAGTTTCTCGAGGAGCTGGTCGCTTCCGGAGAGATCAGCGGGTTCAGCGTGGTCGCGCATGGCATCGGCCCGGGCCTCGCGGCGATTGGTGTCAGGCAAATAGAGGTCCAGGTCGAATCGCTGAGCGTGAAGTACATGGCCCAGATCGGAAAGATCGTGGTTCCCGGACAGGCGGCCTGAGAAAGGAAACGAGCGTGGCTGACGAGCTGAGAATCAAGGGCCAGGAGATCCAGATCCGCCTCACCAAGGGCGGGGAGCTCAAGCGCACCCTGACCGCGGTCGAGTCGCTGACCTTCACCGTGAAGGTCGACATCCTCCGCAAGAGCTACCTCGGAGAGACGACCGACCGGAGGGACGACATCTACCGGGGCGTGGCCCTGGAACTGTCGATCGACGCCGAGTCGCCGGAGATCATCGAGATCTTGGAGGCCATCCGGGACCGCGCGTCCCGGCGCACCTCGGCGGCCGACACGCAGATCAACGTGACGTTCTCGATGGCCTTCCAGCAGAAGCGGAAGCGCATCAGCGTCAGCGACCTGCACTTCCAGGACCCGGGCTTCAGCATGTCCGGCCGCGACGCCTACGTCCCCCTCAAGCTCACGGCCGAGGCCCCGGACTTCAAGGTAATCGCGTAGCATCGTGCCGGACGGGCCCAATCCCGGGCCCGGAGGAAGGCAGGCACGATGAGCAAGTCCCTCGATAGCACCCTGAAGCGCCCGGTCATGTCGGGCGAGATCCCCGCGAAGGCCCGCGTCTGGCCGACCGACATCGAGAAGTTCAAGATGCGGCCGCCGACCCTGGGGGAGGAGCTCGACGCCGCCAAGGCCGCGCAGCTGGTCGGCGGGACGCAGAAGGCCCTCGACGCCGAGGTCCTCCGCCGGGTGGTGTTCGAGATCGATGGCAAGCCGGCCAGCGACAACCTCGACTGGCTCGACGAGCAGTCGCCCCAGGTGCGCGCGTACTTGAAGGTCGCCTGGGCCAAGCTCGAGAACGACGGCCTCGACGCCGGCGAGCTGGACGATTTCGTAAAAAACCTCACGACCACGGTGGGGTGAGCGTGCGCTTCAACCTGCGCAGGTTCGAGGCCAGCACCTACGGGCGCCTGGCCTACCTGTGCCGGTACGGACACGTCCGCTGGTCGGAGGCGCTCGGGCTCACCCGCGAGCAGGCCACGAAGCTCGAGCGCGCCCTCGCTGACATCGTCAAGAGGGAGAACGGAGACAAGGGATGAGCGGCCAGGTGCAGACCAAGGAGGTGAGGACGGAGTTCACCGCGGCGGACCGCGGGCTCCAGTCCCACCTCGACCGGGTGGCCGGGTCATTCATGCACGCTCACCACAAGTCGGAGGAGCTGCGCGAGAGCGTGCGCGACTTCCGGCGCGAGCAGAACCTGACGGCGGCCGCGGCCTTCGGGGTGGGCTACGGGATCGGGTCCCTCCTCGAGCGCATCAAGGACGAGAACGCCGAATTCGCCCGCTCCCAGAAGGGCATCGCCAGCGTCCTGGCGGGCGCCCTCGAGTTTGAGAAGGGGGCGACTGAGATCGACCGGTACCGGCGGTCGATGAAGCTCGCCAAGGACATCACCGACGAGCTCGACGAGACGTCGGCGCGCTTCGGCACCGTCCTCGACTCGACGGTGGGGATCTACAAGAAGACCGCCCTGGCGGTCGGCGGCCTGGGGATGTCCCAGGAGAAGGTGATGGACCTGACGACGAAGCTGTCCGCCAACGCGGTCAGGTTCCAGGTCGCCGGCGAGCAGGCCGTCGACACCATCACCCGCGCGCTCAAGACCGGCACCGTGCGCGGCGTCGACCCGTTCTCGATCGCCCTCGGCCGGGCGACCGGCAACATGCACAAGCTCACCCAGGCGCAGCGCTTCGAGCACATCCAGAAGTTCCTGCAGGGCGGCGTCCAGATCGCCGACGAGATGAACAACGGCATCGGCGGTGCCCTGGCGAAGATCCGCAACGTCGTCGGCGACACCCTGCGCGACCTGACGTCCCCGATCTTCAAGGACGTCGCCGGGCGGATGCAGACGTGGGCCAAGCACCTGAAGGAGACCCGCGAGAACGGCAAGAGCCTGGTCGAGGACACCGGGGAGAAGCTCCTCAAGGTGTTCACCACGCTCGCCGACGTGGTCGGGAAGATCCGGGAGCACTGGGCGGCGTTCGCGGCGATCACGGCCGGGATGAAGATCGCCAGCATGGCCGAGAGGCTCGGCGGCGCCGCCGCCGCCATCCAGGCCGCGGGCGGCGCCGGGTCAGGGCTGGCCCCGCTCGCCGGCGGTGCGGCCGGCGTCCTGGGGAAGGTCGCCAAGTTGACGATCGCCGCCGAGGCCGCCTACCTGGTGGGCTCCGCCTTCGGGGACCTCATCGCAAATCGGATGCAGGCCGGCCAGGAGAAGCAGGAGCGCTCCGGCGACATGGTGAGCAAGCTCGCCAACCTGGCGGCGCTCTCCCGCTCGGCCGCCGGCGGGCCGCTGGCCGAGGCCCAGGAGAAGGCGGCGCGCAAGTCGATCGCCGTGCTCGAGAAGATGGGGATCGTGGGCGCCGACGCCGCCGGCCGGTTCTCCGTCAACATGGACAGGCTCAAGGCCGAGTACAAGGGCGGCCAGTTCGACGCCACCGACTCCCAGCTGCTGAAGAAGTACTTCGGCGTGGGAGACCGGGTGATGGACGTTGCCAAGGTCCCCGCCGCCATCGCCGACGCCGTCTCGCCGCTGCTCGCCACCATTAACGCCCAGGCCGTCACGAAGACCAACGACGCCGACCGGAAGTTCGCGAAGCAGGTCATCAACAACAACTTCACGGGCGGCGTGCACGTCACCTGGAAGAACGAGGAGACCGACCCGGACCGCGCCTTCGTGCGGTTCGCCGACAACCTCGAGGGCTACGTGAGCAAGCGGACCCAGGCCATGACAGCCGAGCCGCTGTCCGAGTAGTCTGTTCCTCATGGCCACGGCCGACACCCAGGCGGGGGCGCTTCAGATCCGGGTGCTCGAGGGCGAGCTCTCGGTGGCCGACCTGCAGCCCGGCGAGATGCCCGGGGTCGTCAAGCTCGCCGGCTGGGCGGGCCCCTTCCAGAGCTTCACGGTGGAGGGCGGCCAGCGGGTGAAGACGACGTTCTACCCGGGCAACAAGAACGCCAGCCAGCAGCCGCTCGGCTCCATCAAGAAGCCCACCGTCCTGACGGGCGAGTGGAACGACCGCAAGCTGTGGGACGGCGCCGCCGCCGGCTACCACAGCCTGTTCGAGGACCTGGCCGACCGCGGGGTGAGCGTGGAGGTCACCTGGGGCGGGGCGGTCGACGCCGGCGAGAACCCCAGCGCCTCGGGGCGGGGGATCGTGCGGATCGGCATCATCTCGAACGCGAAGTTCACGTTCCCCCGGATCCAGGACTGCCAGTGGGAGCTCACCTTCGAGTGGCGGTCGGCCGGCGACCCGGCGGCGCCCACCGTGACGTCGACCCCGGCGGTCAACCCGCGGCAGGACGTGGCCGACGCGACCGACGCCCTCGAGATGTCATCCGCCAGCTGGACGGCCTTCGCCCAGGGGCCGGGTGGGGCGAACGGGTTCCCCCAGCTCGCCGAGCAGGCCATGGAGCAGGCCCAGGCGTCGATCGACACGGCGGTCGGCGCCCTGCAGGACGCCCAGGCCCAGGTCCAGGCCGTCACGGTCATCCCGACCGTCGCCGCGCTCCGGATGGTCGCCGCCTGCGAGGACGGCCTGCGCAGCGTCCGCGTCATGGAGTCGACGCTCCTCAACCTGGACCTCCTGCAGATCGAAGTCCGGGACAGCGCCCTCGACCTGCTGCGCGCGGCGGACGACCGGCTCCAGCAGCTGGTGGTCCACGGCGAGTCGCGCGAGCGCCTGGTTCGTCTCAGGACGGGCGTGATCGAGCTGGTCGAGCCGGACATCATCGCCGAGGTCGAGGCCCCCGCGGGGACGAGCTACCGCGACCTGGCGCTGCGCTATTACGGGGACCCGGACCTCGGGTGGTCGATCGCGTCGTTCAACGGGGTGGACGGGATGCTGGTGCCCTCGATCCCGACCGGCCCCGGGGACGTGCCGCCCCGCCCGACCTACATCCCGCGCGTCCAGCCGGGCGCGTCGTCCGATTTGGGCGCCCAGTGCTGATCCCATGAGGGAGTACACCCAGACGACGTTCGGTGATCGCGGCAACTGCTTCCAGACGGCAATAGCGTGCGTCCTGGAGGTCGAACCGGCGTCGCTCCCGGATCAGTCCGCGTGCGATCGACGCGGGCCTGACGGGCGCCGGCAGGAGCCGTACTTCCAGAACCTGCTGCAGGCCTACTTGAGGAAGCACCACGGACTCGCGTACTTCGACAGGCTCCCGTCGACGATCCTGTCGGTGTTCGCGTTCCGCGACCCGGGGTACCACTTCCTGAGCGGGACGACGGTGCGCACGGGGACGCTGGGCGCCGCCGAGAGGCACATCGTCGTCGCCCGCCACGGGAAGATGGTCTGGGACCCGCATCCGAGCCGCGCAGGCCTGATCGACGACGTCAGGATCTCGGTGCTGGCCCCCCACCCACCGGAATGGGACCAGCACGTCGCCCTGCAGACCGAGTGCGAGTGCCCTCCGTGCCAGCGCGAGAGGAGCGCCGGCTGACGTGGGCATCTCCGACCTGATAGCCCCGGTCGGCGTGGCCTCCGCGCAGCGCCTGGTGCGCTCGCGGACGGCGAAGTACACCTACCGGCCGGCGGTGGTCGTCCGGCTCACCGTCCGCCTCGAGGACTTCTCGAACGACGACGGGCCGGACGCGCTGCAGGAGGGCCGCCCGGCCAAGACGGCGGCCGCGCGCGCCGCCGCCACCGCCGCGTTCGACGCCCACCTCCAGGCAGTCCGCCGGGCCTCCGGGGAGCGGGACCTGGCAGCCGACACGGCGGTGGTCGCCGGGCGCGCGCGGGCGGGCCGCGGCCGCAGCGACCGCAAGGGGGCCGTCGACGAGGCGGCGCCGCTCGGGAAGCCGGGGGACGGCCTCACGGTGCAGATCGCGGTGATCCCGACGGGGCTCAGCGCCGACCTCAACGGCTTCAAGACCGCCGACAAGGTCACCGTCGAGGTGCCGCTCGCCGACTTCCCAGTCCTGCCGGACGTGGTCCGGGCCCTGCTCGTCGAGGTGTTCTGGGGGACCGTCGCGGTCGACGACTACCAGGACCCAGGCGTGTGGGTGCCCCAGGTCATGCACTCGGCGCCGGTGTTCCGCGGCTACGCCGATGAGGAGAGCCTGGAGGCGTCCGACGACGACCTGCGCCTGACGATCGAGGCGTACAGCCTGGAGAAGCGCCTCATCGACGCGAAGTTCGACCCGTTCGCGCCGACGCGCCGGGTGGCGAAAGGGGGCGAGGACCTGGCCGACTACGTCCGCAAGATCATCGCCGCCGTGCCGGAGTTCAACGGCACCCTGGGCGACGCCATCGGCGTCCGGTACTTCCCCAACGTCGACCCGGCCAAGGCCCCCCGGATCGACGCCAAGCGCCTCAAGCGCTCGCTCCAGACGGCGTCCTCGCGCGCGGCGGCCGGCGGGCAGGTCCAGGCCTCCGGCGTCCCCCCGGGACTCGACCCGGCGGCCGACCCGGGCGGCGGCGTGCCGGCGGGCGTGGGCATGCCGTCGATCGCCCCCCAGGTCGAGGTGACGGTGTGGGACCTGGTCACCCGCGCGTGCCTCCTGGCCGGGATGATCCCGGTCTACGACCCGAGCGTGGTCGTGCGCGAGCCCGACGGCCGCATCAACCCGATCGGCGCGAACAACATCCTGATCGTGCCGCCGCAGAACCTGAAGGAGACGCCCCAGGGCGGGACCACGATCCCCGGCGGGCCGGCGGACGGCTTCGAGCGGACGGTGACCATCGGCGGGTCGCGCGAGATCACCACCCAGGTCCGCCTGCTGGTGTGGGGGAAGAACATCCGCAAGTACAAGGTGTCCCGCAAGTACGGCCGGACGAAGCGCGTCCCGCGCGTGCGCGTCCTCGCCCACAACCCCGACGGCCGGCCGGGGGAGCGGACCCTAGAGGCCGTGTTCCCCAAGACGCCGCGCGCGACCATCGTCAGCGCCGCCGGCACCGGGCCTGCCGGATCGGCGCGCGGCCACCAACCGATCGAGGAGGAGGTGGTCCGCGTGATCCGCGAGGTGCGGACCCAGGCCGAGCTGGAGCGGGTCGCCGTCGCCCTGTACCACACGATCAGCCAGCACGAGGTGACCGCCACCATCGAGACGGACGAGCTGTCGAGCTACCTCGACCCCACCCGCCCCGAGACCCACAACGAGAACCCCGACCTCCTGCGCCTGCGCCCGGGGGCATGCGTCCGGATCATGGTCGCCCGCCAAGTGGAGGACCCGGCCTCGAACGACGTGGCTACCGACAACCTGTCCCAGCTGATGGACCGGCGCGCGAACCCGGCGTTCATCCGGAAGGCCCTGCTCGAGAACCCGGCGTCCCGGGCGCTGGTGGCCGCCGGCAAGCGCGACCAGCTCGACCGCATCATGGCCAAGATCGACGCCGCCTACCAGTCGGCCAAGCTGACCGACTGGTTCTACGTGCGCTCCGTCTGCTACCGCTGGGACGCCCAGGAGGGCTTCCAGGTGACGGTCGAGGTGGCCGGGTACCAGGAGGCGCGGAACAACCCGGCGTCGCTCTCCGCGCAGGACAAGGCGGCCGACGACCACTACAAGGCGAAGGTGAGCGGGAAGAAGCCGGACGCGCGGGCGGCCGCCCTCCAGGCGAACCAGGACGCGCTCCTCCTGAGCCTGGCCGAGCGGGCGGCGGGAGGTGGCGGGTGAGGGCCAGGTCGATGGCGTCGCGGCGCGCGCTGGACATGACCAGGTTCGCGCAGGGGCTCCGCACCGCCGGCGTGGACCTGCGCTTCTGGATGTCCTACGCGACCGTGGCCGTGGTCGACGACGAGACCGGCAAGCCGGACTTCAGCAACCGGAACGCGGTGGTCATCACCCCGAGCGGGGCGGAGGTCGACGTCGTCCTCGAGCCCAGCATGCAGCCGATGACGGCGCGGTGGGGCTGGGGCGGCGGGCGCGTCTCCGCGCACTGCCCGCTCGAGCCCGGCGACCAGGTGATCTTGGGCTTCCCGGACGGGGACGCCTCGATGGTCCCCCAGGTCCTGGCGGCGGTGTCGGGTGCGTCCGGGCCGCTGCCGGTGGGGGACGACGGCCTGCCGGTGTTCCAGAACGACCGGCTACTCGTGCACGCCCGCGGGGTCCCGGTGGACGTCAGGACGGACGGCGGGGCGCGCGCCCTCCTCGACGCGGACGGCGGGGTCCAGATCATGAACGGCAGCGGGACCGTCCGGATCGATCCGGACGGCACCGTCCGCCTGCACGGCGCCGGCGCGGCGGAGGCGTACCTGAAGGGCTCCACCTACCGCCAGGCGCAGCAGCAGTTCCACCAGCAGCTCGAGGCCGCGCTCCAGTTGCTGATAGCGGCGGCCACGGTGACGCCGCTGCCGCTCTTGTCGCCGGGGCTCAACGCCGCCCTGCTCGCCGTCCAGGCGTTCGAGGCCCAGTCGGCCGCGTTCTTGTCGAACGTCATCAACGGCGAGTAGTCTGGTCTCGTGCCACAGACCAAGCCCGGCGGCTTCGGCGCGGAGGCGTACGGCGACCCATTCGGATCCGGCGGGCCGATCTCCGTCGTCCGGGCCCTGGCCGTGGCCGGACAGGTGGTCCGCGTCGTGTTCACGGAGGACCCCCAGCGCTGGTCCCCGGCGGGCACGCGCGACGCCCTGAACGTCGCGAACTACCTGTTCTCGGTGGTGGACGGCGTGGCTGAGGCCCCGGTGCCCGTGGGCGTCGACCACGACTCGCTCGCCTGGCCGGCCTACGGCGTCGGCAACGGGGGGGTCCCGGTCTACGACGAGGGCGGGAACTTCCTGTACATCCAGTCCGACGAGCGCGGCGTGGACGTCCACGTCGACCGGGCGCTGGTGGCGGGGGTGAGGTACCGAGTGACCGTCAAGGCGCTCGTGTCCGCGGCGGGCGGCGACCTGGGCGCTCCGTACTCGGCCGACCTCTCGGGGGTCACCCTGATCCAGGAGACCAAGCGTCCCGAGCGCAGCCAGGACCTGACCGACTTCTGGAACCGGGAGGGCCGGTGGGTGTTCGACGGCGGGGACATCGCCCCCGAGCCGCCGCAGTCCAAGGTGGCCGACGTGGGCATCCGCAAGCGCGCGCTCCGGCGCCTGGGGACGCAGAAGGCGGCCTTCTCGTGGCTGCCGGACTACGGCCTGTCGATCCCGCTCAAGGGCCTGGCGACCACGGCCAAGATGTCCCAGCTCCGCGACGAGGCCCGGCCGCAGCTCCTGCGCGAACCGGAGGCCAGGGCGGTGGAGACGAAGGTCTCGGTGACCGGCGGGGGGCTGACCACGGTGGACGCCCGCATCAAGACGCGCCGGTCGGGGACCGTCCCGGCCAAGCTCGTCGTCGACCAGAACGGAGAGGTGGTGAGCCTTGGCTGACTTGCTGACCAGGGACGCCCTGTTCCGCGTCGGGCGCCGGTACATCGTCACGGCGTCGGGCACGCGCATCAACCCGAAGGTGGTCGACGTCGAGGGCTCGGACGTCAACCTGGTGGTCGGGCAGTCCGCCCTCATGGGCGAAGCGCTCTCCGCCGGCTGGGCCAACTGCATGCGCGCCATGTTCGTCGACAGCGCGCGCGGCGCCGAGCTCGACCGGATCGCCTTCGACCGGTTCGGCATCACGCGCAAGCCGGCGGCGGCGGCGACCGTCGACTGGTTCATGCAGCGCCCGACCGCGGCGGCCGGCGGCGGCACGGTCGACGCCGGGACTCGGATCTCCACGCCGGGGGGGAACGTCTTCGCCCTCAAGACGGACGTCGTGTTCGGCCCCTCGGACCTGATGCTGAAGGCGACCGGCGTGGCCCAGCTGGTGGGCCCGGAGCAGAACGTCACCGCCGGCACGCTGTGGACGTTCCAGGACGCCCCGTTCGACACGACGATCATCGTCTCGAACACGACCCCGGCGGCGGGCGGGTCGAACCAGGAGACGGACCCGGCCTTCCGCGGGCGGATCCGGTCCTACTTCCTCACCCTGCGGCGGGCGACGCTGGGCGCGATCCAGTACGCCGCGACCACCGTCCCGGGCGTGGCCGTGTCCACCGCCTACGAGATCGTGAACCCGGGGACCGCGCTGCCGGCCGGCGCGGTGGAGCTCATCGTCGGGGACGAAGACGGCAACGCGACGTCCCTCGTGCTCCAGGCCGTGCGCGACGTCCTGCTCGAGTTCCGGGCCTGCGGGATCCCCGTCTTCCTGTCAGGCGGTCAGGTGGCATTCGAGGACGTCCGGTACCGCCTGTCGTTCTCGACCGGCATCGACACCGTCCGGGCCACCAACGAGGTCCGCTCGACGATCGTGGCCATGACGCAGTTCCTGCGCCCCGGCCAGTCCCTGTTGCGCTCGGACGTCTACGCGGCCGCGCGCGCAGTCCCGGGCGTCATCGCCACCGAGGCATCGGTCCAGGAGCCGGCCGGCGACGTGGTCCCCCCTGACAACCAGACGATCATCCGCGTCCGCGCGGAGGACGTCAGCTTCGAGTGAACATGATCGCTCGCTTTGATGACCCGTGGTTCGAGGCCAAGTTCGTGAAGGACACGACCGCGCGCGGCTGCACCTACACGGACTCGATCGATGGTGCCGACGGCGTCCAGTTCTGGTGCCCGTGCGGGTACGGGAAGCCGGAGTTCCCGCTCGACGGCGGTCGCCCGCACGCCGTGCGCGTGTCGTTCGCGAACCCGCGCGGCTGCGCGCCGGTGCCGGACGACGCCGGGTCCCAGGGTCGGGTCGGCAAGCCGTCCAGGTGGGTGGTGTCCGGGACCGGGTTCCACGACCTGACCCTGTCCCCGTCTATCGACGTCGGGTGCTGGCACGGTCACGTCACGAACGGCGTGGTGACGTAACCCGTGGCGACGCCCGAGACCCAGGAGACGCTGCTCGAGCTGCTCCGCGCGAACACGGACGAGTGGGGGTGGCTGCAGCCGCTCCTCGACGACCCGGACTCGGCGGCGATCGTCATGGCGACGGTGGCCCAGATGGCGCGCCTGGGGACCGCCATCGTCCACAACCGGGACGCCCTGACGATCTCGGCGAGCTCGGCCGGGCAGCGCGGGGTGGCGGTCATCACCCTGACCCGGACCACCGCGCTCTACGGCGGGGTCATCCCGCGCGGCTACCGGTTCCTCGACGAGCGCGGCGTCCTCGCCCGGTCTCAGACGGACGTGCCGGTCTCGGCCGGGACCATCACAGTCTCCGTGCCGGTGGAGACGGACCGCCGGTCCGAGCTCGTGAACACGGAGGACGAGGCCGTGTTCCAAGTCGCCCCCGACGCCCCGGTCGTGGCCGGCGTGCAGAACCTGATCGCCCCCGCCGGGACGACCGGGAACGGCGATGACACGTTCGTGGTCGCCTCGAGCACGCTCATCACGGGCGGGGCGGCGAACTGGCTGGCGGTGCACGGCGGGGAGCGCGGGCTCCTGCAGCAGCCGGGGGAGCAGGAGGACGAGTTCCGGGCCCGGGTCCGCAATATCGCCGATCTGGTGTCACCCGAGGCGATCTCGGCGCTGGTCAGGTCCATCGCCCAGAGGACCGGCCTGCCGCCGTTCCTGGTGGGCGAGCCCTTCCAGGACCTCGCCACCCCGTCCAAGAAGGCGGCGGACGGGCTCTACTCGTTCACGGCGATCGCCGGGACCACGGACGTCCCCGGCCTGGGGGGCGACTTCCTGGACGACGAGGTGACGACGCTCTCCGACCGGCGCGTCGCCCGCGCCTACTTCGAGGTGCAGGCCGGGGACTACGTGAGCGACCGGGAAGCGCAGGCGATGTTCCTGGACGAAGGCTTCGCCGACGACCCCATGATGGGGTACCTGGACGCCTGGCTGACGCTCCCCCCGGGGGTCCTGGCCGGGCTGCTCTCGGTGTACCAGCACGTCTCGCAGGCCAAGGCGGGCGGGGTCAACTTCGACCTGTTCCTCCAGCGCCCGACGGTGATCGCGGAGATGGGCCTGACGACGTCGGCCGGGGACAACGACGCCTGGGTCATCTCGGCGCCTCCGAACACGGCCTGGATGATCGTCGGCTGCACGGTGGGGATGTCCTCCGCGAACCCGATCCCCGGGTCCACCTGCCACATGCGGTTCGTCACCTGGGACAGCCAGGTCATCGACACCCCGGAGCGCAGCGCGCGCGACACGGTCGCGGTCAAGGTCCCGCAGATCCCGGTCACGGTGATCCACGGGCGCGGCCGGTCGGACGGGACGAACTTCCTGAACGTCGTGGGGACGGTGTGGGTCCACCTGATCCAGCCCTGGCCGTAAAAACTGACAGCGCCTCCGGCGCTCGTGTAACTTCGCCGACATGGCAGCAGGCTTCTCTCGCGTCGGGTTCGCCGCCCGCGAGCAGCTCCTCTCCGGCGACCTGAACCGCCTGCAGCGCCTGTCCTCGCGCGAGCTGCAGGACATGGTCGCCTACATGGGTGGCACCGCGGACGACGACTCGCCGATCTCCGGGGCGATCGAGATCCACGACGTGTTCGGCGACACGAGCGGGTACACGGCCACGATCCCGAAGGGCTCCGGCTTCTTCTGGGACCCGACGATGCCGAACCTGACGGCCGACGACAGCTCGAACATCGTCATGCGCTGGCCGGCGACGCCGCTGTCGTTCAGCAACCCCGACCTCACGAACCACCGGGTAGACCTCATCGTCGGCGATCCGTCGTCGGTCGACACCGACCTCCAGAGCCGGAACATCCTGCTCGACCCGCAGACCCGCAACACCACGCCGGAGAACGTCTACAAGACGACGAATCCCAGCACGACGCTCTCGGTGGTCACGGGGACGCCGTCCTCGACGCCCGTCCCGCCGGCGGTCCCCGCGCACAAGTGCGCGCTCTACGAGGTGTTCGTGCCGGCGGCGTCGGCGAACGCCGGGGCCTTCACCTTCCGGCGCCGGCTGTGGCGCAAGACGGTCGCCCCCGGCGCGCTCGAGAGCCGCATCCTGGCCGGGTGCCGGCTGCTGTGGTCGAACGCCACCGACCCGACGACGGCCTCGTCTGACCTGACCCTGAACGGCGTTAAGCACCGCGTGCTGATCAACGGCGAGCTGATCGAGTTCACCGGGTCGCCGCAGGTGTACCAGGACGCCGGGGCCAACCCGTTCGCGACGGCTGCCCCGGCGAATTCCTCCAGGCCCTACTACATCTACCTGGTGGCCGGGCGGCCGGACCAGGGGCAGGGGTCGATCCAGACCATCCTGGGGACGCCGTTCTGGATCCCCGCGGTCATCGTGGAGAGCACGACCCCGCCCGACAGCGAGGGCCACCCGAACGCCAGCATCAACACCCCGCGCGGCGTGGCGCGCACCAGCGCCCTCTACATCGGCCTCGGGTTCGTCTACAAGGGGACCACGAACCGGCAGCCCTGCGTGATGACGGCCGAGCGCACGTACGGCAAGTGGGGCCTCGAGCAGCAGCTCACGGTCGCGGCGTCCCCCGCCGTCCTGGCGTCGATGCCGCTCATCAAGCGCGAGGTCGTCGTGACCATGTCCCCGGGATCGGTCACCGGGTCGCCGCTGAACATCAGCATGCACCTCAACCCGTCGTCGATGGGCCCGCCGAACGGCTTCAACGACGCCTGCGCCTCCCTGGCGGTCACGGCCGGCACGGGCGGGGTCATCATCGGCGGCACCGCGGCGGTCCCCCTCGACGACCTGTCGAACGGCCTCGCCTACGTGATCATCCAGAACACTCCGTCCGGGTCCCCCCTCATCAACCTCTACGTGAAGGCGTACGGACACGGGGTCCGCGGCCTCGTCTGAGCGGCGATGGCCTTCGAGTCGGTACAGGTACAGAGCACCAGGAACGGCGGCCCCGCCGTCATCGGGTACCGCGAGGACCTCGCCGCCGGCGACGTGGTGACCGCCTCGCTGACCTCGATGGTCGGCGTCAGCACGGTCAAGTGGGTCCTGAAGGGTCGGCCCGAGGGGTCGGTGGTCGGCGGCGCCGGCCCGGAGCCGATCACCCTGGCCTACGCCTCGTCGTGCTCGTTCACGGTCGACGCGAACGACGGCGTCTACCACACGGACGGGACGTACGTCCTCGAGGCGGTCATCAACCCGGGGTCTCCCGGCGAGACCCGCCGGGTGGTGCTCCTGGCGCGCCTGTCGGGCCTGTTCGTGACGGGTCCGGGCGGGACGCCGCTGCCGCTCCGGAAGATGGGCGGCTTCGAGTCCACCGAGGACACCGAGAAGGCGAACATCAGCCAGGGGTGGAAGACCCAGGCGATCCGGTGGCTGGAGTACTTCCGCCAGAACGCCGGGGGCGGGGGCGGCGTCGACACCGTCACGGCCGGCACGGGGATCTCAGTCACCGGGACCGTGACGAACCCGGTCATCAACAACGCCGGCGTCCTGACCATCAGCGCCGGAACGAACATTAGCATCACGGGCACCGCCCAGAACCCGATCATCAACTCGAGCGGCGGCGGTGGCGGCGGCGCAGCGAACACGCTGTTCCGGCGCACCAACCTGACCGGGATGGTGGCGATCGACACGTCGGTCTTCCTGACGAGCGACTGCCACATCTGCGAGGTCCTGACGCTGCACGACTTCTTCGTGTTCGTCCCCGGCTCGTCGGCGATCGTCGACGGCATCACGGTCCTGGCAGACGGTGGTGCCCTGGGCCGGTGGATCCGGCTCGGGTTCCCGAGCCAGATCTGGCAGACCCAGGCGACGTGGAGCATCGACGAGGCCAACGTCTCGGGCGTCGCCACCGACGAGCAGACCGGGGTCGACGACACCCACCCGCTCCGGACCGCCGACGAGTTCGTGCGCCGCGTGAAAGGGGTGGCCCTGGCCCAGGCCACCACCGTCCGGTGGATGAGCGACACGGCGCACGCCTCCTTGAACCTGACCCCCATCATGCACGGGACACAGGTCGGGTCATACACGGCGAACCCCCTGCTGTTCGTGGGCGTCCCGACGGTGGTCCGGTCAGGGACGCTGACCGGCGCGGCCGACGCGCCGTGGACCGTCTCCGACTCGTCCCTGCCGACGTCCTGGTCGGCGTCCGGGTGCCTGTCCACCTCTTCCGGGTCGCGGATCATCAGGAGGACGGACGGGCTGAAGTACGCGGCGATGGGCTACGAGAACGTGGCCAAGACCGCGGAGATCTCCCCGACGAACGGCTGGCCGGCGACGACCGCCGCCGGCACGGCCTCTGCGTCGTTCGTGAGCGGGGACAACTACGAGGTCCTCTCGCTCCCGAAGTTCCCGTCCGTCATCCTCCCGGTCTCCAACGCTGGGGTCACGACCCTGAACTGCCACCTGGTCCTGCTGGACCTGGACAAGGTCGCCGGCGGCCAGGCCCAGATCCGGCACTGCGGGTGGCGCGCGTCGGGCGCCTCGGTCCCGTCCGGCTGCGTGGTCCAGGGCTGCGTGAACGTCGGGAGCTTCACCTTCTCCGGGACCACCGCCCCGAACCGTTGCCTGTGGCTCTCGTCGGCGTTCATGTCGGCATGGACCGGCAACCTCCAGGTGAACACTAACCTGATCGCGAAGACCGGCAGCTGCCAGCTCCTGGTCGGCTGCAACGGTCGCCTGGGGACGCTCTACGTGTTCGACTGCTCGGCCTCGGCGATCCAGGTGATCGGCGGCGCGCAGGCGTCGGTGGACGGGATCTTCGGGTCCAGCAACACCGGTTTCATCGTGAACATCCTCGACCCGGGGTCCAAGCTCTCGTCGTCGAATCCCTCGCCGTCGACCGCGTTCACGGCGACGACGTCGGCCGCGAGTCAGCTCCTCGTCACGGGCACCAACTACAACTGGTCGGACCTGCCGATCTGGCAGGTCGGCAAGAACGCCGGGTTCTCCTCCTACTGAGTAGACGATGGGATTCATCACGACACAGGGACTCCGGCTGCACGGCGAGAACAACACCGCCAAGTCGCAGTCCTTGACCGACTTCACCATCCAGGGCGAGTTCCGGCGCGGCCCGGACATCGCCGCGTCGGCGGCGCTGATCCCGTCCTACCCGGGCGACTACTTCCACATCACGGGCGCCGGCCTGACGACGATCTTCCGGATCGACGCCGGCGGCGTCTCGGACGGTCAGCACGTCGACTTCCTGACCGAGGCCCCGAAGGTCCTCACCCACAACTCAGCCCCGTCGGGCAGCGAGCGGCCGATGCTCCTCATCGGCGGCGCCAACGTCACCACGACCGCGAACACGATCTACACGTTCCGGTACGACACCTCGCTGGGGGCGTCCGGGGCCTGGGTGATGGTGAACTACCCGGCAGTCCCAGGGACGACAGGCGTGGCGTCGGTGACGGCCGGTACCGGCATCAGCATCACGGGCACGGGGACCAACCCGGTCGTCAACAACACCGGCGTCCTGCTGGTCAACGCCGGGTCCGGCATCTCGATCACCGGATCCCCGGCGTCGCCCGTCGTGATCAACGGCGGCGTGGTCAACACCAGGGACTCGTCCGGGACGCCGATCACCCACCACACGAACCTGCAGTTCTCGAACAAGTTCACCCTCGTCGACAACGGGACCGCGGCCTTCGTCGACTTCACCTCCGGGGCCGGCGTGGCGTCGGTGACGGCCGGTACCGGCATCTCGATCACGGGCACGGGGACCAACCCCGTCGTGAACAACACCGGCGTCCTGTCGGTGACGGGGGGCTCTCAGATCACCATCGGTGGCACCGCCGCGAACCCCACGGTGGCCGTCGCCAACGGGTCCGCCCTCTCCGTGCTCGGCGTGGCAGGCGGCTCAACGGGCGCGAGGGCGGACATCGCGACGAGCTCGAGCACAAGTTTCGCGCTGCGCGAGAGCGGTGGCTTCCTCGGGTTCGGCCAATTGGCCACGGGGGCGTATGGCAACAACACCGTCAGTTACACCAAGATCCAAACGACCAGCTCGGCGAACGTCCTGCTCGGTAGCGGAAGTCTCGGTCCGGGGACCATACAGGAGTTGACCGTCTCCGGGCCGGCGAAATTCTCGGCGTCGACCTTCAAGGTGGGGAAGCAGTACAGCCTGACCTGGGGCTGCCGCAGCGGCTTCCCCGGAACCACGCTTGCGAGCTCGTCGTTCTACATCGGCGTCGGTTACATCACTGAGTTTGCGACGTCGTTCTTCGGTTTCCGCGTCCCCAACGACAGCACCGCGCAGGACTGGGCGTTCGACATCATGCTGAACACGCTGGCGGGCACCGGCTCGCCCACGTACAGCGTCCAAGTCGTCCTCAACGGAACGCCCGTCATTACCCTGGGGACGTTCTTCGCCGGCTCGACCGCGGGGGGTACTGCCACGTCGACGCAAGTCTTTTCCGCGGGCGACATCGTGGGGATCCGCATCTCCGTCGCCTCCGGAACGATCAACAGCGGCGCCATCGGCCTGTACATCACGGGGAGGTTCCAGGAGTGATCGCCGTCCTCACCCACCCGCGCCCGGGAGCCTCGTACCTCGCAGCCACGCTCGCCTCGACGGACGCCTCGGCCGAGGGCCGCCGCGTGGTCGTGAGCGACTCGCTGTCCCCCGTTGGCGAGCTGCCCAAGGGCTGGACCCTCGACGCCTTCGAGCGGCCGGCCACCGCCACGCCGGACAACCGGTGGACGCTCTGGCGCGCCGCCAGCCTCGCCTACGAGGCCGGCGAAGATCTGATCGCCGTCGAGGACGACGTGCGCTGGTGCCGCAACGGTGCGCGCTGCGCGGAGATACTGCAGGTCCCGCATGACGTCGCCTGGGTGAGCCTCTTTGACATCGGCAGCACGTGGGAGATGCCCCACGGCCTGTGGGTCTCGCGGCGGCCGGAGGGCTTCGTCTACGCGCAGGCCATCAAGTTCCCGCTGCGGACGTGCGGGCTCATGCGCTACATGGGCTGCACGTCATTCGACCGGGTTGGCTCGGACAACCAGCTCGCCCTGCTGGGCGCGACGCTGGGCCTGTCCTACGCGATCGTGGTGCCCTCCCTCGTGCAGCACGTCGGCGCCGCGAGCGCGGTGGGCAACGGGGGTCTCGAGGGGCGCGTGTCGCGCTCCTGGCGCGAGGACCACGATCCGGCCGCGGGCGGCGGCCGGGCGTTCGCCTGAATATCCGGCGGGCCCGGTCCTGTACTACACTCCGTTGCCATGAAGACGATCGCGAAGGGCAAGGGCTGGAAGCAGGTCCAGGAGGCAATCAAGAACGGGAAGTTCGCCCGGCACGCCAACTGGACCGCCCCGAACGTGCAGACGCCCGCCGGCCAGTACTCGGGCCCGATCGCAATGGGGTACGTCGGGATCGCCGGCGCCGCCGGGGCCGACACGATCGGCGTCTTCACGGACACCGGCCACCGGCTCCACGACTGGCACGCCACCGCGCCGGAGTTCGAGTCCAAGGAGTGGGAGATCGTCGAGCTCGTCAACCACCCCGGTGACGTCGCCCGCGCGGCCGCCGTCGCCGCCCGCGACGCCGAGATCGCCGCCGCCGCCAGGGACGCCGAGCAAGCCGCCGCTCGAGCCGCCGAGGTGGCCGCGTCCAAGGCCTCCGAGCAGCAGGAACTGCCCCCGATCGACGAGGTGCTCGAGGCCCGCAAGTCCGACTCCAAGCCGGCCGGCGACGAGTAGCGCCGCGGCCGGACGTTGACAGCTGCGCCTCGGCCGGCGCAGCATCGTCGGCATGAGACCACCGCGCTTCCCCGTCATCGCCGCCGCAATCATCGGCACCATGGCCGCCGTCGCCGGCACCGCCTCGATCGTCTCGAGTCCCGGCTGCGCGACTGTCAAGCCGGTGACCGACGTCATCGCGAAGGTCGACGTCCAGAAGTACGCCCAGGACGCGCTCCTCGTGGTCGGCGTGCTCGAGTCGGTCTCTCAGACCATCAACCTGGACCCCGCCAAGCGAAAGGACCTGGACGCCCTGTTCGCCAAGACGAAGGTGGCGATCGACGCTGCCGTCCGGACGTGCGACGGGATCACCGAGCTGACGCGGGCCCAGGTCGACCTGGCGTTCGGCGACTTCAAGGGGCTCTACAACGACGCCCTCGCGATCTTGGGACCGTACGGCGTCAGGCGCGCCACGCCCGGGGGCAGGGCCGGGGCCGCACCGTCAGGCGGGTTCGTGGTCCCCGAGCCGCTCGTCTTCGGGGCCTGACCAGGTGCCCGTCGACCGCGACTACGACGTCTCGTCCCCCCCTGACCACGAGTGCGGGGTCAGCCCGCGCGCGCAGGTCATGTTCGAGGTGGTCCTGTTGGTCGCGTTCGTGGCGTTCGTCATCGGGACGGGATTCGTGATCTGGAAGACCACCGGTGCCCCCGGTGGCTGACCCACGCGTCGTCCAGAAGGTGATCGAGGACGCGCTCGAGGTGGCCAAGCACCTCGGGATCCCCGCCGTGTCGCTCACGGCCGCCGGCGCCCAGCTCCTGGTCGAGCTCGGGTTCGACGTGTTCCTCGGCGGGGCCAATCGGATCCTCGTCCAGCGGCGGATCGCCGAGGCCGCCGGGGAGGCATCAGCGCGCGCCTCCGTCGCGACCCACGCCCGCATGCACGCGGCGGAGGCCGTCGCGATGACCGCGCTCCGATTCGAGATCGAACCAACCGTCGCGGCCGAGCTGGTCGTGGCAGCGAGGGGGTCCGCGTGACGACGATCCGACAGACCGGGTACAAGCGCCCGCCGAACGGCGGGGACAGGACGCGGCCCTTCGCCGCGCACAGGCTCAACGGCGGGGAGGTCCCCGAGCGGTCCACCCTGGTTTCCCTGACCGAGGTCGTCGACCAGGGCCCCTACTCGTCCTGCGTCGGCAACTCCTCCGCCAACCTGATCCGCGGCGGCCAGCTCGTCGCCGGCGCGCCGGCCTCGACGCCGCTGCCGTCGCGGTGGGCGATCTACTGGCTCGCCCGCGCCATCGCCGGCGAGCAGGACGAGGACGCCGGCGCCTTCATTCACCTGGCGTTCCAGGGGATGAACACGTTCGGGTTCGCCCCCGAGACGGCGTGGCCGTACACGACGGACGACGACCGGTGGAGGCGCCGCCCGCCGCTGCAGGTCATGGAGGCGGCCTTCCCCCAGAGCGTGGCCGATGGGCCGCGGCCGGAGGTCGACTACCGTCGGATCTTGAGCACCGGCGGCCAGCGCGTCGACGACGTCAAGCGCTCCCTCGGCGCCGGCCACCTGGTGGTGTTCGGGACCGACGTGTCGGAGGCGTTCTGCGGTGGCGAGCTGGGGAAGTCCGGGATCGCCGAGCCGCCCGGACCGTCCGACAAGATCGCCGGCGGCCACGCCATGGTCTGGTGCGGGCACAGCCCGGAGGCCGTCCGGACCCTGACGTCCTGGGGCCCCGGCGTGTTCCAGGGCGGGTACTTCGACATGAGCTGGGACTACGTCGAGGACGACCGGACCGATGACCTGTGGGTCGCGTACAGCGTCCCGCGTTACAGGGGGTTCTAGATGCCGAAGCTACTCGTCCTCGTCTTCCTCGCCGCCGGCTGCGCCACCGTCGTCCCGCCGCCGACTCCGCTCCCCCCGCCCGTCGAGGGCGCCACGTGCGCGACCGCGTGCCAGAACGCCCAGTCGATGCACTGCCCGGACGTCGGCCCGCTCTGCGACCAGGCGTGCGAGAACGTGGTCGCCTCCGGCGTGTTCACTTACCCCGTCGGATGCCTCACCGCGGCGCGGACTTGCGCGCAGTGGGACGCCTGCCAGCAGTAGTCGGCGAAATTTGCGCGGCGCAGGCCGCGTGCTCCATCATCGGGCGAATGAACCAGGCCGTCTTGAAGTTCATCGTCGAGGTGGTCATCCCGGCGCTCGGCGCGGTCATGGGCATCCTGATGCCGCTCATCGTGCTCGAGGTGAAGAAGCTGGTCGCCGCGAAGACGAAGAACGAGCAGCTCCGGGGCGTGCTCGACCGCGTGACCGACTCGGCCGCCGAGATCGTCCGCGAGGTGGCCGCGACGACCTACAAGGAGCTCGCCGCCAGGGCCGGCGACGGGAAGATCGACTCCGCCGACCAGGAGGCCCTGCGCAGCACGGCCCTGGCGAAGCTCCGGCAGGTCGCCGCCAAGGACGTCGACGACATGCAGAAGCTCAAGGCGATGACCGCGGCGGCGGTGACGTCTGACCTGCTGGCCAAGATCGAATCGGCCTACGACCAGATGAAGCTGGCGCGCGTGGCTGCTGCCAACGCGGTCCCCGTGGCGCCCGTCGCCGGTAGCACGTGAACACCGACGATCGCCAGACCCCGCCGTCCCCCATGCGGGCGCGCGCAGTCGAGGACGACGGCTCCGACGGCTGGCTGGCGCAGCTGCGCGAAAGCAAGGGGTTCCACCTCTTCCTCGAGCGCGGCCTGTGGCCGCTGCTGACGTTGCTCGCGGGCGGGGCCTTCGCGCACCTCAAGACGACGGCCAAGGTCGACGAGAAGGCGGCCGAGGTCACGAAGGAGACGGAGAGCGCGGTCAGGCTGCGGTGGATGAGCCTGGCCGAGGACGTGAACAAGATGGGCCCGGTCATCAAGGCGATGGACGATCGCCTGGCCGCCATCGAGAAGACCCAGAAGGCGCAGAGCGCGGTGATCGTCGCCCAGGACTTCGTCGTGGAGGGTCGCCCAGCTCGGCGGCGCATCGACCCGGGGCTGGTGAAGGCGGTCAAGGAGAATGCCGCGAAGAACGCCGCCGAGCTCGCGGCGCGCGTGAAGCGGCCGGCGGCGATCATCAAGCCGATCCCGCTCGAGCCGCCGCCGCTGCCGCCGAAGAACCAGGAAGCGCCGCCGGCACCGCCGCCGAAGCCGCCCGAGGTGGTGCCAGTTCCACCGACACCGGCGCCTCAACAGCCACAGACGAATTCCGGCGGAGCGTCTGGCAAGTGATCTACGTTTCACCCATCAACATGGACGGGGGACATGTCCGATGAACATCGCAACGGCAGTGCGGGGGTGGGTAGGGCAGCGCGTGTCGAAGAAGCAAACCGTCGTCTCCGGGAGGACCAGGAGAGCCGTCGTCACTGGCGTCGACTCCGGAGAGCTCTCGACACTCTACTCGAGATTCAAGGAGGAGCTGTCGGAGCTGTCGGAGTCCACAAAAGCCAGGCTCTCCGGCTTTTCAACGACGCAGTAAGGGAATTCGCGCCGGAACTGCTGCGACAGGGCGACCTCGCGCTCGTCGAAGCGCGCGAGATCGAGCGGGCCATGGCGGCGCCCGCGGCCTCGTCGGCGCCCGGGGAGACGAGCGAGACCCGCCGGCGCCTGATCCGCGAGCGCGGGGACGGCTCGTCGCCGGGCCGCAAGAGCAGGTCCTAAGGTCAATGGCCAAGCTGCCGCCACCGGTCCCCGCGGTCGCCAGGCGGCTGGTGCCGACCCCGCCGTCGGTAGACATCGACGCGGCGCCATTCGACGACGTCCCCACCGTCGTCAAGAGCCTGTGCCCAGGGTGCACGGGGCCGATCGACCTGGTGGACGAGAGCATCGACCCGCCCGGCAGCTACGGCGAGTTCCTGGGGCCGGCCGGCGGGCAGGGCCCGGGCAGGTGCCGCGGCAACGCCAGGTGGTTCGTCTGCCGCGAACCCACGGTCCTCCAGGCCCCGGTCGGGTACCTCGGCCTACCCGGGGAGGGGATCCAGGCCGTGTTCGCCGACCGCAGGGCCTCGGCGCGCGAGTCGACGCCGGCGCGCGGCCGCCGCTAAGATGGCCCGATGTCCAGCAAGCTCGTCGTCTCCGGTGAGGTCACGCTGTCCCCGTCGTCGCCCACCGGGTCAGGTGGAGCTCACGCAACGGTCGCGCTGGACGTGTCCGGCCGGAACTACGCCGCCCAGGACGGCGGCGCGTTCTCGGTCTCCGGGACGACCCAGCTGTCCCCCGGGGCCGTGACGGCGATCCGCTTCCTGGCGGTCCGGGCCCTCGACGGGCAGGCCATGGTGGCGGTGGTCAGCAGCGCGACGGGCGGGGCGAACCAGCGGATCCCGTTCTCGGACCTGCTCGTCCTGCACGCCCCCGGCGCCGGCGACCCGCTCACCTCGGTCAGCCTGGCGGGCGCCGGCCGCATCGAGTACGTGATCGCCGGGGACTGAGCTTTGACTGCCGCGCGCGCTGGCGCGTAGGCTGTCCGCATGGCTGCCTCCAGCGTCACCACCGCGGCGATCACGTCCACGACCACCTACGCGGCCACCCCGGAGGTGGACTTCGGGTATGTCCCCCGGAACGGCCTCGAGATGTTCACCCCCACGGCGACGGTCGTGATCGCGTTCTCCTTCGACGGCAAGAACGACCACGGCCGACTCGACAGCGCGAACTTCAAGTCGACCTCGCGCCCGGGGTCTCGGTACCAGAAGGTGTGGTTCCGCATGGTCACCGGCTCGAACGGCATCGTCACCGCCTCCTGCTGGTAGCAGCCGCGGCCGTCCCCGGCCAACATCCGGGGCATGGAAAATCAGACCGCACCGGGGGCCCAAGACCAGCGCTCGTTCGGGGGGATCGACCCCGGGAAGGACGGGTGCCTCGCCGTCATCAGGCCCAGCGGCGACGTCGAGTTCCACGACGTCCCGACGGCCTGGGTGGAGAAGACCACCAAGACGAAGGCCGGGAACAAGAAACAGCACCGGGTGTACCTACCGATCGAGATGCTGCGCATGGTCCGCGACGCGCGCGTCGACCACTTCACGATCGAGAAGGTGCAACCGATGCCGGCGATCCGCGGCGGTATGGTGAGACAGGGCGCGGTCTACGCGTTCGCGTCCGGTGAGGGCTGGGGCCTGTGGCAGATGCTGCTCGCCGTCTGCAGCGTCGAAGGCGAGCGAACGTCGACCTACCAGGCGGTCCATTCGTCGCATTGGAAATCGGTCCTGATGCACGGAGAGCCAAAGACGAAGGAGGCGGTGATCCCGTTCGCGCAGCGCCTCTATCCGAAGGCCGCCGGCATGTTGCGCGGGCCGAAGGGCGCGCTGCTCATCGACCGCGCCGACGCGCTCTTGCTCGCGCACTTCGGCAAGCTGGGGCTCCGGTGATCATCACCACTGAGGTCGGGGTGGCGGTTCGAATGATCGCGCAGGAGGCCGCCGAGAAATTCGGCTTCACCGCCGTAGTCGTCATCGCGTGGGACGGCGTCGACGCCGTCGTCACGGGATCGCACGCTCCGAGCGCGCTGGTGGTGGCTAACCTGTGCGCGAACGTCGCGAACCAATTGAACGAAGGCACCGCGACGATCCGCCACGCGCACGACGAGAAGCCGCGTGGCAGCTCGTGAGCGAGTCGCGCGCCGCGCGCGTGCATGCGCTGTGCGCCGACGCGATCCGCGGGCGCGAGGTGGTCGGGCGCAGGACCATCGTGTCCTCCATGTGGATCGACGGATCGCCCGCCTTCATCGTGTGCACCAAGAAGACGCGGCGCGTGCTCGTGTACGCGCGCACCGTGTTCGACGCCGTGACCTGGTTCGTGGACGTCGATCCGGCGCGCGGCGTGTCGCTCCCGCGCCGCAAGGCGCGCGACGTCGGGTCGGAGGAGCGCGACCTCGAGGAGGAGCGCCTCCGCCTGGAAGAGATGCGCGCCCGGAGGTACGAGCTGATCGATGCCTACTACGCCCACCACCGGTGGCTCCGGGGGCGCATCCGGTCCGAGTTCCTGCGCGCCCTGGCCTCCCGCCGGTAGATCCCGATCCGGCCCGCCCGCCACCGTCGGGCGACTATTTTTATTTGGCGTTTAAGTTTTCGTTACGGTATACCGATCTGAATTGGTGATGGGTTCCCGCCCCACGGGACCCGCCGCCAGAAACCCAGGGAGGTAGCCAGATGGAAAAGACCGCCAGCTGTTCCGACGCGCCGATCTCAGCCGTCATCGCCGAGCTCGTCACCCCGTACACCCGCCCCGACACCCAGGACCTGGACGAGGCGCGCCGGGTGGCGCGCGAGGTCCTGGCCAAGTTCGCCTCCGGCCCGTGCGTCTGCAACGACACCGGGGCCGTGGCGGTGGACCGCGGCTTCGACGCGTGCCCGTACGGGTGCGAGGGCTTCAACGGCGTGGTCGACGCCACATGCACCTCCTGCAGCGGCCAGGTGCCGGCGTGACTCCCGACGGGATGATCATTACGCGCAAGGTCCTCGATTTCGTCGCGTGGATGGACAAATCGAGCGCGGTGCTGGAGACGTACCGCGTGTTCGGAAAGTGGCACGTTCACGTGTCGTGGAAGGTGGTTCACAGCTACAGCGACGACCTCGGCGAGCACGCGTCGAAGTGGTCGGTCACGCGCACCGGCGAGGACCTCCAGTCCGTCGTCCACACCCTGTACGACACCGTCCTTCGGATCACGGCGGTGCGCGCGTGACCACCGGGCAGGGGGTCCTGATCTGCACGACCGAGGGCCGGTGCGATTTCCACCGCGACGGCGCCCCGGCGGGCGAGAAGTGCCCCGGCTTGTGCGCCGCGGTCGACGAGTGCCTCGACCCGATCGGGTGCGAGGACGCCTGCGACGGGGACGGCGCCTGCCACGCGCACGCCGCCCAGTGGCACGCCGAACAGGCGGGCCTACCGGGATTCGTCACCCTGCCGGACGACTCAGCCGTCCCGCGCGCCGTGGACCCCCGGGCGCTCGTCCAGCAGGTCGCCCGGGTCATGCAGGACAAGATCGCCATGCTGTCGGACATCGCCATGCTGTCGGACTCGGTCTCCGGCTCCCGGGCCGTGGAGGTGGCCGCCGCCGCCGGCATGCCGGGCGCGAAGCACGAGCAGGTCGTGGCTGAGATCACCCGCCTGCGGCGAATCGTCGAGGCCGCTACCAAGGCGTCCGGGATCGCCGCCGCCGCCGTTGAATCCCAGTACGCCACCGGGGGAGCCCTCCTCGGCACGTCCCCGATCGTCCGCATCTACGACCTCCTGCGCGAGGTCCGCCCCGCCGAGCGCGCGGGCGAGGCCTGATCGCCCCACCGTAAAAAAAAGAGCCGACCCAGGCTCTTTTCATTTGCGAACGGTTTTTCATTACGGTAATCATGTCTGCGTCGGGCAGCGGTTGGGCCCGGCGCCACAAACCCACAAACGCACGAACGAAGGAGCCACAAATGACGCTGATCGCATCGACCCCGGAGCAGAAGTCCATCGCCACCGGCCGCCTCGACCGCTACATCCAAGAGGGCCAGGTCCGGGCCGTCGCCACCATGGAGCGCGTGGCCCGCGAGGTCCCGGCCGACTACATCTCGCCCGCCACGCGGATGACCGTCTCTGACGCTGACGGCGGGCGCCTGGTGCTCAACGTCGGCACCGCGGACGGGCGGACCGCGGTGGCGGCTCCGCTCCACCGCCACGCGCTCGGCAACGTCGCCTCTCAGGCGTCCATGCCGATGGCGTACGTCGACCACCTCCTCGGCCAGGGCGAGTGGGGCCGCGAGCTGGTGGCCCGCAACCTGACCGACGGCCTGCACTTCGGGAACGCGAAGGCGCGCTACCTGGTGCGCGCGGCCGGCGGCAACGTCCGCGCGGTCCTCAGCGACAAGTTCCGCCGCATCGACGCGCGGCCCATCCTCGACGTCCTGGTCGGCGAGGCCCAGCGGGTCGGCGCCGTGGTGGTCGACGGCGTCATGTCCGACATCCGGTGCGAGATGAAGTTCATCGTCCCCCGCATCATCGAGCCGGCGCCCGGCGAGTTCATGGTGTTCGGGTTCGCCTGGTCGAACAGCGACTTCGGCGCCGGCGCCAACAGCCTGCGCACCTTCGCCTTCCGGCTGGCCTGTTTCAACGGCGCCACCATGGAGCAGAACCTCCGCCAGGTCCACCTCGGCCGCGCCCTCTCCGAGGACATCCAGTGGTCGCGGCAGACGCTCGAGGCCGACACCCGGGTCGCCACGCTGGCCGCGCGCGACACCGCCCGGGCGCTCTTGTCCGACGCCAAGATCGCCGAGACCGCCGGGAAGATCACCGCGGCCCACGCCCAGGGCATCGACCCCAAGGTCACCCTCGCCGGCCTGAAGAAGAAGGTCCTGGTGGGCGACGCCGAGAAGATCGCCGAGGCCTTCAACTCCCCCGACGTCGTCGAGCTCCCCCCGGGGAACACCATGTGGCGCTTCTCGAACGCCATCAGCCTGGTCGCCCGCAACACCGCCGAGCCCGAGAAGAAGCTGGAGCTCGAGCGGCTGGCCGGCGACGTACTCAAGGCGGCCTGAGCTGACCGCCTCGGGCCCGGAGGGTCGCCTCCGGGCTCGCACGGTCCGTTCAGCAAGCGAGGGCCGGGACAACGCCGCTGCAGCGGCGCCCCGGAAAGGCAACCGGACGACACCGCGGCGGACTCGCACGTGCCAGCGGTGCCAACCACGAACCCACGAACCCATGAAACCACCGAACCAGGAGACCACCATGGCCAAGCCCACGAAGCCGTCGACGAACGACACCGCCTCCGTCACGCCCGCCCTCCGCGGCGCCGCGCTCGCTGCCGCGAGCGCGAAGAAACCCGCCGAACCCAGGGCCGCGCGCCGCTCCGGCAAACCGTCCGCCTGGTACAAATTCGCCCGCGCCCTCGAGCGTGCCGAGGTGGTCCGCCAGAAGGCCGTCGCTGTGGTGGCCGCTGCGATCGCGAACGAGAGCGCGAAGCCGGGTTCGGACGCCTCGGTCGCCCTCCTCGCCGCGAGGGGCGCGCTGGGGTCGGCATCGTTCACCGGCGCGGTCCCGCACCTGCAGGTCATCGACTCGGAGCGCGTCCCCGCCGGGCGGCCTCCGAAGGCGCCGCGCTTCAAGGTCGGCGACGCCGTCCGCGTCGCCAAAAAGTTCCTCCCCAAGTACACCGGGTCCGGCCTGTACGCCGCCGCGTTCCTGTCCGAGTTGGTGGTCGACAAGATCGCCCCCAGCGGCCGCGAGTACCTGTGCCGCGACCCCGAGGGCTCCGAGTCGCTCCACGTCCGTTACGGCAAGCACCTGGAGGCGCGGTGAGCGTCAAACTCACCATGCCCGCCGGGCGGATCCGCCACGCGATCAAGGCGCCCGTGTTAGCGCCGGACGGAAAGGGGTTCCTGAGTCCTGTCGTGACCGGGATCGAGGACCTAACGGTCGAGGTCGTGGTGGACCCCTACGAGCTCCTGATGGCCTACGGCCAGCGCCTGGCGGAGACCAAGGAAGGTGAACTCCGGGTGGCTGGCGACGGCGTCGTCCTCCGGGTGGTGCGCCGCGAGCTTACTCACCGGAACCCGCTGAGGATGCCCCCCGGGTCCAGTGACGCTTGACCTGGACCCGGGGAGGCCGCCTAGCCCCACGGCACGAACCAGGGAGGAACGCGCCTGCTCCCGACAGAGTGAGACCCAAGCAGCCAATCGTCAAGGCTCCGATACCCCACGTCAGAATCAACCAGGAGGATCCCATGTCCGTCGACCACGCCCCCATCGAGCGCGCCGCCCAGGCCGTAACCCGCCACCTCGGCCAGCACTTCCCACCCCACATGCGCGACGACATCCTGCAGGAGTCCCTGCTCGTCGGCCTCGAGATGGCCAACTACTACAAGCCCAGCCGCGGCAGGGCCGAGCCGTACTACTACCGCGGCATGGTCACCGCGGTCGGGGCGCTCGTGCACAAGTGGCTGAGCGCGACCTCGATCTCCCGCGCCGTGGCCAAGGCCGGGCTCGCCGGCCGGCTGCAGATCCGCGTCCCGGCCGAGAAGGTCATCTTCCCGGTGGAGAGCCCGGAGGACGCCGCCCTCGAGGTGGAGGGCCTCCCGGAGGCGCGCCTGAAGGCGGCGGCGGCGCGGGTGCGCTGGCGGCGCGAGGTGGAGCGGGCGCTCCGCCGGCTCCCGAACGACGCGCGGCAGGTGGGCGCGCTCATGGTCGGCCTCGAGGGGCCGGCGATGGACACCACCGAGATCGTCAAGGCGACCGGCCTGTGGCGGGACCAGGTGCAGCGCGCCGCCCTCCGCGTTCGGCACGCGCTCTCGTCGTCCCGCGCCGGCGTGCTGTGGGAGGCCCTGCAGGAGGCCGAGGCGGTCCTGCCGTGACGAGCGACGGGTTCGACCAGGAGACGACGCGGCCGGGCCTGACCCGCGAGGAGCTGGAGCGCGAGCTGGCGGCCGAGCTGATGGAGACGGCCAAGATCCCGACGTTCCTCGAGGCGCTCGAGAAGGTGCGCGCCTCGATGACCAACAACCCCCAACACGAGAGGCAACCGTGAAGATCCAAGACCCGAAGAAGAAGGCGATGCTCGAGGCCAGGAACGCCGTGATGTACTCGGTCCCCGCGGCGGACGGCGGGCCGTTCGTCCCCATCGAAGAGGCGGCCGAGCTTGCGAAGGTCGTCCGGTCGAACATCTACCACTGGATCCGCCTGGGGGAGGTCCGCAAGCGGAAATGGGGGGCCGGGCGGATGAGCGTCTACGCGAGCCTGGCGGACCTGAAGCGCAAGGTCCCGGAGGCGTTCCAGGGGCAGCCGAAGAAGCAGCCGGCGCCGGCCCAGCGGCCCAGGAAGCGCAGGGCGGCGTGACCGTGAGGCGGAACAAGTACGGCGAACCGGGGACGCCGTGGGACCACCTGGTGGTCGAGTTCGAGATCCACGCCGACCCTGGACCGGAGCTGGCGGCCAAGCTCGAGGCGATCGACGAGAACGACCTCCTGCACCCGCTCCCGGACGGGTGGAAGGTGGACGACGTCGACGAGCGCGGCGTGTCGTTCGAGGTGACCGGCACGCTGCTGGTGATGGACGGGCGTCAGGTCGAGAAGCTCCTCATCGACCTGGGACTCCGTAAGAAATTTGCGTGATGCGCGTCGTCGCTGACAACACGTGGGCGCGCGTCGAGGGCGCCACGCCGGCCGAGCTCGACTGGCTGGACGGCTACCTGACGGTCGAACCCCCCGGCGCCGAGTACTCAGAGGCGTACGAGGCCGGGGTGTGGGACGGGACGGTCCACCTGTTCTCGCGCAAGCAGAGCCGGTTCCTGGCCGGCCTGTCGCGCATGGTGGCCGGGCGCGCGCGGGAGGCGGGGGTCGCCCTCGATTTCGTCGACGCTCGCCCGCCGGCGCCGGGCGGGGACCGGGACGCGGCGATGGCGCGGGCTGCCGGGTTCGGGTGGCTCCGCGACTACCAGCACGTCGCCGTGGAGGCGATCCTCCGCCGCGGGCGCGGCGTGGTGTCGATGCCGACCGGCAGCGGGAAGACCCAGTGCTTCTCGGCGATCGGAAGCGCGGTCCGGTGCCGGTGGCTCGTCCTGGTGGACACGAAGGACCTCATGCACCAGGCGGCGGACCGGTTCTACCAGTGCACCGGCGAGGTCGCCGGCCTGGCGGGTGACGGGGAGTGGAACCCGCGCCGCTACACGGTCGCCACCCTGCAGACGCTGCACAAGAACATGGGTGAACCGCGCGTCCGGCAGCTCCTCGAGGAGACCGAAGGGGTGATCGGGGACGAGGTGCAGGTCCTGTCGGCCGACGAGTTCTCGAAGGTGGCCATGGCCTGCGAGCGCGCCTGGTGGCGGCTCGGGTTCTCGGCGACGCCGTTCGAGCGGTCTGACGAGGCCGACTACCGCGCGGTGGGGATCTTGGGGCCGCTCATCCACGACGTGCAGCCGCGACCGCTCATCGACGCCGGGTGGCTGTGCGACCCTCAGATCTTCTGCGTGCGCCACCGCCACGGGAAGATGACCGGCTCGTTCCCGGTCGTGTACGAGGCCGGCGTGACGCTGAATGAGGCCAGGAACGCGCTGGTCCGGAGCCTGGTCATCAACCGCCAGCTGTGCCCGCGCCCGTCGATGGTGTTCTTCTCGAAGCTGCCGCACGGGCGCGCGCTGACGCGGATGCTCGACGGGTACGTCCGCACGACGTTCGTGGAGGGCGCCAGCAACACCGCCAAGCGCAACCGCGCGATCCACGAGCTCAAGGTCGGCCTCCGCGATGTCCTCGTGACGAGCAAGGTGTTCAACAAGGGGATCGACATCCCGGAGGTCGAGGGCGCCGTCAACGCCGGCGCCGGCGCCAGCCGGATCGACGCCCTCCAGAAGGTCGGCCGCATCATGCGCGTCTGCGAGGGCAAGCCGCGCACGGTGACGTTCCTGGACATCTACGACCAGGGGAACAAGTGGCTCGAGGCCCACGCCAGGGCCCGGGTCGAGGCCTGGCGGTCGCGCGGGTACACCGTCCGCATCGTCGAACCGGCGACAATCGGGAGGGTGACGTGAAAAACAAACCCAAGGTCAAAATCGACCAGGCCCTGGTCGACAACATCGCGGCGGCGATCGTCCTGCCGAGCCACCGGTGGCGCGACCCGCTGCTCGAGGACGCCCGCATCGCCGTCCTGGTCGGCGAGGCGAACCCCTACGGCGGCCGCCCGGAGATGGCCCTCTTCCCGAAGCCGGCCGGGTCGTCCGGGGACCGCCTGTGCCGGCTGGTACTGGGGGTCGACGTCCGCACCTACGTGCGGGACTTCCGCCGGGTGAACCTGTGCCGCCGGACGTGGCGCCTGGCGGAGGCCAGGGAGCGGGCCGCCGAGGTCGGCCTCGAGGCCCTCCGGGCGTGCCGGCTGCCCATGGTCTTCCTGGGCGCCAGGGTCGCCCAGGCGTTCCGGGTGCCATACGAACCCTTCGCGGAAGGGGTCTGGTTCGCGCAAGGCGAGGCGATCTCGGTCCCGTACGTGTCCCTGCCCCACCCGAGCGGCCTCTGCCGCGCCTGGAACGAACCAGGCGCGTACGAACGCGCCCGCGCCGCGGTCGCCCGCCTGGTCGGCCGGGAGGGTCGCGTTTCCGGTCTGTAACAAAATCGGGTATCGTTCCGCCTGCCTACCGTGCCGGCGAAAATCGCCGACCCGGGTTCCTCTTCCGGTCCCCAAAACTAAGGAGCTTCCCCCGATGGCGACATCCTCGCGTGTCCCCTGGTCAACCCGTTGCGCTCGTCCAACCATGTGGCCCCCTAGGCAAGGGTCACCGGGGGGGCTCCGCGAGACGGGACGGGTTGTTCAGGCGACACGCGGGGGTCGCCGGTGAAGTTCGCGGCGGTCTACCAGGAGGTCCTCAACCGCCCACCCTTCGCCGACGCCCCCCACGCGGCCGTCGGGGTCTGGCTCAGGCTGGCGGCGGCCGCGGCGAAGGCCGAGACGGACACGCTCCCGCTCACTCGCCTGTCCAGCGCCCGGGCGCTGATGCTGTGCGCCGGCGTGACCCAAGAAGACGTCGAGGCGGCGACCGAGGCGTCCCTCTGCAAGTGGGTCGACGGGGGCCTCTTCGTCGAGGCCTACGACTACCACGGCCAGCGCCTGGTCGAGTCCAAGCGCGCGAACGGTGCGAAAAGCAAGGGTAGGCCAAAAAAGCCTGCGATTTCCGAACCTGAAAACCTACCGGTAAACCGGTCGGTTAAGCGGACGGAAACCGAAGCGAAACCCCCTTCCCTTCCTCTCCCCTCCTCTCCCCCCCTTCCCGTTCCCTCCATCCGATCCTTCGGATCGGAACAAACAAATGTGCCCGAGCCGAAAACGAAAACTAACCCCGGGAACCAAGCGGTGATCCCTGGTCTGGTCTCTGTGCCTCTTCCGGGAGAGGCAGACCCGGAGGTTCCGCGCGCCGCCGCCGCGCCGCCGCGCCCCCCGCGCTACACGGAGGTCTTCGAGGCGATCTGGGCGGTCACCGGCCGGCGCGGTGGGAAGGACGCCGCCCACCGCGCGTGGGTGAAGGTCGGCCGGCCGCCGCTCGACCTGGTCGCCGCCAGCTGGTCGGCGTACATGCTCTCGGACCGGCCGGCGGCCGGGTTCGTGAAGGACCTGTCCACGTGGTTCAACGGCAAGTGCCACAACCAGGAGTGGCTGCCTGCCAGGCCGCGGAACGGGGCGGCCAGGTCGAACGGCGTCGGCTACGCGGGTGTCTCGAGCGGCGCGTTCAAGGCCGGGAGGGTCGGGCTGTGAAGCCGGTGCGCGCGAAGGGCGAGACGTTCGGCGACTACCTGCCGCGCCTCGAGGCGTGGTCGAAGACGGACGAGGGTATCGCGGCGGCGGCGGCGGCCGAGCGGGAGGAGGCAGCCGAGCGGCGCGCGGCGGAGGCGCGGTGGATGCGGGACGAGGTCGGGGTCCCGCGGGTGATCGCGGACGTCCTGCTCGCGGAGTCCGGGACGACCCTGACGGAACCGATGGCGGCGGTGCGCTCGCTCGCCCCGCACGAGAGCCTGGTGTTCTTGGCCGGGAGGGTCGGGACCGGGAAGTCGGTGGCGGCGTGCTGGGCGGCGACGCGGCCGGGGGTCTCGAGCGCGCTGTTCGTGCGCTCGATGCAGCTGGCGCGCTGGAACCGCTACGACGCCGACGAGGTGGACCGGCTGCTCTCGCCGCAGGTGCTGGTGGTCGACGACCTGGGCAGCGAGTTCAACGACGAGCGCGGGTCGTTCTGGACGCTGTTCGAGGAGGTCACCGTCAGCCGCGCAGAGGACCATCGCCTGACGATCGTGACGACGAACCTCCTCGTCGACGACGTGCGGGCGCGGTACCGCTTCGAGCGGGTGGCCGAGCGCGTCCGCTCCCTCGGCGCCTTCATCCAATTCGAAGGCGAGAGCCTGCGCGGGCGGCGCGTCTCGTGAGCGCGCTGGCGCGCGGGCTGGTCTACGAGATCAAGCGCGAGTGGGACAGCCACGAGATCATGTGCGCGGCGTGCGTCACCCGGTTCCGGCGCCGCGGGTGGCAGGTCAAATTGGCCAAGAACCAGCCAGCCGTCGAGCAACCCTGCATGCGGTTCACGGCGCACCCGGAGCGTCAGGCCAACATCGAGGCGAGGTTCAAGCATGCGACGAGCTCCCCAGCCGAAGTACGACCCGAAGGCGATCCAGCAGTCGGTCCCGCTCAGCCGGCACCCGCGAAGGCCGAGCGACCCGCTCTCCGCCTGCAACCTGTGCGGTCTCCCGCCCGGAAGCCCGGAGGACCTGGTGGTCTTCCGCGAGCACGACGAGCGTGATTGGCCGATCGCCGGCGACGCGGCGTTAGTGTTCGTGGCGCGCGACCACGAGCGGTGCTCCCGGGCGGTGACGGCGCACCCGCGCCTCTACGCGCGGGAGACCGGGGTCCCCGGCTCCTTCCCGCGGCTCTGCGGCCCGTGCGAGCACCGCGCCGGCCTCGCGTGCCGGAACCCGCGCGCCAAGGTGAACGGCGGCGAGGGCGTCCTCATCCAGGTGACGAACGGACTGCCGCCCGGGGTGGTCTGCATCCTTCCGCGCCCGCGGATCGTCCTCGACGCCATCGCGTGCGATCAGCGCCTGGTGCGGTAGATGGCGCTGCCCACTGACGGCCGGACGCGGAAGACGCCCGGTGACCCGAACGCCGAGATGGCGGTGCTGGGCGCGATCCTACAGGCGCCCGGGCGGCTGGCAGCCGTGCGCGCGGTGGTCGGCACGGAGGACTTCCTGCTCCCGATGCACCGGGAGATCTGGGAGGCGATCGAGGAGGTGGAGGCGTCCGGCAGTTCGGTCGACGTCATCACGATCGCGTCTCGCCTGCGCGACAAGCACCGGATGTCAGGGCTCCCCGACGGGGAGATGTACCTGCTCAAGCTCTCGAACATCGTCCCGACGTCGGAGGCTGTGATGCACTACGCGCGCATCGTGCGCGAGAAATCCGAGCTCCGGAAGCTGATCGCGTACGGAAGCGAGATGGTCGGGCGCGCGTACGGCGCCGCCGCCAGCGCCGAGGAGCTGGCCGGCGAGTACCTGCGTCACCTCGAGCAGATCGGATCGTACGCGCGCGAGAACGGACCCCGGCGCGTCGGCAAGGTGGTCGGGCGCGTGCTCGAGCGGGTGGAGGCGCGCGAGGGCAAGAAGCACGCGGTGGCGATCCCGACCGGCATCCGCGCCTTCGACGACAAGTTCGGCGGGTGGCCGGTCGGCGGCTACGTGATCGTCGCCGGTCGCCCCGGCGCCGCGAAGACGAGCTACGTGCTCACGACGCTCGTCCGGGTCGCGCTCTCGGACGCCGCCCACTCGCTGTTCTTCAGCCAGGAGATGGGCGAGCAGCGCATCGTCGAGAAGATGATCTCGTTCATCGCGAAGGTGGAGGCGCGCAAGATCAAGCACGCGCGGCTCAACAAGGACGAGTGGTGGCAGATCAACGAGGCCGGCAAGAGGCTCGACCCCGCTCCGCTCACCATCGACGACCGGAACGACCTGACGTTCGAGCTCATGATCGCCGAGATCAGGCGGTGGGCCTACGCGGTGAACAGCGCCGCGGCTGCGCGCGGCGAGGGGGAGGTGCCGAAGAAGGTCGTCGCGATCGACTCGATGTCCCTCACGGTCCCCGAGGATCCGGGGCGCGACCGCAAGGCCGACGTCGACATGATGTCCAGGACGCTCAAGAAGCTGGCCGAGTCGACCGGCATCACGATCGTCCTCATCGTCCACCTGTCGCGCGAAGCGACCAAGGACAAGAAGCCGCGCCCCCCGCGCATCTCAGACCTCCGCGAGTCGGGCGCCCTCGAGCAGGACGCCGACGTGGTCATGTTCCCGTGGCGCGACCAGGCCGACCGGGGGAACGGCGGTCCGGTGGACGCGACCCTCATCGTCGCGAAGTTCCGCGACGACGTGGAGGGCCAGGTCCCGGTCCAGTGGGACGGGCGCTACACCGCCTTTTATGACGCCCCAGACGACCCGGGTCCGTGATGCCTGACCTCCGCAGGCCGCGGGCGAAGAAGGAGGTCTGGGTGTCGGCGACGCCCGGGATCGGCGCGGCGCTGAGATTGGCCCGCGAGCGAATCGGCGTCAGGCAGGAAGACGTCGCCGCCGCACTCGGCAGGAGCGTCATGTTCGTGTCCAGGTTGGAGCGAGGGAGGCGGCTGCGCGTCCGGATGAGCGTCCTCGATGTGGTCTGCTCGACCATCGGGATCGGCCTCGGAGACGTGGTCCACGTGTGCCGCGAGTGCGGGACCGTCCTGCCCCGGCCAACACGTCGGGCATGAGGATCAAGATCGAGATCGAAGGTGACTCGTCGGAGCAGGTGTTCCTGGACACGCTCCTCGCGTTCCGCAACGCACTGGGTCCGGCGAAGGAGGGGGAAGCGCATGGCATCGAAGCGAAGGGCTCGGCGGCGAAAGCAGGTGCTCCTGGTGCACCGGGGGCGTCTCAACCGGCTCGGCCGGCGGAAACTCCGGAGGTGGTTCGAGGCGGAGCGGGCGCGGCCACCGATGGTGGTCCCGTCCCTGCCGCCACTGGTGGTACTGCCGGTTCAGGACCGGATGCTCCTGGCCCTGTCCCACGGCGGGCAGGTGGACCTGTCGCCGCTGTTCCGCCGGGACCCGCCGGAGGTGCCGCTCCTGCTGGTGGATCGGGGCTGGACGTCGGGGCGCTCGCGAAGGTGAAGACCATGCGCCAGCTCGTCCTGGCCCTCCGCCGGCAGGGGTGCGAGACGGCCGAGGAGGCCTACCGCGCCTGCGCCCAGCTCCAGGCAGCCGGAGCCGTCCCGGTGCTCGAGGTGGTCCCGCCCGACGTGCTCCGCGAGCGCGTCGAGGCCACCTGCGAGGACCTGCTCTGAACGAAGACGACGAACGCGAGAGGAGATCGAGATGAGCGAATTCGGATCGGAAGAACCAGACGAGCGGGAGTACGAGGAGGCGCGCGCGAACCAGGCGGCGTCGCAGGCGACGACCGTGATGATCGGCGGGATCCCAGTGTCGGCGCTCGAGCACGTCATGACCGGCGCGCTCGAGAGCATCATCGTGGCGCGCGGCTGGAAGGAGCAGGCGCAGAAGGAGATCCAGCGGCGCGCTCAGGAGGCGGTCAACACCATCACCCCGGAGGTCGTGCGCGACCTGGTCGGCGCCGAGGTGGCGCGCGTGATCGCCGAGGGCATCCCCGAGCACGAGGTGTACTCGGGCAAGGAGCTGAAGCGCAGGACCATCGCCGAGCTGGTGGTGACGTCCCTCAACTCACCGAGCGGCGACCGGAGCAGCAACAAGACGCTGCTCCAGAGCATGATCCACACCGCCGTGCAGGAGGTGTTCTCCAGGGAAATGACCAAGGTCGTCGACGAGGCGCGCACCTCGGTCAAGGCGCAGGTCGACGCCGTCTTGGCCGGCAAACTCACCGAGGCCCTCAAGCAGGCGCTGGCGCGCTGATGGCGGCGCCAGTCAAGCCCCAGGGGCAAGAGACCGCCGCGGAGATCCGGCGGGCCGTCTCCATCCGGCCGGGGGCCATCCAGGAGGAGTACGTCCAGCTCCCGTCCACGCTGCACCGCTGGCTGAGCGAGCGCACGGAGGCGGCCTTCGCGCTCCGGGTCGCCGAGCTCGACCTCGAGGTGGTGGAGGCGCGGGTGAAGACCGCCGTCCGCAAGGCCCGGCTCGAGGAGATCGAAACGGCCGGCGCCGGGACGAAGATCAAGCCGCTGACCGAGGACCAGGCGGCCGACGCCTTGGTGCTCGACGAGGAGTACCAGGGGGCTCGCCGGAAGGTGGCGGAGGTGGCGGCGAACAAGTCCCGGGCCCAGGACATGGTCGACGCCGTGAACGCCAAGCGCGAGATGCTGGTCTCCCTGGGGGCCGACCTCCGGGTGCAGGCCGAGAACGACCCGTCGATCCGAGACCGGCGGCCGAGGTAGAACCTCCGGCCAACACACGAACGACACGAAGACACCACCTCACCAACCACGCGAACGGAGACAAGCACATGGCACGCAAGGGAACGAAGGCAGCGGAGACCGAGCAGGGGACGGCGGCGGCGGGGGCCGGGGAGACGAAGGACGTCGCCCGGGCCCAGCAGGAGGCCCAGGGCGCGGTCGAGACGACTGGCGAGACCGACTGGGAACCTGCCGACCCGGATTGGGTCCGCGAGGACTACGGCCAGTACGAGGAGGACGCCGAGGAGCGGCGCCGCGCCGGCGCCGTCGTCAAGCCGCCGGAGGGCAAGTCCACCTGGCGCGTGCTGCCCCCCATCCGGGGCACCCGGCGCCTGTGGTACCGCGTGTGGACGCACAGCGTGAACAACGAGCGCCTGAACGACGCCACCCGGATCCTCGCCGCCCTGCCTGAGGACGCCAAGAAGCAGATCTCCGACGAGCTCGGCGTGATGGACATCGAGGCCTCGAGCCTCGGCAAGGGGTTCAAGGCGACGGTGTGCCTGTCGAAGATGAACGACGAGCCTTGCTTCACGTGCAAGCTCGTGTCGGTCCTGTTCAAGATCGCCCGCGCGTCCGCGGCGCTGAAATCGGCGGAGTTCATCGCCAAGGACCTCTCCTCCAAGGAGGAGATCTTCATGAACGCGGTTCGTCTGGACAAGCCCGAGGAGATGGAGCGCGGCCCGCGCGGGCTCCAGGTGACGATGACCCTGTTCGAGAAGATCAACCGGATATTCGCCCAGCCGGAGACCGACGAGCAGCTCGGCGGCGACTTCTCCCACCCGGAGACCGGCTTCAACCTGGTGATCGACCGCACCGTCGACCAGAAGAACAAGGTCAAGATCGGGGACAAGATGGTCGACAAGACCACCTACGAGGTCTCCCCCGGTCGCGCCCGGACCAAGCTCGCCAACATGGGCTGGCTGAAGCAGATGCACGACCTGACCAAATTCCGTGACATGCCCGACGACACCGCCATGCGCGGCATCGTCGAGGGCTCCGGCGAGCGCCCGGCCGTCGACGGTCCGAACGACCCGTACGCCGCCGCGCCTGCCAACCGCCAGCTCCCGCCCGCCTCCGGCGGCAAAGAGGAGGACTGGATCGAGGTGGACGGGGTGTGGGGCTACCGGCGCGACCACCGCGCCGCGGGGCGCCGGGTCTGACCTAGCTTTCCGCTCAGCGCGCGCGCCACCGCCGGGTCGTCCCGGGGGTCGCCCCAATCCCTGCCTCCCAAGCCATGGTCCGGGCGATCTCCGCGGTTCGCCCCAGGGGGTGGCGCGCGCCTGGTCGGGAAATTTTTAGGAAACTCCTGATGCCCAAGAACACGAAGCGGAAGCGGGCGCCGGCGAAGCCGCGCCAGAAGAAGCAGGACAACCGCACCCTCACCGAGAAGATGCGCGACACGGTGCGGGCGCACTTCAAGGACGAGCACGCCGCCGACACGCTCGGCACGGGCGGCTACTCGGCGGTCAAGGAGGTCCTGCCCACCGGGATCGAGGTGCTCGACCGCCACGTCTTCGGGATCGGCGGCCTGCCCTACGGGCGCGTCGTCGAGATCTCCGGGCTCGAGGACGCCGGTAAGTCGTCGTTCGTCAACGGCCTGATCGCCGCCGCCCAGCGCGACGGCGCCACGGCGTCGCTCGGAGACAGCGAACGGAAGGTCCAACCGAACTGGGTCGATGTGTTCCAGGTGAAGCGGGACGACGTCCTCCTGCTGCCCAGCAACACGGTCGAGGAGTGGCTCTCCTCGGTGGCGCTGACGCTGACCAAGTTCGGCGCGCGCAACAAGCTGGTGTTCATCCTCGACTCGGTCCCGAGCACGACCCCGAAGAAGGCCCTCGACGAGGACCTGCGCGACTCGGAGATCCCCGGGGCGATGGCGTCCAGCTGGTCGCGCGGCCTGCGCCGGGTGAACAAGCTAGTGTCCGAGCGCCTGGCGATCGTCATCCTGGTCAACCAGCTCCGGTCGAAGATCGGGGTCATGTACGGGCCCACCGAGGAGACGGCCGGCGGGCGCGCCATCAAGCAGTACGCGTCCCTGCGGATCGGCCTCACGCACGGCGGCCCCTTCAAGAGCGGCAAGGCCACCGTCGGCAAGTGGGTCAAATTCCGCGCGAACAAGAACCACCTCATCTCGGGCAACAACAGCGCGCACGCCCTGCTCGACTTCGAGCGCGGGTGGGACGACCAGCGGTCGACCATGCGGTTCGCCCGCGAGGTCGGGTGCGTCGACAAGGGGTGCCGGTCCCTCAAGGAGGCCCGGGTAGCGCTCGGGTGGGAGGTGAACCCGGACGCCCCCGACGTCCAGGTGGACCTCGGTGAAGAACCGGAGAAGGAGTGACCATGGCGGCCAAGAAGAAGCAGCGGTCAGGGTTCGCCGTGGTGGCGGACGTCCACGTGGCCAACCACGCGAGGTTCGGCGGGCGCGAGGAGGACGGCCTCAACGCGCGCGGCCGGTTCACGATCGAGGCGCTCCGGGAGGCCGTCACCATCGCCGACCTCCGCGGGTGCGAGCACTTCGTGGTGGCCGGAGACCTGTTCGACAACCGGCGCCCGGAGCCGGCGGTCGTGGCCGCCGTTCAGCACGTGTTCGCCGATGCGCGAGAGCGCGGCCTGGTGGTGGTGGCCGTCCCCGGCAACCACGACCTGCTCGACGCCGACGCGTCCGGTGGCAACACGACCTGCGCGCCGCTGTGGCAGGTGGCCCAGGTCCCGGACCACGAGGGGTGGTGGCGGATCGGCGGCTACCCGGTCTTGGTGGTCCCGTTCCAATCCCGCGCCCCCATGTCCCAGCACCTCGGCGAAGTCCTGTCCGCCTACGGTCACAAGGAGCCGAAGGAGTTCGACGGCGAAGGCAAGCCGAGCTTGCTCATCACGCACGTGGGCGTCTACGACCTCCTGTCGGCCACCCCGTGGCAGAAGCGAGCCAAGGACGCGATCGAGGCCGGCTTCCTCCTGGGGCTCATCGAGGACGCCGGGATCGAGACCGCGTTCGTCGGCAACTACCACGACCACCACCGGTGGACCGACGTCGAAAACGGAGTCCGGCGGGTCTTCCAGGTCGGGGCCCTGTGCCCGGTCTCGTTCTCGGAGACCGGCACCGTGGACCGCGGCCTGATGGCGATCTACCAGAACGGCGGCGTCTCGTTCGTCACCGTCCCGGGGCCGAGGTTCCTGGACATCGAGACCCCGCGGCAGGTCGCCGATCTGTCGTCGATGAGCGACCGGCTGCTCGAGCGGACGTTCGTCCGCGTCTCGCGCGAGGTGGAGATCCCGCTCGGCCTGGTCTCCAAGCTGGGCGGTGTCGACCACGTCGGACCCGAGGTCACGGAGGTTGCCGGCGCCGCCGGCGCCGCGTCGGCGGTGGCCGGCAGCGATCCGGCGGCGGAGCTCGCCGCCTACGTCGAGCAGATGAACCTGCCGGAGGACGTCGAGCGCGGCGCCGTCGCCGCCTTCGTCGCCGACTGTTGGAAGAAGGGGGCCTGAGATGTCGATCGACTTCAGGAAGCTGATGAAGAACCCGCCGCCGCCGGTCAAGCCGGAGTTCCAGGCGCTGATCGCCCGCGGCAATGTGACCGTCGCCGAGTACCAGTCCTTGAGCGGGTCGACGGCCGACTGGGAGGCGATCATCCCGGCGCTTGACGACGAGGCGCTGGCGCACGTCGCCGAGCACTACGCGAAGAATATGTTCCCGCGACACGGGACGTACGACGACGCCATGGTCCGCCGCATCGTCCCCGAGGTGGCCAAGCGCCTGCGGGCTCGCGCTGCTGGCCCTGGTAGTCCTCCGCAGTGCCCGCACGGGCGCGGGTTCAATTGCGCCGCCTGCTACCCGGGGGGGCGGCGATGATCTTCGTCGGCGCAGACCTGCCGGACTTCTTCACGTTCAAGGGCGCGAAGGTCGACTTCGACGAGGGCCTGACGATGCTGGTCGGCCCCAACGGGTCGGGGAAGACGGCGCTGGCGGTCGAGGTGGTGTGCTGGGTCCTGTGGGGGAAGACCGCGCGCGGCGCCGACCCGGTGCCGGACGGGGACGCATCCATGACGGTGCTGAACGGCGGGCGATCGGTCTCCGTCCGGCGCAGCCGGTCCGGCAACCGGCTCGCGGGGTTGGCCCTGGCCGTCGACGGGGTCGCCACCAACGGCCAGACGCACACCGAGACCCAGGCCAAGATCGACGCCCTGGTCGGCGACTGGCGCCTGTTCTCGTCCACCCGCGTGTTCTCGCGCGCCCTGCTGTCCAGGTTCTCGAACGCCGCCAACCGGGACCGCGGCAAGCTCCTCGAGTCGGTGCTCGGCCTGGAGCGGTTCACGCGGTCGGAGAAGTTCGCCCGCGGCGCGCTGGCGCTGCGCAGGTCGGCGGCGCTGGTCGCCGAGGGCCAGGTGCGCGAGGCACGCGCCGCGCTCGAGAGGTCCCAGCAGGCCGCCGCCAACGCCGCGCCCCAGGTGGACGTCGCCGCGCTCCGGCGGGAGCTGGAGCGGATCGGGGTCCGGGAGAAGGCCGCCACCGACAGCGCGGCGGCGCTCGCCGCCAAGATCGAGCGCATGGAGGCCGTCGTCAGGTCGGCCCGCGAGTCGTGGGTGGCGGCCAAGGCCAAGGCGGAGGCCTCCCGCCAGCAGGCCCGGGACGGACGCAGGTCACTCGTCGCCGGCGGGCCGTGCCCGACGTGCGAGCGCCCGCTGACGCCGCAGGTGGTGGAGGCCGCCAACGTCGCCCAGGCCGAGCGCGCCGAGAAGGTGATGTTCGCGGCCCGGCGCGACGAGGAGATCATGGAGTCCGCGAAGGAGGAGCTCCTGGAGCAGGAGGACGTGCTCCGCGTCCTCAAGGAGGAGCGGTCGGCCCCGGGCAGCGACTACAGGTCCGAGCGCTCCGGGATCGAGAAGGAGATCGCCCGGGCCGAGGGCGTGGCCGAGCAGGAGGAGCGGGCCCGGCGCATGGTGGAGGTCGACACGAAGCGCGTCGACAGGACGCAGCTGGAGCTCGCCAAGGCGAACCGGGACCTGCGGGTCGTCGAGGCGGCGTGCGAGGCCCTGGGGCCGCGGGGGGCCCGCCTGCGCGTGTTCTCTCGCGCCATGGGCGCCATCAACGCGGAGGTCGCCCAGGTCCTGGCCAAGCTCGGGCTAGGCATCCGCGTCCGGATCACCGGCACCAAGACCAACGCGTCGGGGGAGGAGTCCGACGAGGTGTCGGTCGAGGTCGAGGGGGCCGGGGCCGGCCGGTACCTGGGGGCGTCCGACGGCGAGCGCGCCCGGATCGACGTGGCGATCTTGCTCGGCCTGGCCCGGGTCGCCGGCGCCCGCGGCGTCCTGGTGTTCGACGAGGTGTTCGACCCGCTGGACGACGAGGGGGTGGAGCGCGTCGCCGAGCTGCTCCAGGACATGGCCAAGGACCGCCAGGTCATCGTCACCACCCACAACGAGCGGCTGCGGGCGATCCTCCCGGCCGCCCTCACCTGGCGCGTCTCGAAGCAGGGCGGCGCGTCCTCGGTGGCGGCCGGTGGTTAGGCCGGTCCGGCTCCAGCTGCGCCGCACCCGCGGGGCCGACATGCAGCGCACGAGCCGCATGACGAACGGCCTGCCGGCTCTCAAAGTCGACCGGACCACCAGGTGGGGGAACCCGTTCCGGCCGGCGGGGCAGGGCGACCTGCGCAAGGCGTGGTCCGCCCACCGGCACTGGTTGACGATGGACACCCCGCAGGCGTACCTGCGGCGCGGGGCCGCGGTGGTCCACCTCCGCGGCTACAACCTGGCCTGCTGGTGCCCCCTGCCCCCGGAAGGCCAGCCGGACCGGTGCCACGCCGCCACCCTGCTCGCCGTGGCGAACGCCGCCGAGCCGGCCCACCCGATAGCGCTCCTGGCGGCCCTGGCTGCGCTGGGGGGGGCGGTCTCGGGTTGCGGGGCGAAGGTCTGCCCGATCCGCCCGGGCCCGTCCGGCGGCGCCTGCTGCTGCGTGGCGCGCGGCGTGCGGGCGGCCGAGGCCGCCGAGCGGTGGCAACTCTCCTGGCCGCACTCCGACAGCAACCCGCCGCGCCGGCCCCGGGGTGTCCCGTGCGACTGCCGGTGGTGCATCGACCACGAAGGAGAGGGGACGTGATGGAAGAGACAGCGCTCGGGTTCTCGTGGTCCGACCCCACCCCGGGGGACCGGTGGAACTTCACCTACGACGGCGCGTGCGTGTCCGTCGGGACGATCGGTCTCGGCCAGGTGGTGGCCAGGATCTACCGGCGCCGGTCCACGGACGACTTGTTCGCCAGCGAGGAATTCTGGGGGGTCCTGGTCCGCAACGAGACCTCGGGGGGCCAGAGCACCAGCAACGCCGGCGGCGGTCTCACCAGCCGGGAGGTCGCCGAGGAGTTCGTGGAGGACCACCTGTTCGGGGCGCTGCGCGACTGGTACCGGTGCAGGACCTGCGGGTGCCTCACGGGAGACGGGTGGCACCAACTGGATGGCCTCCGGCTGCGCTCCGAGCAGTCGTGCCACGAGTGCGACTTCTGGCGCCGCGTCGTGGCGCAGCGCGCGGCGTCTCCTGGGATCTTCGCCGTGGTGAAGGGGTGCGTGTACCAGGTCGGACCGGAGCCGGCTCCGGGCTCCGAACGGAGTGGGCTCGGTCACGGCGGACGTCGGTTCGAAATCGTCTGGCGCGACGGGCGCCGGGTGGTCACGACGAACCTGTGGCACCGCGGGCAGGTTTCGCCAGCGTTCCGGTGCGTGTTCCCGGACGACGCCGACTTCGCCTAGTCGAGTTCGACCACGCCGCGCAGGTCGGGAGAGTCGACCATGGCCCAGCCGTCGTCGGTCTTGACGAACGGGATCCCGCCGTACCGGACCACCTCGGAGGGCGGCTTGTCGTCCGAGTCCCGGACCAGCATGACGGGGTAGAGCGGCCGATCGCTCGGGCGCGGGCGAAACAAGGCTGTTCGTGTCTTCTGGTGGGGCATGCCCACTTTGGGACGCAATGTCGGTGCCGCATCGCGGACCCCATGAATTCAGGCCTTCCGCGCGCGATCGGTTACGCGGACGGCACGCTCGGCACCGGTCTGAAACGCGCGGTGTACACTCGATCGCCACGATGGCAGACGAGAAGGACCCCCCGGACCTGCACGTGGTCGGCGGGAAGAAGCCCATCCAGGCGCCCACCACCCACGAGCGCTACGAGCAGATGGCGAACGCCTACTTCGCCGGGGCCCGCACGATCCGAGGCGTGGTCGCCGCGCTGAGGAAGCAGTACGGGGTGTCCATCAGCTGGAAGACGGCCAAGAAGGCGATCGAGGTCGGATGGCCAGAGCACCACTGGCCCCCCCTCAAGGACCGCGCCCAGCTCCACGACCGGGCCCGCCAGCACGAGGCGAACACGGCCGACCCGGCGCGCGCCGAGCGGGCGCGCTCCTGGCTCGAGATGAGGCGCGACTACCTGCTCATCGCCGGCGGCGTCCGCGCCGGCCTCGCGCGGGCCCTCACCGTCTTGAACGCGAACATCGACCGCTCGGTCGCCACCACGGTCCGCCCCCAGCGCCAGGTCCACTACGAGGAGGTCATGGACGCCAAGGGGAAGGTGATCCGGCGGATCCCCAGGACCATCACGGTCGACGTCCAGGTGATGCCGTCCGTGTTCGACGTGGCCCAGGCCCTCAACCAGATGTCCGGCGCGCTCCAGCGCATCGGCGAGGGCGAGCTCGGGCAGCTCATGGCCAAGCCGCCGGGTGACACCGGGGGGAAGAGGCAGCGCGTCTCCGATGAACAGGTCGCGTTCATCCTGGCCAACGGTGGGCGCCTCCCGCCGGGCGTGACGCCGGAGATGCTCGGCGAGCTCTGAGGCCCGGTCAACATACCGGGCATGGGGAAGAAGAAGCCGAAGATCGAAAAGTGCTCGTGCCCGGAGTCGGTGCACCTGCGCGCGGCGCTCCGGAAGATCGAGCGCATCGCGACCGAGGTGACGGACCAGCCGATGGCGGACGACCTGGCGCAGATCGGGAACCTCGCCTCCCAGGGCCTGGACCTGGCGCCGCTGGCCGGCGACCCGGGGATCGGCCCGGTGCCGGAGTGAGCGACGTCCTACTCGGGTTCGAGGTCCCGCGCGGCCTGCGGGTGGAGATCCCGATCGGCCACATGGTGGTCGCCGGGCAGTCGCAGCGCGCCGGCAAGACGACCACCATGGAGGCGCTCCTGCACCGCAGCGGCGCCCGCGCGCTGACGTTCATCACGAAGCGCGGCGAGGGCGCGTTCAAGAACGCGCGCCGCATCCGCCCGTTCTTCCGCGAGCGCGCCGACTGGGAGTTCGTCGAGTCGGTGCTCGAGTCGACGATGCGCCAGAAGATGCGCTTCGAGCGCGCGTGGGTGATGCGCGCGGTGAAGGGGGCGAAATCGCTGGCGGACGTGCTCGCGAACGTGCGCAAGATGCAGGCGAAGGCGACGCGTGGGATGGACGCCGACATCTACATGATGCTCGGCGAGTATCTCCTCCGCGTCGTCCCGGCGATCGAGGCGGCGGATTTCGCGACCAGCGTCGACCTGCGCCGCACAGGCACGCACGCCATGGACCTGACCGCGCTCCCGCTCGAGCTCCAGATGCTGGTGATCCAGTCGACGATCGACTGGGTCAACGACCGCGAGAGCGGCGTCATCGTCGTGGTCCCGGAGGCGTGGGAATTCGTGCCGGAGAGCCGCGGGTCGCCCGTGAAGCTCGCCGTCCAGGCCCTGGTGCGCAAGGGCGCCGCGGTCGGGAACTTCGCCTGGCTGGACAGTCAGGACCTCGCCGGCGTCGCCAAGGACGCCGTCCGCCAGGCGCGCGTGTGGCTGCTCGGCGTGCAGCGCGAGGTGAACGAGGTCAAGCGCGCGCTGGCGCACATCCCGGCGGGCATCAAGAAGCCGCGCGCCGACGAAGTGGCGTCGCTCCAGCGCGGCGAGTTCTGGGCCTGCTGGGACCGCCACGTGGTCAAGGTGTACGTCCAGCCGGCGTGGATGAGCGAGGAGGACGCGCAGGCGGTGGCGTGCGGTCAGGCGTCCCCGGAGGGCGCCATGCTCGCCCGGGCGCTGGAAGTCATGGCGCCGGTAACCGAGGCGGTGGAGCAGGAGCTGAACCAAGAGGAGGACGACGTGAGCAAAGAGAGACTGGACCTGATCGACGGCAAGCTGGACCAGCTCCTGCGCGTGGCCCGCGCCGCGGCGGAGAACACCGTCCCGCGCGAGCCGGCCCCTGTCACCTCAGGGTCGGCTGCACCGACTGACGTCGAGGCGCTGTACCAGGAGATCAAGAGGCGGCTCCTGGTGGACGACAGGGCGACGCTGATGAAGGTCCTCGCGAGGGAGCCGCGGATCGACGTGACCGTCCACGAGGTCGCCGTCGACGTCGACGGCGACACGCTGCGCGGTCGCCTGGCCATGCTGATCGCGGACGGGTTCTTCGACACCCACAAGAAGGCGTACGCCGCGTTCGTGGAGCTCCAGCGGGTGGCGTTCAAGACGTCGAAGCCGAACGTCTACACCGAGTGCGGTAACCTCGCCGCCATGGGGTTCCTCACCAGGGAGGGCGACGGGTACCTCGCCGTCCCCGGCATGAAGAAGAACATCAGGCGCGTCAAGTGAGCCGGTCGGACTACAAGACCAGGAACCGGGCCCGCGCCACCGCGGCCGAGAAGGCGCGCGCCGCCGAGCTGACCGAGCGCAACGCGCACGTCCCCCGCGGCCGCGACGTCACGGTCTCCGAGGTGCAGGCCTACGCGCTCTCTGGGCACGGCAAGTGCGGCGGCCGCGGCGTGGTCGGGCGGGTGGCCTGCGCGTGCGCGACCAAGCGCTTCATGCGCGCGAATCCGGACGTGATCGTCGTCCGCGAGGGCGACCTGCTCGGCGTCTACTGGCCCCTCAAGATCGCCGTCGGATCGGGGGAGGGGTGACCTTCTGGTGCGCGATGAGCGGCCTCACCGGGGTGGTCGTCGGGCTGGCCCTGGGGCCGCTCCTCGACCGCCTGGACCGGTGGGCCGCGAGGAGGGGGTGGTGATGCGTAAGCGCGTGGTCATCGGGTTCTGGATCGTGGCCGCCGCCGGTCTCCTGGCTGGCGAATGGTTGGTCATCCGCGGGTCCGCGGCGATCGATGGGCGCGCGATGCGCCGCCTCGAGGACGCCTGCAGGGAGGCGCGCCGGTGAGGGTCCGCGCCTGCCGGTCGGTGCGAGTCCACTACACGGGCGGCCTGAGGGTCGCCCACGTCACGAAGGTCCTGCACTGCGGCCACGAGCTCTCGTCGCAGCGCGATGTCAAAGACATCGGCCTCGAGACGTTCCACGCCGCCGTCGAGGAGGCCGCGGTCGGCGGCGCCTACTTCTGCCAGGAGTGCCCGGACGAGGAGCCGCCCGAGCTGCCGCCCGCCGTGGCCGGTCCGCCACCCGGCCCCGAGTCCCCCGGGTCCATACCGAGGACGACCAAGCGCCCGCTCTGATATCGTCTCCAGCATGGACGACGACGTCGCGCAGTACGTGGCCGACCTGGCGGACCCGCGGTCCGAGGGCATGACCAAGCACATGTACCGCGACTCGGCGCCGGCCGGGTACGTCACCTGCGGGATCGGGGTGAAGCTCGACTCGCCCGACGCCGCCATCCCGCTCGCCTTCTGGAACTACACCGCCGGCCGGATGGCCCAGCGCGAGGAGGTGGCGGCCGAGTTCCGGCGCGTACAGGCGCTGGCCCAGGGGCACCAGGCCGGCTGGTACCGGAACACCGGCGGCGGCTCGGCGCCCATCGTCGAACTGCTGGACGGGGAGGCCGAGGCCGCCGCCCGGCGCCTCCTCGAGGCGGAGTTCCTGCCGGCCCTGCGCCGGGTGTTCCCGGCCTGGGGGTCGTTACCGCTGGCCGTCCGGCGCGGCCTGGTCGACGTCGCCTGGAACGTGGGGATCGGGCGCGACCCGGTCGGCGACGACAAGGGCAGGGGGATCCGGGCCTTCCGCAACCTGCGCGCGGCGCTGGCGGCGACCCCGCCGGACTACAAGCTGGCGGCCCTGGCCTCGCACCGGGTGCAGACCACCGAGCACGCCCGCCTGCGCAACGCGTGGGCGGCCGGGATGATCGAGGCCGGCGCGCCGCCGGTCACCACCTGACGCCGTGGGCGCCCAAGCCGCAGTCGTCAGCCAGGAGCGCGTCCTGTGGGCCGCGCGCGAGAGGCTCGTCCGCGGCGCGCGCGAGCACTTCCACAAGTTCGGCGCGTTCGCCGTGCGCGACGACGTCGGTAACCCGATGCGCTACCACCACGTGCACCTGTGGTGGATCGCTCACATCAACTACGCCTGGTCGCGCGGCATGCACGCGGGGATCTTCGCTCCGTTCGGTCACGGCAAGACGTCCTCGCTCATCGTCCCCCTCGCCGCGTACCTGACCGGCATCAACCAGCAGGAGCGCATCAAGGTGATCTGCTCCGGTGATGACGCGGCGAAGCTGCGCATGCAGGCCTCGAAGCGGGTGATGGAGTCGCCGCTCTACAACCTCGTGTTCCCGGAGGTGGTCCCGGGCAACCTGTGGACCGACCACAAGCTGCTCGTCGAGCGCGTCGGGCACGCCGTAGACCCGACCGTCGAGGCGCGCGGCGTGAAGACGATGGGCACCGGATCGCGCGCGACCACGATGATCTTCGACGACGTGGTCGACGCCGAGAACAGCACCACCGAGGAGAAGCGCAACCACACCACCTGGCTGGTCGAGGTGAAGTGGCTCAGCCGCCTCGAGCCCGGCGGGAAGGTGGTCTGGATCGCCACCCCATGGGACGGCGACGACGCCTCCTACAAGATGCGCGCCCGGCCCGACTTCTGCTGGCTCGAGCAGCGGGTCAAGGAGGACCTCTCGGGGTACGAGCAGGACGCCCACAACGTCGGCCGGGACTACCTCGAGGAGTGCTCCCGGGACGTGGCCGAGATGCTGGCCGACCCCTGAGGTCGGGGGCCCGGCCAACACGTCGGGCATGGGAGAACAAGAGACGAGGGCCGAGCGGGCGCACCGCCTGGCCCAGGATGTCGGGAAGCTGCTGCCCGAGTTGACCGAGGAGCAGGTCCGAGCCTTCATCGACCCGGTCCTGCACCAGGCCATGGAGCTGACCAAGGAGACGGAGGAGCACTTCAAGATCCAGAAGCGCAGCCTGGACGCGTCGGCGGTCGCGTCGGTGATGGTCCAGGGGGCGCTCGCGGCCATCTGCGAGGGGCACGTGGACGAGGACATCCGCGGGCGCCTGTTCAGGGCCGGCAAGCTGGTCGGCGACTACGCCACCGAGCGCATGGCGGAGAACGTCCAGAAGGCGGTCGAGGCGGCCGCGAAGGCGACGCTGTCGTGAGCGGCGGAGATGTCTGCGCCGGCTGCGGTGGCCCAGCTGGGCAGCACTGGGTGATGGTCGAAGAGGGGACGGGGGACGTCATCTGCGGGGCCGGCGGCCGCAACGGTCGCTCCATGGTGACCACCTCCCAGGCCGAGATCGTCCGGGACATCGTCGCGGAGCTCGATCGGGCCAAGGGGCTGCACCCGAACAGCATGCGCCTCCCGGACGGGGTCGCCACGTCGCACTCGCGCGAGACGTACCGGAAGATGGCGCAGTCCTGGTGTGACCGCGCGGACCGAGAAGGGATCCTCACGCACGCCGACGTGTTCGAGGAGGAGGTCGCGGAGGCGCTCGACGCGCGGTCGCTCGCTGACCTGCGCAAGGAGTTGGTCCAGTGCGGCGCCATGGTCCTGAAATGGCTCCTGCACATCGACGAGTGGCTCGCCGCGGGCGAGACTGCGACCGTGCCGAGCAGCAGAACGTAGTCACAACCGAAGGGAGACGCAGATGGGCGAAGACGTGGTCCGAGGTAAAGAGTTCAAGCAGAAGCTCCGCGTGCCGATGAGCGACGACGAGGCGCGCAAGAAGGGCAAGCTCGCCGGGCACCTGAAGAAGAAGGTCCAGGAGATCAAGGCGAAGCAGAAGGCGGCGAAGGACGAATTCAAGGAGGAGCTGACGGACGCGCAGGGCCGCCTCGACGCCGTGCTCGACGACCTGGACGCCGGCGGCGACATGCGCGAGGTCAAGTGCGTCGAGGAGAAGCACTTCAAGCGCAACGAGGTGCGCGTGATCCGCCTCGACACCGAGGAGGTCGAGTCGACGCGCCCCATGTCCCCGGAGGAGCGCCAGGAGATGATCTCCGTCGTCAACGGCGGCGAGTCGCGCGTGACCGACCACAAGCCCGAGAAGGCGAAGAAGCGCGCCTCCCGCAAAAAGGACGACGCGCTCGAGGACGGGGTCTGACCATGGCGGTGACGTCGCTGGTGATCGACGTGGGCGGCGCTACGGTCGCCGACGTCGGCGCGTGGATGCGCGGGGTCAGCGACGTCGCCATGTCCATCGCCAGAGGTCTGTCGAACCCGCGCCGTAGCCAGCTCCTGGATCTGGTGGGCGCGGTGGAGCGCGTGGCCGAGGAGGCGCACGCGGCGGCGATGAAAGCGGAGGAGGTCGACCGTGGGTGAGAGCACAGAGATCGCCTGGACGGACCATACGTTCAACCCCTGGTGGGGATGTCAGCGCGTCTCTCCGGGGTGCGAAAACTGCTACGCCGAGACGTTCTCGAAGCGCCTGGGATTCGGGACGACGAAGGGGGCGATCTGGGGCGCCAAGTCCGAGCGGCGCCTGTTCGGCGACAAGCACTGGGCCGAGCCGCTCAAATGGGAAGCCGCCGCGCGCGCCGCCGGCGTCCGGCGCCGGGTGTTCTGCGCCTCGATGGCCGACGTGTTCGAGGCCCGCCAGGACCTCGACGAGCCGCGCGAGCGCCTGTTCAAGCTCATCGAGGAGACCCCAAACCTTGACTGGCAGCTCCTCACCAAGCGCCCGGAGAACATGACGTTCCTTGCTCCGGAGCGCTGGCGCTCCGTCTGGCCCGAAAACGCATGGGCGGGGACGACGGTGGAGGACCGCAGGCGGCGCGACGTCCGGGGCAAGCACCTGCTCGGCGTGCCGGCGAAGGTCCTGTTCTTGTCGATGGAGCCCCTCCTCGAGGAGGTGTCCATCCGGGGCGTGCTCCCGCAGGACGCGCGCATCCAGCAGGGGATCAACTGGGTGATCGTCGGCGGCGAGAGTGGCCACGGCGCGCGCCGGTTCAACGCGCGCTGGGCCTGGGACCTGATCGCCGATTGCCGGGAATCCCACGTCCCGGTGTTCATCAAGCAGCTGGGCGACAACCTCGTCACGCGCAACGACGACAACCTCACGATCGAGGGTGAGCCTGGGTTCTGGCCGGGGGTGGCTGACGGCGACCGCGTCGAGCACGACGTCGACGGGGTCCGCGATGATTACCAGGGCGCGCTCGTGCGACTCCGCCTGCGCAAGCCGAAGGGCGGGGACCTCGCCGAGTGGCCCGAGGAGATGCGGATCCGGATGTTCCCGGGGGACGAGTGGCCGAGCGATCGATAGACGACCTGATCGCCAGGTCGTCCCTGGGGACGCCGCGGGCGCGGCGCCTGCGCGAGCTCGGCCGGCTCGCCCGCCCGTTGACCGCCGCCGAGGCCAGGGAGCGCGACCGGCTGGTCGCCGAGGAGTTCCCGCCCCGCGCTCCCGGCCGCCGGACCAAGCGGTAATTTGCGCCAGCGTTTCGTTACGGTACGATCCGGAGGCCAACACCCCACGGGCGGGGCCCCGGCGCTCGATCGACTACCGGGGCGCGACAGACCAAGGGAGGACCACCATGTTCCGAGAGGACAGCAGAGCGAACTTCATCTGGGCCGCCGTCGTGCTCCTGGCCGGGGCGCTCGGGATCTTCGGGTGCTCGCCGTGAACCCCTGGGACCGCGACCGGATCGCCGAGGACAACGCCGACGCGCAGCGCGCGGTCGAACGCGCCGAGTTGCACGTCGCGGCCGAAATGGGCGCCCCGGAGACCCCGCCGGCGCCGTCGTCCGCGCTGATGCCGGGCGAGCGCGTCACCTACCGCGGCGTCACGGTGCGCTGCGGGAGAGACCACGTCCTGCGCGCCTTCCGGGCCGGCGTCCTGGTGGCGACCGCCCTGGACGACGCCACCGCCACGTCCCTGGTGGACCACGAGCTCGAGCAGTGCCCGACCGACGAGGACGAGGCGGTGCTGGTCGACTTCCAGTCCCTGGCCGAGCTGTGCGCCCGGCGCGGCCTCACGGCCGACGCGGTCGGGGCCATGGTCCTCGTGTCGGACCGCGCCTGGCGCCTGGTCGAGACCGACCGGCACCGGTTCGAGCGGCTCGTGCGCGCGGCAGCGGTCGGGTGATGGTCACCGTCAGGCTGTCCCTGGTCCGGCGCAACGGCGTCACGGCCGGCGCGTTCTCCTTCGACTACAACCCCGGCCTGGTCGCCGAGATCAAGGCCACGCAGCCGGCGCGGGCGCGCTGGTGGGACAAGGAGCTGAAGGTCTGGTTCGTCGAGTCGAACAAGGTCGACGAGCTGGTCGCCCGCCTGGAGACGTCGTCCGGGGGGCACGTCGTCCAGGTCCGCCGGGACGCCGCCCTCGGGCGCCGGATCGCCGACGCCTGGCGGACCGGCGTCGGGACCGCCTGGCCGAAGACCTTCGGCGGACCAGGCCCCCACGCCGCAGGAGACGCCCCAGGCGGGGCGCGGGCGCCGGCGGCGGGACCGTCTTCCGGCCGGGGAGAGAACGCCGCGCCTGGGGCAAACGGCGCGGTCCCGCGGCCGCAGTTCGACCCCCCGGCGTGCGCGTGCGGGGAGTGGTCCCCGGGCATGGTCCACCGCGGAGCCTGCCCCAGGTACGCGTACGCCGCCCGCGTATTCGGGGGCTGGGCGTGCCAGGGGTGCCTGAAGCCGCGGACCGAGCCGTGCGAGCCGAAGTGCGCCCTGAGGTGCAAGTGCGAGCAGTGGCGGCGCGACAAGAACCAGCACGCCGACGGGTGCCCGCGCAACCCGGTCCAGGAGCCCCCCGGGCCACGGTTCAATGGGTTCGAGGATTTCTTCCGCGCCCACCGGGTCCGCTTCACAAAGGGCGGCGGGTTCGCCCCCGGGTTCCGCTTCGACTTCAGGGGTGAGGAGCCGCGGCAGGCGAGGCGGGTCCGCCAGGAGGTGGCGTCGGCGGCTGATTACGCGAAGCTCGGCCTCCAGCCGGGGGCCTCGTTCGAGGCGGTGAAAGCGGCCCACCGGCGGATCGCGCTGGAGAATCACCCGGACCGCGGCGGCGACGTCGAGGTCCTCAAGGCCGTGAACGTGGCCGTCGACCGGATCAAGTTCACGATCGGACTGGACGCGTGAGCGCGACCGGACGCGGACCACGCCTCGGCGGCCCGGAGGACTTCTACGAATCGCCGAAGTGGACCGTCGACCGGTTCCTCGAGGTGTACCGGCCGGCGTGCACGCCGCAGCAGGGGCTCATCGTCGAGCCCGGCGCCGGCCGCGGGATGATCATCCGCGCGGCCCAGCCGTACCTCCCGGGCTACCGGTGGCTGGCGGTGGAGGTCCGCGGCGAGGAGCGCGAGAGCCTGGAGGCCACCGGCGCCGAGGTGGTGATCGGGGACTTCCTGGACGAGTGGCTGCTCCAGCCGCGCCACGACGTCGGCCTGGTCCTGGGGAACCCTGCGTACGACGAGGCGTTCGAGATCTTGGTGCGCGCGCGCGAGCTCTACCCGATGGCGCAGGTCGCGTTCCTGATGCAGCTCGGGTTCATGGCGTCCGACAAGCGCTGGGACTTCATGTACAGGCACGTCCCGGACGTCTACGTCATCCCCAACCGGGTGTCGTTCTACGCCGGCAACGGCGACAGCGAGGGGAACGCCTGGATGGTCTGGCACCCAGGCGAGCGGACGCGCGGAGACAACTACATCCTCGCGTCGACCCCCAAGGAGGAGCGGTCGCGCAAGTGGCTGCAGAGGGGGCCCCTGCTCCTGCCGGCACAGACCAGCCTGTTCGACTGACCGGCCAACACCCACCCGAGGGGGCATCCATGGAAAAAGAAGGCGATCTCCACCGCGTACCCATCTACGAACCGACCAGCTTCCACACGCTCGATCTCCAGTGCGACGTGGTCGTGCGGGTGGCCAGTCGGACCGGCGGACGCGTCTTGTTCCTGTGGAACGCGATCATGATCTGGGTGTCGCCCGGAGACACCGCGGAAGCGGTCTACAAGCGCTGGCACGACGAGCACAAGCTGCACTACAACGGGGACTGGCGCCGGCAGAGCATCCCGCCGCTCGGCGGCGAGTACGTCGTCGAGGAGGTGGCCGCGACCGGGGAGCCGCTCCCGCCGGCCAACACGTAGGTCATGAAGGTCAAAATCGAGAAGTTGGTCTTCGAGGAGGTCGAGGTCGACCTGCCGGGGGAGTGCCCAGGGTGCGAGGGGAAGATCGGCGGCGCCGGCAACCAGACCACGCTGCGCGAGCACGAGGTCATCGGCGCGATGCAGCTCGTGACGTTCTCGGGTGACGACGTCGACCTGGGGGAAAACGGCGCGTACGTCGGCGACACCGGCGACGTGTTCATCACCGGCTACAGCTGCAAGTGCGGGCACGTGCTCGTCACGACGGAGAGGTGACGTGGTCGCCTGGCTCAAGAAGCTGTTCCGGCGCGCGCCGCCGCCCCCGCCTCCGTCCGAGCAGCCGCGGGCGCACTGGACGCCTTTCGTGTTCTCCGGGATCGCCGCCTGCGGTGTCGAGGACCCAGAGCACCGGGCAGCCGACCCTGTCTCCTTCCTCGGCATGACGTGGGCCTGCGGCGACTGCCGCGGCCGCGCGCGCCGGGCTGTCCTGCGCAAGATCGCACTCACGAGGTGAACGACAGATGGCATACCGAGACGGAGACGAGCTGGTGACGTTCGAGGGCGTGGTCGCCATCGACAAGCGCCCGCTGGAGAAGCAGGAGGTCAGCGTGCTCTGCCGCCTGCCGGACGGGCGCGAGAAGTTCGTCAGCCGGCAGCAGGTGCCGCCCTGGCAGGACTTCCCAGACGACGAGACGCCGTTCACCCTCGAGATCACCGCCTGGCTCGCCGACAGGTGGGCGTCGGAACCTGCGGAGGAGCACGTCGTCATGCGCGACGCCGTCGTCCTCCGGTCGAGCGCCAAGGCGATCCAGGTGCGCCTGCCAGACGGCAAGGTGGAGTGGGTGCCGCTGCGCGGGATCGCCCCGGGCAGCCCGGTCCAGGGCGACGGCGACCGCGGCGACCTGTGGTTGCGCAAGTGGATCGCCGAGGCCAAGGGCTGGTCTGGCGAGCGCGTCGGAGGCAGGCAGGACGCCGCTCGGGCGCCGGCGGGGCGAGAGCGCGGCCCCAGGATCGGGGACGACGCGCGCTCCGGGTACCGCGGCGACGCCGTCGACTACGAGTCGTTCGCCCAGGACAACAAGCGCGATGTCCCGGACCCTGATCCGAGCAACGGGATCGACGACGACCTCGGGGACATCCCCTTTTAGGAGCCAACCAATGAAGACGCTGAAGATCGAGCACATGGGTGACGTGGTCCAGGGGATCCGCCTGCGCGGAGACAAGCGCAACCCCGAGCCGGAGCACGTCCGGATCGCCTTCCCGGGCGGCGACGTCGACGTGGTCCGCACCACCGACGGTGAATACTGGGTCCACGTCCGGGTGAACAGCGCGGAAGACGTGAAGGTCAGCGGGAGCGAGCTCGTGGCCGGCGAGCTGGTCGACGCGCGCCTCGACATCCGCGGGAAACACGCCAGCGAGTGCGACGTCGGCGACTTCGGTCACCATCGCCTGTACCACCTGGCCGTGCGCGTGGCGAGGGCGACGTGACCAGCCGCGAGGTCTCGAACATCTTGAACGGTCAGGTGATCGTCAGCGTCGACCTGCACTCGGGCGGCCGGTCCGCCGGAGGCGCGCCGCTCCAGGACGTGGAGATCTACCTCGAGGGAGGTGGGCGGCTGACGTTTCAGGTTCAGGAGTCGGCGAAAGGCGGGTACTACGACGTCTCGATGGCGATCGCGAATGTTCCGGAACGAGGCGCGGTGCTGTTCACCGCCCGAACCGGCGGGAAGCTGTCAGGTCGTGATACCGTCTCATCCCATGGCGAAGGCGAAGACCGCGGCCGCTCCGGCGGCTGACCAGCAGGCCAGGATCGAGTACAAGCGCCTTCCGGACATCAAGCCGGCCAGGCGCAACCCGAAGCTCCACGACGTCCCCGCCCTCATGGCCAGCATCCGCCGGTGGGGGTTCCGGGCCCCGCCGCTCGAGGACGCCGCCACCGGCCGGATCGCCGCCGGCCACGGCCGCAAGGAGGCCGTCGAGCTCATCAAGTCCGAGACGCCGGGTAAGGTCCCCCGCGGGATCGTCGTCGACCCTGACGGTGAGTGGAAGATCCCGGTCGTGGTCGGGATGGCCTTCGACAGCGAAGAGGAGGCGGAGGCGTACCTGCTCGCCGACAACCGCCTGGTCGAGCTCGGCGGCTGGGATGACTCGGTCCTGGGTCCGATGCTGGCCGGGATCGCCAAGGGCGGGGACGACGCCCTGCTGGCGGTCGGCTGGAGCGCGGACGACGCCGCGGCGCTGGCGCGCGGCTGGGACAGCGACATCACGGCGATCCGGGGCCACGGTTCGAACACGGACGGCATCCTCGCCCGGGTCGTCGTGTTCTGCCCCCAGTCGGCCAAGGCCAAGGTCCTGAAGGCGGTCGAGGCGGCGGTCGCGAAATTCCCGAAGGTGCGGGTCGGTTGAGCCAGCGGGATTCAGCCCCGCTCCTCAACCTGCTGGTCGCCTACCCGTACATGACCAAGGCGGTGACCGAGTTGGTCGCCGCCAACCGAGAGAAGGTCAGGTTCCTCCTCGATTCGGGGGCCTTCACCGCCTGGAAGGCCGGCAAGAAGATCGCCGTCGACGACTACTGCCGGTTCATCGAGGGCATGCCGTTCCCGCCCTGGCGATACTTCGCCCTCGACGTCGTCGGCGACCCGAAGGGGACGCTCCGCAACTACGAGCTCATGCTCAAGCGCGGGTTCAAGCCGGTCCCCATCTTCACGCGCGGCGAGGACCTGTCGGTCCTCGAGGACTACTACCGGACCAGCGACGTCGTCGGCGTGGGCGGGCTCGTCGGGACGCCAGGGAACCGCGGCTTCGTGAACGGGATCATGAAGCACGTCGGCAAGCGCCGGGTCCACTGGCTGGGGTTCACCGACGTCGAGTTCCTCAAGCACTACCGCCCGTACATGTGCGACAGCTCGACGTGGGACAACGTCCCCCGCTACTGCGTCCTGACCCTGTACCTCGGGCGCGGGCGCGTCCGACAGTTCAAGAAGGAGACCTTCGCGAAGAAGGTCCCGGCGGCCCTGCACGACGCGATCGAATCCTACGGCGTCGACCCGCGCGCCCTGGCCAAGGAGGCCGCCTGGCAGCCGGGGCAACGGTGCCTGGCCCGCGCGCTCAGCGCGCGGAGCGCCGTCCGCCTGTCGGATCAGATCTCGAGCAACCTCGGCACCCTCATGTTCAATGCGGCCGGGTCCGAGGACGTCTTGACGCTCCTGCTCGCCGGGTACGAGGACGAGCGGCGTGCCTGAGGGTGCGCCGGTGTCGGTGGTCCTGGCCTGCGGGAAGAAGAAGCTCCCTGGCCCGGCTCCGGTGCCGGCGTGGCAGCTCTACCGGGGGTCGATGTTCACCATGTCGCTCGCGTGGGCGAAGTCGGTGGCGCCGCAGGGCCGCGTGTTCATCCTGTCCGCGAAATACGGCCTGATCCGGTGCACAGACCGCATCCGGCGCTACGACGTGGTCATGGGGGGGGGGGCGGCACCGTCACCCTCGACCGCGTGCGCGCTCAGGCGCGTGCGCTCGGCCTGGTCGACGCCGGCCTGGTGGTGTTCTACGGACCCGTGGCCTACGCGGACGTCCTGCGCGAGGCCGTCCCGGGCCTCCTGTGGCTGAACCGCGCCATGGACACCCCCGGGCGGGGCATCGGCTGGCAGCGGCACTGGCTCAAGAGGAACCACGGCGTGGTGCCGACGGGTTTAGACTCGGCAATTAAGAGGGGGACGACGCGATGAAGACCATGGTGATTCTCTCGGGCGGCGCCGACAGCGCAACGCTCGCCTACCACCTGACCGGGGAGGGGCACCAGCTGTCAGCCCTCTCGTTCGATTACGGCCAGCGCCACAAGCGCGAGCTCGTGGCGGCCGCGGCGATCGCGCGCGCGCTGAAGATGCCCCACCAGGTGGTGGACGTGTCGTGGCTGGGGGCGCTGCTCAAGGGATCGGCGCTCACGGATGCGGCCGTCGCCGTCCCGCACGGGCACTACGAGGCCGAGACCATGCGGCAGACGGTCGTCCCCAACCGGAACACGATCATGCTGTCCATCGCCTGGGGCGTCGCCTGCTCGGAGATGTGCGACGCGGTCGCGCTCGGCGTCCACGCCGGCGACCACTTCATCTACCCGGACTGCCGGCCCGAATACGTGAACAGCCTCGAGAAGGCGCTCCGCCTCGGGACCATCGGGCACCGCAAGGAGAACATGGCCCTCCTGGCGCCGTTCTCCGAAATGACCAAGGTCCAGATCGTCGCCCGCGGGCTTGAGATCGGCGTCCCGTTCGCCAGCACCTGGACCTGCTACGAGGGCGGGCAGCTGGCCTGCGGGAAGTGCGGCTCGTGCCGCGAGCGCCTGGAGGCCTTCGAGCGCGCGGGGGGGATTGACCCGCTGGCGTACGCAGCGTGAAGTTCGCCGACGAGCTCCGCGGGCGCCTGGCCGAGGCCGGCGCCCCGTGCGGGGCGAACGACAGCATCGCCGCCCACCTGGTGGACGGCGACCTCGACCGGCTGCAGGCCGGCGTGGAGGTCGCCGTGCGGGGCCTGCTCGACGCCCTGGTCATCGGGCGGGACCACAACACCGAGGACACGCCCCGCCGGGTGGCCAAGATGCTGGTCAGGGAGGCCATGCGCGGGCGGTACGAGCCGCAGCCGAAGGTGACCGATTTCCCGAACGCCAGGAAGCTCGACGAGCTCTACGCGGTGGGCCCGGTGTCGGTCAGGTCCATGTGCTCTCACCACCTGGTCCCCATCGTCGGCCGGGCCTGGTTCGGCGTGGTCCCCGGCGAGCGGGTGATCGGCCTGTCGAAGTTCGCCCGCCTGGCGGCCTGGGTGATGGCCCGCCCGCAGATCCAGGAGGAGGCCACCGTCCAGCTCGCCGACCTCCTCGAGCGGCTCATCGAGCCGCGCGGCCTGGCGGTCCTGGTGCGCGCCGGGCACATGTGCACCAGCTGGCGCGGCGTCTGCGACAACGAGACGGAGATGACCACCAGCGTGCTCCGCGGGGTGATGCTCAACAAGCCGGAGGCCAGGGCCGAGTTCATGACCATCGTCAACGGGGGCAGGTGATGGGGTACGCGATCGAGCGCTACCACGACATCTCGGTCGGCCACCGCGTGGTCGGGCACGAGGGCAAGTGCCGCAACCTGCACGGGCACAACTACCGCGTCCGCTTCACGGTGGGCTCGGCGATCCTCGACGAGGTCGGGCGCGTGCTCGACTTCTCGGTGGTGAAGACGGCGCTCTGCCAGTGGCTCGAGGACCACTGGGATCACCGGTTCCTGGTGTGGGGCGACGACCCGTTGCGCGAGCACCTCACTAATCTGGACGAGACCGTCGTCGTCGTCCCGTTCAACCCGACGGCCGAGAACGTGGCCCAGTACCTGGTGGAGGTCGTGGGGCCCCAGCAGCTGCGCGGCACGGGCGTCGTCCTGCAGGCCGTGGTCGTCGAGGAGACCCGCAAGTGCCGGGCTGCGTTCTTCCGGTAGGCCCGGCCGAGTACCTCGTCAACGAGGTGTTCGCGACCGTCCAGGGCGAGGCCACCAACGCCGGCAGGCCGGCGGTGTTCGTCCGCCTCCAGGGCTGCCGCGTCGGCTGCGCCTTCTGCGACACGAAGCACACCTGGAGGACCGACGAGGCCGACCTGGTCCCGCTCTCGAGCCTGGTCAAGAAGGCGTCCGACGCCCCGACGCACGCCAGGCTCTCGGCGGCCGAGCTCGCCGCGGAGGTGCGGCGGGTGGCCGGCGGCGCGCGCCTGGTGGTCCTGACGGGCGGCGAGCCGGCCGACCACGACCTGCGCCCGATCTCCCGCCTGCTCCAGGACGACGGGTTCGCGGTGCAGGTGGAGACCAGCGGGACGAGCCCGCTCCGCGTGGCCCCGGGGACCTGGGTGACGCTCAGCCCGAAGATCCGCCAGGCCGGCGGCCTCGAGGTCCTCGAGGAGGTGGTGGCCAGGGCCGACGAGATCAAGCACCCGACGTCGACCGAGCGCCACCTGGCCGACCTCGAGGAGCTGCTCGCGCGCGGCTGGCACCAGCCGGGCACCCCGGTGTGGCTGCAACCCCTGTCCCAGCACCCGGCCGCCACGGCGCGCTGCCTCGCGTGGTGCATGAGCCGCGGTTACTACCTGTCCGTCCAGGTCCACAAGTACATTGGGGTCAGATGAACTTCGACCCCAGCGCGCTGCGCGGCCGCCTCCCCGGGTTCACCGACCGCGCCCTCGACCAGCACCTGGCGCTCCACGCCGCCGGCCTCGGCGAGCTGGGGGCGCTCCAGCAGCAGCTGGCCGTCGACGCCGGCGCCCCCCCGGCCGCCGCCATGGCGCTCGCCCCCGGCGACCTGCGCCGCACCCTCGACGCCCGCATCTGCGACCTGCCGCTCTCCCTCGAGCGCGGGCGCCTGGCCGCCGTCCTCGCCCGCCTGCGCGGCGAGACCACCTCCCGCGGCCTCACGTTCTGGCCCGGCTTCTACCTGGGTTCGGACGACTTCTGGACCGCCGACCGCGCCACCAGCGTCAACCTCCCCTGGTACCTGGGGTCCGCCGAGACCTGGGCCCTGGTCGCCGAGCGCCGCTACCTCCTCACGGAGGAGGAGGTCCTGCGCGTCCTGCGCCACGAGTACGGCCACGCCCTGCTCTACGCCTACGAGGGCTGGGCGCTCCCCGGGTGGCGCGAGGCCTTCGGTGACTTCTCCGCCCCCTACCGCGACGCCTACGAGCCGGACGCCGGCGCCGCCCCCGACTTCGTCACCTACCTGGGGCGCCCGGGCCCGAACCAGCTGGCCCACTACGCGCAGAAGCACGCCGACGAGGACTGGGCCGAGACGTTCGCCTTCTGGCTCTCAGGCGAGGACCCGGCCACCCAGGGGCCCGGCGCCCAGCGCAAGCTGGAGCTGGTCGCCCGCCTGGTGGTGGACCGCGGCGCCTTCTACGGCCCCCAGAGGGTGACCGCCCCCGGCCGGCGCGAGCCGTACCAGCAGATCGCGGAGACGGTCTCCGACTACCTCGGCGAGCGCACCGGCTCGGCCGCCCGCCTGGCCGCCGCCCGCCGGCTTCCGGCCGCGCTCGGCGCCGCCCGCCTGCACGGCCTGCACTTCGCCAACCTGGCCCCGCCGGGCCAGGTCCCTGGGCTGGCGGTCACCCAGCTGGCGACCGAGGCCCGCGGGGGCCTGGCCGCGTGGCTGGCGGAGCTCCGCCAAGCGGCACTCGCCGCGCAGGCGTGGGCGGTGGCGGCCGTGGACAGCGACGGCGGCGCCCCGCGCCTGGTGACCCTGGCGCTCGACGACGACCTCCTCCCGCCGGTCTGGCCGGTCCTGGTCCTGGACTGCCGCGAGCACGCCTACGTCGCCGACCACGGCCTCGGGGGCAAGCACCTGGGGCTCGCCGCCCAGCTGCGGTGCGCGCACTGGGGCGAGGTCGAGAGGCGCCTGCAGGGCGTCTTCCTGGGGTGGAGGCCGTGACCACCCCGGTGACGTGGCCCCGGAAGATGCGGAGCCGCCGGCGCGCCAGGCGCGGCTCCTGGTCGGAGCGCAAGGAGCGCGAGTGCGCCGCCCGCCGGCGCGCCCGCGCCGACCTCCTGGTGGCGCTGGCGGCCGCCGCAATGGGGCTCGCGGCCGTCGTCGGCGCGGTCCTGGCGCTCGCCCCGCGCTGAGCCCCGCCCGGCTCCCCTGGTGCGCCCCGGACGCCGACGCCCGAGGCGCCGGCCAACACACCGGTCATGGAACAAGTTAGAGACAAGCCGAAGGGGAAGCTGGCGTCTGTCCTGTGGTACGTCAGGGACGTCGCGATGGCCGTCCAGGAACTGGCCGGTGTCGCCGCCGAGAGCGCCGGCCACAGGGGCCGCAGGAGCAAGCTCCTCGAGCGCCTGGACCCCAGCGGTAGCTACGCGTCGGACGACGACTTCGTCGCGGACCACCGGGGGCAGCAGCAGGCCATCGGCGAGCTCCTGGGGGCGGCGCCCGAGGCGTTGGTGTTCGACGCCAGCTATATCAGGCGAAACCTGCGAAACGTCCGCGACGATGACGGGATGCTCGCCGACGCGCTCGAGCGGCTGACGCACGCCGAGGTGAAGCTCGCCGAGACCGAGCAGGAGCTGGCCCTGGCGAACCTGCGGATCGGCGTCTACCAGGAGGGCAACCAGAAGAACATGGCCGTCGTGAAGCAGGCCTTCGACCTGGTGCAGTCGTCGAGCGTCGTCTCGGCGACGTTCGAGAAGATCGGGCGGATGGCCGGCGCAGCGCTGAGCGTCGGCGCCACCGTCCACGTCAGTACGCTCCGCGAGATCAAGATGACGGCGGATGAGTCCGCAGTCGTCTTTCGCGAGGGAAAGAGCCTCGAAGAACTGGTCGACCCGGACGGCATGCTGGCCGACGCCTACGAGCGCCTGGTGCGCTCGGAGGCCTGGGTCGCCGAGCTGGAGCGCCGGCAGGCGACGATCCCGGGCCTCGGCGCTGGCATCTCCACGGTGCTCGAGCGCATCGCGGAGCGGGCGCACGTGGCCGTGAAGATGCCGTTCGTCGACAAGACGGGGGAGGCGACGCGCTACCTGACCCAGGAGCTGATCGAGATCCGCGAGATCGCCAGGGACGCGAAGCAGCCGCCGCTAGGAGATGAGCCGTGAGCGTCAAGTCGAGCGTGTACCACAAGCGCGTGCCGACCAGCACGGTCGACGTGTACCGCGTCCTGCGCGCCTTCGAGGTCACCGACCCGTGCGTCGCCCACGCCGTGAAGAAACTGCTGGTGACGGGCAAGAGGCTCGGCGGCAAGAGCGCGCGGCAGGACATCGAGGAGGCCGTCTGGTCGCTGCAGCGCAAGCTGGAGATGGACGACGAAGACGCCAGGGCGAGCGCCCAGGCGGATGCGGGCGGCGACGGCTGGATGTCCTCCCAGGCGCGCGCTGCCGAGCTCGTCGCGCCTCACCGCGACGATTGCATATGCGTCCTGTGTGAGGACAGGCGGCGACGAGCAACCACGGTGTCCCGGTGACGCGGGCGCTCGCGCTCCTGGTGCTGCTCGCGTTCGGGTGCGGCGGACAGCAGGGTGACCTGCCGGCGTGCGACACCCTGCGCGAGGTGCGGTTCGTCGCCCTGTGCGCGGACGGGCGCGCCAGGTGTGCGCTCCTGTCCACGGCGCCGGCGAGCGCGGTGCCGGACGGCTGCGCGCTGACGGTCGTCGGCACGGCCGGGCCGCGCCAGGTCGAGTGCGCCGACGACTGCGGGGCGTCGCCGTGACGGTGCCGCACACGGTGACGATCACCGGCGCGGACGACCGGACGAGCGTCAGGGAGATGGTCGGCCTGTCGATCGCGCACCCGTTCCTCGAATGGGGCGTCCTCGTGTCGCGGACCAGGGAGGGGCAGCCGCGCTTCCCGTCAGCGCCGTGGCGGATGGCGCTCGCGAGGGCGAAGCAGCAGTTCACGGACGTGCGCGTCTCCGTGCACGTCTGCGGAGAGTGGGCGCAGCAGGCGGTGCGCGGCGAGCTCACGCTGCGCGCGTTCGGCAGGACGTACGAGATGGCAGACCGCGTGCAGCTGAACACGAACGAGCCGGTCACGCGCGCCGGGTGCGCGATGCTGTCCGAGGCGCAGCGCCGGATCATCGTGCAGGTGCGCGAGCTGGAGTCGCTCGAGGCCGCGTTCATGCTCGGCGCCGGCGTGGACGCGGCGACCTTGTTCGACGCCAGCGGCGGGCGCGGCATCACCCCGGCGAGGTGGCCGCACCCGATGCGCGTCGCCGGCGCGGACGTCCCGGCCGGGTACGCCGGCGGCATCGGCCCCGACAACATCCAGGACGCGGTCCGGCACGCGTCGGCGGCGTCGGACGGGCGCCCGTACTGGCTGGACATGGAGACCGGGGTCCGCGAGGGCGACGCCCTCGACCTCGGGAAGACGGGCGCCGTCCTCCGCGCGGTCGCGGAGATGGGGAGCTGGTGAGCGGGCGCACCGAGCGCGTCGGACAGCGGCTCCAGGTCGCCCGGCGGAGGTGGCGGCGGTGGCACCGGACGGACGACTACCGCGACTTCTCGCGGCACATGGAGTGGTGGTGGGCGGCCCGCCGGCGCGCGAACCTGGAACTGAACGGGCGCCCCCGGCCAACATACCGGGCGGGAGGTAACTGACCATGGCGAGAAACGAAATGACCGGCTGGGTGGACTGGGCCTGGAAGGTCGCCGCCCTGCTGGTGGCGGCCCTCATCGTCGGCCTGGCCCTGGCGGGGTGCGGCGCGGACGCGGCTCCGTTCGGCGGCGGGTTCGGCGGCGAGGGCGGGGGCGAACCCCTGGCCAGGGTCCGGGGCGCCGGGGACGGCGAAGCAGGAGGGGCCACGGCGGGCGCTGACGGCGGGGGCGGGGCGTCGGGCCAGGCCGGCGAGAACGCCCCGCCCAGCGCGAACGGCGGCGCCAGGGGTGGTGCCGGCGGGGCGGCGGCGGTCAGCCACTGCTTCGGGGACCAGGGGCAGGAGATCCCGTGCCCGTGAAAGAGCGCCGGTTCCTGCACCTGCACCGCGGCGAGGACCACGTCCGGGAGCTGACGGCCGAGCTCGTCACCCCGGAGCACCAGGCGGCGGCCGAGCGCAGCCACTGCTGGTGCTCAGTCGTCGACATGAGCACCGGGGAGTTCGCGTGCGCGGTCATCGTCGCGGACGCCCACTGCCCGTGGTGCGCTGCCCTGGCGGCCGTCCGCAGCGGCGACGCCGCCGGCGCGGTGAAGGTCGGCGAGGTGTGCCTTGAGGTCGCCGTGGCGCCCTTCCCGGACTGGTTCACCCCCGACCCGTCGGTCGCCGGCAGGGCCATGCTCAAGGCCGAGGCGCTGCAGGTGCAGCAGGGCCTCGAGGCCATGGCGCGGCGGCGCGCGTCCGGGGACGTCGGCCAGTGACGATATCTGCGTTGCTCGGTGGCTTGCAGGCGCTTCGTCAGTTCTCGACAGACGGTGACGTCGTGTGCCAGAGCGAATGGATCCGGGTGCGCGTGCGCGCGCCGATCCCGGACGAAGTCGCCGTCAACCTGTGCGAGCTCGGGTGGTGCGCGGTGTGGAACGACGCCTACTGTGACGAGCACTGGGAATGGGTCCTGGATTGAACGGGTACCTAAATTAAAGAAATCGGGGCCAGATCCGCAGCTGGCTAAAGGTGTTCAGCGGCCCCATGCTGCCCGGATGCTGATCATCATCCCGGTCCTCGTGTGCGTGGTGGGCGTCCTCGTGTACGCGCTGGCGTCGAACGGCAAGGTGCAGGAGCTCGGGCGGATCGCTTACGCCTGCGGCCTGCTCGTCACGCTGTGGCAGCTCGCCGGGCGCGTGCTGCGCCTGTAGCGCTACCATCCCCGGTCGTGGAGCGCCTGGGCCCCGACGAGCGCCGGTGCCGGTGCGGCGCCGCGATGGACGCGCTGGTCGGCCCGCCCGGGTGCCTCCACGCCTCGCCGTGCTGGGTCGCCTGCTGCCTCGCGTGCAACCGGTACTGGTGGCGCGGCCCGTGCGCCAGGGAGGCCGTCCGGGAGGACGACCCGAACCGGTGGCTGGTGTTCGGTAGACTGTGAGCCGATGCGCGCCGTCTCCAAGCTCCAGCTCCCTGAGCTCCCCCGGTGGGAGGAGAAGTTCCCGCTCGACGTCCTGCAGAAGAAGGCCAGCGGGCGGGAGATCGGCGGCTCCGCCATGTGGCACCAGGGGTTCCGCATGCAGGTCATGAAGCCGGGCGACCGCAAGTTCCCCAGCTTCGAGGCGTGCTGGCAGCCGGCCCTGGTCCTGACCGACGTCATCCGGCGGGCCTGGCCGACCTACGTGGGGGTCGACCTCAGCTCCGCCAACCGCCCGGGCAACTTCATCACGGCCGTCGCCGTGAACCCGCTGACCGGCCTGCGCGTCCCGGTGGTCGCCCGCAACGGCAACTGGACGTCGCCGGAGACGGCCGAGGTCCTCAGCGACGTGTGCGCGACCGTGGCGAACCTGCAGTACGTGATGGTCGAGAACAACGCCTACCAGGAGTCGCTCATCGAGTGGGTCCGCAAGGGCAAGTCGGCGTTCCCGTGGTGGCCCAAGATCGAGGCCCACACCACCGGCCGCAACAAGGCCGACCCGCAGTTCGGCCTCCCCGGCATCGAGGTCGAGTTCGCCAACCGGGCCTGGGCCTTCGCCTCGGGCGAGTGGGAGGGGCACGGCACGGGTCACGACTGCGCCTGGTGCGTCCTCGAGCGGGAGATCCGCCTGTACCCGAAGTACAGCACCTCGGACGGCCTCATGAGCATGTGGTTCGCCAAGGCGGCGATCGACCGCTTCTACCGCCCGCCCCAGAGCAAGTCGGCGCGGCGCGACCACAACGTCCGGTAGGATGGCGCCATGATCCAGAAACTGAAATCGGGGAAGTACCGCCTCGTGTCGAAGAAGGTCGACCCGAGGACCGGCAAGCACAAGAACCTGGGCACGTTCTCGTCGCGCGCCGCGGCCGAGAACCACGAGCGCCAGGTCGAGTACTTCAAGCGCCGGTAGACGAGACCCCACCCGCCGTGTTTCTCTCAGTGGGGTGAGCGAAGTCCCCCCGACGGAAGTCAAGCGCGGAGACGTGAGGGCGATCCGGAAGGCGAACCGGAGCATCGACGATGCGATCGCGTTCATCAACGAGGTCGCTTCCGGGGGCGGGTTGCGCGGGATCGTCATCGTCCGCCTCGCCGAGGACGCGGAGCAGTCGACGATCATCGACTCGTTCGGAGACACCAACCGGGCGGACCTGGCGTTCGCCGGCGCGATGCTGACGGCCGAAGCGATCGGAGTCGGCTGAGGTGGCGAAGCGCAGGCGACGCAGACCGGGACGCCAGCTCCGCCTCGAGGAGGTCCCGAACGACGTGCTCCCGCTCGACGCGCCGGTGCGCCGCTACTCGATCGAGGTGGCGCCGGGCAGGCGCGCGTTCGTGTTCGCCATCCGCCACGCCGACCGCCTCAAGCTCTCGCAGATGAAGCTGGAGCAGATGGCCCAGGTGCTCGGCAACCTGGTCCACCCGCACAGCTCGACGCTGCTCGTCGTGCAGCCCCAGGCCGAGCTCGAGGTTTACGAAGTCAAGCTCTCGGTGGATACTGCTCCTCATGTCGCAGCAGCCGCCCCTGGGATCCCCGAGCCAGTCAAGTCCGCAGGGTAGGTACCCTGCCCGCACGGAGCGCTTCGACGTCGTGCTCATCAAGAGCGACGTCGCCCCGCACGACGCGCCCTCGGACGCGTTCCGCCGGGTTCCGGTGGAGGCCGACGGACCGCTCGGCGCCCAGCTGCACGACGACGTGGAGAAGGCCAAGGCCGAGGCGCCCGGCTGGCGGTTCATGTTCGTGATGCCCCCCGGGGTCATGTCCGACCCGGAGCTGCGCGCCCGGCAGGCGGCCATGCAGCCGTCCCACAGGCAGGACCTCTCGAAGGTGCGCTACCGATGAGCGGCCAGGTGCCCGTTGACCCGAACACCGGCGCGATCCAACCGCTGGCGCCGCCGCCCCAGCCGGCCCCCCAGCCCGAGGCGACGAAGCCGGTCAAGGGCCCGAAGAAGTGAGCCGGTCCACCGAGACGGCGGCCCTCGCCGCCCTGGCCGACGAGCTGTCCGAGCGGCGGCGCCGGCTCCGCGGCGACCTCGGCGCCCGCCGCCAGCCGGCGCCCGAGCTGGGGCTCTCGGTCGACCTGTCGGGCGGCGCCGCGGTGATCGAGCCGATGACGGTCGACCAGCTGCGCGAGGCGGTGCTGACGGTCGTCGCCGGCGGCAGCTTCGCCGACCGGCGCACGGAGGCCCAGGCGTGGGAGGAGTGCCTGCGGAAGGCCAGGACCCAGGTCCGCCTCATCGACCGCGCCCACGAGGAGCTGAAGCGCCTGGGCCAGCCGCGCGGCGTGCTCGGCCTCCTGGAGCAGGTCTGACCATGGCGAAGATCTTCCACAAGTTCGACCCGGCCCGCCTGCGCGAGGGCCTCGCGCGCATCCGCGACAACCTGGACGTCGGCCAGCGCCCCATGAGGCCGAAGTTCGACCCGAGGGAGCGCGCCGACCAGGAGCGCCAGGCGGCGGACGGCAAGGACGTCGGCGGCTTCGCCCAGGTCCTCGAGCGCCACGGGTTCCGCTGGTACCCGCCGGTCGTGGTGGCGCGCCAGGCGGCGCTGTCCGGGACGTCGATGGTCGTGCTCCCCGGCGAGGCGGCGCCCGCGGTCGAGGGCCAGTGGCGCAGCCGCAAGTGGCGCATGGCCTTCACCCCCGGCGACCTGACCGGAGGGTTCTCCGGCCCGGGCGCGCTGGAGGAGCACCTGCGCAAGGAGGCGCTCGCCCGCCGGCTGCAGGCGCGCGGCGTGGCCAAGGCCGAGCGCCGGATCGCGCTCGCACGCCCGTGAGCGACCCGGTGGAGGTCCCGCTCCGCGCGTCCACCGCCGGGTGGTCGGGCGGCGAGGAGCACCTCCAGGTGGTGGACCCGGCCGAGCTCGCGCCCCCGCCCCGCGCCGGCTGGCTGGCGCGCCTCCTGCGCTGGGCCTGGCGCCAGCTCGCCGGGTAGCTTGCTGCGCGCGGCGCTACACCGAG